CGACTATTGTTGCCCCAAACGATTACTGCTACTTTTTCGATAAATTCTGCTATTGTCATGATGATTGTTTTTTTTTAATGGTTAATGAAAAGAATGATCGTCTAATTCCGATCTGCCACTCATCTATATACTGAGATGAGATTCAGTGTGAGAGTACTACTTTACCGCATACACGGAACGCCCATACTCTTTCTTCTTGATTGAATATGTAGATCTTTTCTCCTTCCTCAAGCTCCTGAATATCATTGGTGATGTCCTCTGCGTCAAGGGTCTTATAACCCAGAACTTTGAGCATGTCTGCCACCATGATTGTTGCACATGTTGTCTTGAGATTGTCACAAGAGATGGACTGAAAATGAATACCTGTTGTTGCCATTGTTGTTATGTGTTTTATTGGTTTGACTTAGGCTATCAGTTTAAAGCTCCCACGCCACGTGTGTAGAAAGTTACGCTTTCTACACACAGGCTGCCTTATTAGTGGGAGATTTTAGTCCTCTCTATAAAGAGAGGACAAGGGATTTCAACCTTTATACGCAAAGAAGTTTGCCAACCATGAACATAGGACATTTGAATGACATGATCTCATACTCGTCTTCTTCATGAAGTGATTCTCTGTATCCGACACGAATGTCACAGAGTGAGTTTGAATACTCACCATGCGAATAGTCAAAGCATTTTTCACGGAGAACATCCATTGCTTTTATCTCGGATTCAAGAATCTTTGCAAACTTTACGTTTCCATCGATAATTATTATTACACTATACATATCTGTAGTTTTTTATTGATTATTCCTGACCCCATCCATGGACGGGGTTTCGTCTTAATTTTCAAAGACTCATCAGAGGAACTTTAGAACACTTTCACAATTATACTAAGTGCTTCTTTTTTCTCTTCGCTCGGAATCTCTTCATACAGTTTGAAGATTTCCTTTTCGATCTCTTTTGTCAGCTCAGTAGAGTTACAAAGACTCTTCAGTTTTTCGATCTTTTCCATACTTCTCGATTGATTTTACTTGGTCTTACAAAGAACACGTTTCTCACTAGGAACTTACATACAGCACCCTACAAAGAGCAGAGAGAGGATTACTCCTCCCTCCACACTTTTTAGTAGTCTGATGCCTGCAATTTGCGTACACACACCAGCGAGTGCTTTGTGGTGTATTTGCTGCCCTCTACCTCGCAAGTTGCAATAATACGGAACACTTGGTTATCGGAACACAGTTCACGACACGCAGCCTCAGCAACGTTGCTGGCGCGGTAGACCGACCAGCCGTTTTTCAGGTTGCTGACATCAATGATGCTCTCACCATTCTCGGTAGGACGGACAGTAATGCCCATCTTCTCCAAGACTTCGGCTGGTGCTACTTCGTCCAGTTTGTGCGGCTTCGTCCAGAACTTCTTGCTAGGATGTCCCTGGAAGCGAGAGAGTGACATACCGCCCTCGAACTCGAAGCCTTCCTCGACGCTGGCGACGGGTACACGTACCCACTTATTACCAGTGCCCTGAATGTTAGACAGTCCGGGAAGGCCGGATACTTTGAACGTCATTCCAGCGTCTGGTGCGTTGTTTGCACCACGTGCAGGCATAGTGCCAGTGAAGGCGAGTGTCTCCGCGAAGGCCTTGCGAGCCTCTTCGGAAGCGTTCTGAAACAGTGATGAACTCTCGTAATTCTTGTTATCGATGAAATCTGACATAATGTATTGTGTTTATTGTTTAGGAGTGCAGGGGGGACTGAAAGAGGTAGTATACTCCCTCGTTTATAACTAAATAAAAATTTTACCATCTCGTTTATAACGGAGATATTTTTAATCCTCCTATTTATAACAAAGCCTAAGGTGGGGGGGGGGGTATTTTTTAAAATATCTTAAATTACTTTGTGCAACTGTATAAAAATTGTAAGTTAGCATCGTTCCCACTATAAGAGAATAATCGTTCACACTTATAATAGAAAGTTGGGAATAACCAAGAACTTTAAGATTAAATGAACTTTAAACTCAAATAAAAAAATTATGAATATCTCAAATCAAATTATTAGAAATTGTAAGTACTTATCTGAATTTATTACCGTTCCCCCTAGTCACTGTCTTATAAATAAAGGCATAACTGGGTGTGGAGGGACAACTTTAGAATTGGAAGCACCTAGAGACAGTATTATACTATGTCCTACTAAGAATCTAGTTACTAGTAAATCTGCATTAGGATATTTTGGAGTTACAGGTGATGTGACTAAATCGGAGATCGAATCTTATATACATTCGTCAATTAAATATAAAAAGATTGTTGCAACGTATGATGCTTTAAAAAGATTGATAGAGATAATTCCCAACTATAGAGAATATTTTCTTTTAATTGATGAATATCACTTACTTTTTAATGACTACTCTTTAAGAAGTGATGCAATACTATACATATTAAATAACTTTCAATCTTTTAATGATTGGGCGTTTTTAACTGCAACTCCTTTAAAGGATGAATTTATTCTTGATGAATTAAAGGATGTAGATCAGGTAAATTATATTTGGGACAATGCAGTAGCAGTATCTTTAAATATAAGAGATACTTATTACGTACAGAAAGAATTATTAAATCTAATGTCTATTTATAAAGACAGGAATCTTCATATATTTTTAAATTCAGTATCTACTATATATAAGATTATAGAGAAATTAGATACTGATGATTTTCGAGTAGTTTGCTCTGAAAATAGTAAAACTAAAGTTAGAAATTTTTCTAAGATAACAGATCCTGTTAGACATATTAATTTTTATACATCCTGTGCATTTGAAGGATGTGACATTTATGATGAAGATGGATATTGTATTATAATCTCTGATACAAATATAGCAACAACAGTATTAGATATAACTACTAAAGTAAGACAGGTTTGTGGAAGACTTAGAGATTCAAAATATAAAGACGAAGTAACAATTATATTAAATACAAATAAGCATAGATATGCCGGAACTACAAAAACTGAATTTTTAAATATAGTAAAAGACTCAGAAGATCTTGGGAAAGTAAAAGAGAATCAATTTAGAAATGCCACATATAGAGAGAAAGAAGCAGAACTTAGGCTTTATAACAGAGAAATGTATTCTTCTTTATATTTAAATAAATACAATGGTGAAATTTTCTACGATGTGAATTTAAAGAAACTAGATTTGTATAATTATGATTTAATATCTGAGATTTATTCAAATTCTATTTCAGTTTTAACAGAAGCAAAGAAAACAGGATTTAAAGTATCTACTCCAATTGAGACAAATAAGAAAGGGTTAGATTGGGTTCGAGATAAACTAAAAGAATTAGATAAAAAAGAATATACTTATAAAGAATTGGAAGAAATATTCAAACCAATGTTTCAAGAGAAAGGAATTAAATGGAACTCCAAAACATCAATTAAAAATTATTTCCCAAACTTTAAAAAAGCAAAGAAAAGAAACAACGGAGAACAAAAATTATACTATACATTTAACATTCTTTAATTTGTCATTATAAATAATGGATCTAATTTTGACGTATGGAAACAAAGATATTATATCGTAACATTAATGGTAAAGAATAGCTCTTCCTAAACGGAGAAGAGCTTCCTCTCAAGAAGTTTCTTGATATGTTCTTTACAGATGAAAAAGAAGAATCATTCATTGATGAGTATTTAAATAATGTAGCACTTGTAGATGATGATGTGGTAGATAATGCAATGAATATGCTTTCTGATAACTATTGTATTGAAGAATATATAGATCTCCTTAATAAGGATAATCATAATCCTACTGAACTTGCAATACTTTCAGACTTTATTGATGATGCTAAACTTGCATTAAAAATTGAGATTGATAATAAGATTGAATTTCTTAATGAATTGAAAGATAAACTTTAAATACCTGTAATTACAGGTAATACTGGGGTATGATTGTAATGGTTAGCAAGTCGGTCTCTTAAAATTAAAGTAATGGAAAATAGAATTTATAAACTTACGGATGAAGAGTTTTTAAACTTAGTTAAGTCAAGTTTAAATATCTCAGAAGTTTTATTCAAACTTGGATTGACTACAGTTGGTAACAGTTGGGGTTATTCTCAAGTTAAACAAAGAATGACAGATTTAAATTTGACAGGTAAGGATTTCCGAGGTAAGAATACAACTCATATTGAAAAGAGTGATAAAATTGATCCTAAGAAATTATTGTGTGAAAACTCTAGGCATCAAAGAACGGTTCTTAGAAAATATCTTATTAAACATGATTTAGTTTCTTATAAATGTGCAATTTGTGGAATTAAAGAATGGCAAGGTAAAACCCTTTCTCTTGAACTAGATCACATTAACGGAGTTAATAACGATAATCGATTAGAGAATCTAAGGTTCTTATGTCCTAATTGTCATTCTCAAACTACAACATACGGAGCTAAAAATAAACAAGTAGTTGAATCAAAATATGAAATATCTGATGAATTACGAGAACTTATTATAAATGCTTACCACAAATTGCAGTCTTATAAGAAGATTGCTAATAAATATAATTTACAACTTAAAGCAGTTAAACAAGTTCTTTCTGATGCAGGTCTAACTAAACAGAAGCAGAAGTATGTAATTCAGTATGATATGAATCATAATGAGATTCGTAGATTTGGTTGTATAGCAGAGTGCTGCCAGTGGTTAATGGATAATAACATTGTTAAAACAAAACTATTAAAAACTTGTAGCACTACATTAAAGAGAAATGCAAATAAACTCTGGAATAACTATTACTTTGAAATATTGGATGCTTAAAGGATAATACATAATCTTTAAGTAGAATCTCCTTTAATTGACTTGGAAGCGTATAGTGACAGGGCGCAAGCAGAGAAATCGTGCAGCGTGAACGACTAAACAAGGAGACTGGTCTTAGGACTGGATGTGATAGTCTAATCCATTAAAAATGGTGTTAAAATGAAAACCGAAAGTCATGGTTCAAATCCATGTACCCCAACTCGTGTATACTTTAGATACAATAATATTATTTATTATCCCAAAGATTTAAATAAGAAATTAAAACAGCTTGGGATTACAATAAATGATATTGAAGTATTAGATGAACCTCCTACTAAAGATATAGAATTTATTCCTACTCAATGGAAGTATATCTTTAAAAATAAAAAAGGAGAAACCTTATGTAGTAATTTATCTTTAGAAGAATTAATTAAAAATGATGTTGGAAGCACAGATTATTCTCAATGGGAAATTGTAGAATGTAACAAATGAATTAAATGAAATAGTGAAATATGTAGAAGAGAATAATCTTTATAATACGCAAGAGTATTTAGACTTTGAGGATTATTTAAATAGAATATCAGTAAGAGATCATACTATAAACAATTAAAGGAGGGTAGCAATTAAGCTACTCTCCTTTTTTATTTTTTATTCTATAATACGTGAACCTCTTAAATAATTTCCTGATGCTCTCTCATAAATATCACGAGCTGATCCATCGTCAACATATGGTCTCCATACACTATCAGGTGTATTATAATGATTTTTTATATAATCGACAATATCATTATTACGTTTTTCTATTGCCTTACCAATCAATCCATTTGCCCAAGTTTCATGTAAAGGAATAGGAGAACCGTGTGACATATACTCTCTATATGTTTTATTTTTTGCAACTTGTTTTTTAGCTTCTCTTGCTGTTTTAAATAAACTTTCAGGATCTTCAATAACTTCAACTTCGGGTAAAGAATCACCACGTCCTATTTGATTGTAATACCAATCTACAGGAGCTCCTCCCACATTACTAGCAGCTTCCATCATTTGTGAAACAGCTTCAGGAGTATATTCATATCCCTAAGAATCTGTAAAAACCATTTGACCTGAAGGGATGTATGAATCCATTTCTCCTCTAGCCATTGCTGCTGCATTTTTATCAGCAGAATAAATATCACTTAAATTTTCAGCTAATTGATATCTATTAAAAACATTTTGAGGATTATACATCAATGGATTAAAAACTAACTAACCAAATTGATTAGTTGTAAAATATGGTGCGTATGATTGCTTATATGTTCTATACGCTTGTGCTGGACTTGTCATTGTTTTTTTTTTTGTAGTTATAAATACGATCTTTAATACTGTATATAGAGTAGTGGTACATTTATTGGATTTCCTTTAGTTGCAATACCATTCTAAATATAAATTGATCTTTGACCTGCAGGAGTATAATTTCCTTTATTAGTTACCACTACTTCTGGTAATAATGTGTCATAATCACCAGGGTAATATTTCCTAAAGAAATTAATATGACTATTGGTAGAATTTGGAGATATGTTGCCTTCAGTGTCAACTACTATGGGATTTCCTGATTTAAAAACTTTATCACTCATAGTGTTAACATTAGTTCCACTGTAGTCCATGTAATTATCATCTTCTGTAAAAGAATTAAACACTGCATTTAAAGGCATATCTTTTTTATATCTAGTATGCCCATTACTATATCTTACTAAAGGAGTTCCTGCAGGAACAGTCCACTTTCCCAAATCTAATACATCTTTAACTTCATCTTTATCCTAAAACCCACTTACTAACATAGCGTGCCTTGTAGTTCCATTACGACCTTCCTAATATATAGCTAAATCTCCTGGTAAAATCAAATACTCTGGAATAGAAACATATCCGTATTTGCCTGGGTTATTTAAAACAGAGGTATTCTATACAATAGGGGTTTCAGGATCTATCCACTAACTTGCGGTTAGAATACAATTTGCTAGACCTCTTTTCCATCCAAGTAAAGATTTTGCTTTAACACCAAGTGAAGCATCTACTCCATCTTCATAATTATCAGCAACTTCTGGAACACTAGATCTTGCAAGTATTTCTTTCTATTTTTGATCTAAATTAACATGATAACCTTTGTTATTCATATTTAAAAGAAAAGTCGTTGGATCAGTTTTTAAAAAATCATTTTCGTCGTCCATTATTTCAATTTACCTCCTTTTTTATGCCATAATGTAATATTTCCTGGTTTAGTTCGTTCAAGAGGAGTATGTATTCCGTGAACGTCATGATGTCCGTTAATGTGACCATCTGGTCTTTCTACAGTCTGATCTACTTTTTCAATATACGGAGCTTCGTATCTTTTCATTGTTGGATATCCATCTCTAACATACATTGGATTATATCCATCCTCCACAAACTCTTTTAGAAGAAATTCCAGAGTGAGAGGTTATCATTAGTTTAATATATTCTTTTATTTTCTTCTTTTTCATATTGTGAGAAATCTGGATAGTATTGTTTATAATTCTTTGTAAAATAATCTGCGAAATACGGATCAGTAAATTCTAAATAATCATGATTATCTAAAGCATTATTTTGTGCATCCTATTTACCATGCTTATATTTAGAATCTGTGAAATCATGTAATTCACCATTTATCTCTTGAACTAAAGGATAAACTATATTAACATCCTCATTGTCAAATCCAATAGTACCATAACTCATTTTATGAGTAGCTACCTAACCAGGAACTTCCCAATTAGGGATAGTTTGTCTATTCGGATCTTTTAACCTTTGTACAAAGTTAGGAGTAGTAAAATTAGATTGACGCATGAAATACAAAGGTGAATTTACTATATAGTTTCTTAATCTAAAATCGTTTAATATTGGATTATTAAACAGTGCAGTAATTAATTTATTAGGTTTCATAACTTTCCTCCTTGTTTCTTTATTGAGATAATAGGATATATTGGATAAAAATTACAATTCTCATCTTCAAATACTGAATCGGTATTAATTCCTGCCTTAATATCTGGCTTTATACGAACTTTTACTAATTTTCCAGTGTGTTTATCTGTCATAGTAAAATATCCTTTATCCCAAGTACTATAATTTGTATACTGTTCTCCTTTCATGTCATATACTAAAAATTAAAAGGTGATTGCTAAGTGTCATTATATCCTACATATTTTAAGGCATCTCTTACTGCTTTACTTTTAGCTTTTGTATCTAAAGTTCCATTTTCCATTTCTTCCTATTCATCTTTAAGTGATGATGTATAAGGCATAGTGTAATAGAATTTCAATAGCAAATCATCAGGTATAATGTCTATATATTCATCTAATTCTTTTCCTACTAACCCGGTTGCGTCATATATGCAATATCTAAGCTCTCTATTTACCGAACTTTTTTCTATAGGTCCATCATGATATACTCCTTTTAAAGTAGGATTTTCAGAATCCTTGAAGTATTCATAATTGTATGCACGATTTAATAAATCTAATTCTTTTTTTGTATATGGAGAAAGATTAGACTTCAGTCTGTATCTGTGGTCTAGTTCGTGCATGAGAGTTACATCAGCTATAGGCTGATGTTCTTGATTAGAGTCCAAGTATACAAAATCCTCTTCAGGGAAATAGGCTCCCGTCAAAGTGCCTGATCCCCCAAATTTACTACTCATCCTATTAAGATGAGTAGTACCAAATATCATTAATTGAGGATTAGTTAAGTCAGTATATTCTTCTACGTCATCATAAGGAAGTTTTTCATTTTTTCTTGCTTTAACCAATCTTGGTCTAACGTCCTATTCAAGGAACTTTCTCATAGATTCAAGCTATTCATCACTAAATTCATATATCTCGGGAGATTTATCGTGTAACCTTCCAAATATAGAATCAAGCCTATCTTTAGATACGTTCTCAAAATTTGATAAATAGTAAGAGTACTAATCTACGGGAACATCTTTTAATTTATAAGGATATAAGGAATTTAATTTTTGTAGTTCTTCGTTTGTCATGTTATATTGTAATTATTAGGTTGCCAATCGCGAAATCTCTAACATCACCAGGAGTTGTAAAACCTATTATACCTGCTTCTTTTCCGAACACAGCTTCTAATGCTTCTCTTGTTGCATCAGAACAATTATTTGTTACTAAATTATAATCGTCATCATCGAAATATCTAGTAACCCTTCTATCTCCTACATCTAATTCACTATGTCCTATAGGCATAGTATCATCAGAGTAATCACGCCAAGGATGTCCTATAGGATACCATGTTTTTAGAAATATAGGTTCCCATGCTTCTACTTCAACTTTTTGAGGATCTGCGTCTAAATGAATGTAATCAGGATTATTGTAATAATAGTCAAAATGAGAATTAATAATAAAATCGCTCATTTTATCTACATTATTATAATCATTAGAATTATCAAATATAGGAGAAAGAGTATCCTCATCTAACTTATCTTTATAATATACACCTTTTAGGTAATTCCGCATTGCTTCTATTGAAATATCATTATCTTCCATTTCCGAATCCTGACATTTGTTTTGCATACCAATCTGCTGCTTGCTATCTATCTGAGAATCCTGCAATCATTTCATTATCTGCGTTATAAAAATTATATGCACCGTTATCTACTTCTGGAGTGTTATTTAAATACCCAACATAATTAGTAAGATAATTAGACATTTTTGATGCTAAACTTGGTTTAGATGTTTCTTGAACAGGTTCTTCAACTTTCTCTTCTGGGATTCCTGTTAATCTACGCATTATAGATTCCGCAGATCGAGGCTGGTGTGGACGAAACATTGAAGCATCTCCATTTAAATATTCTTGCGTTAAATGTCCTACATCATATAAAGTTTCGTCTGTGCCAAACTTATTATTAAGTGGAGCAACTCTATTACCAAGCCGAGAGGTTTTTGTAACTCCGTTAAGTTCATCTCTTCTTTTAATACTGCTAAAAAAATCATTTTCGGACCAAATATGTTTGCCTTGAGCCTTTTCTCCTTCCCAGACTTTTTTTTGTTGAGCTACTGCTTTTAATTGAATTTCTCTGTCTAACTACGCTATTGTATTTTCAAATTTATCTCTTAACGCTAATGCTTTGTTATTCAATTCAGCATTTTGATTAGTGGTAGTATTATCTTGTTCGTTATAATATTTCACAAATCCGTAAGTATCTAAAGCGGCTTCTGATCCAAAGTCAAAGGCTGATGAAGCAAAGAATGATAAAACTGATTTTGTTGCTGGGGTTTTAGCAGTTTTTAAAAGCATTTTTGCTGTAGGACCAGCAAGCATACAAACTGCTCCTACAACTGCTTCTATAGAATTAGTTGTTGCTTCATCTTCATCTCCACGTTCATGGGCGCGAACTGCCTAAATTCCATCCACAATAGTCCCTCCTGCGCTAATAGCTGTACCAACCCAAGCAGCAGCTGTGTATATCATAGCAGCAGATGCAGCAGATGCAGTACCAGCTGAAGCAACAGCAAGAGCCACCGCCGCAACTACTGCAGTAATAGCACCTGCCCAAGTAAGACCAATCTCCCAATCTGATAGTGCCTTATCTGTGCTATCTTCAGGGGTTATAAAGAATTGCGGATTAAGTTTTATTTTCTCATCTATTAATCTTTTAGCAAGAGTAAAAGAAGGACCTGTTACCTATATTGACATAGGGTTTCCTTTTTCATCAGTATATATTGCATTGTTATTTGCTTTAAATCCTTCAATATCAACCCAATCGCCACGTCCCTTTCCGTCAGAATAACTACTATAGATTTGAGTTTTTCCTTGATTTATGTCCTCCTAATCTTCTTTAGAAAGATCTCTATAATTAGTTAAATATATATTATTTGCTATATCATAGAGCATTGCATCTGCACGCTTGGTAGGATCTTCTGGAAGAGTTTTAATGTAATTTTGAACATCTTTATCGTTTGCTAAATCTTTATAATTTTGTTTGTATGATTTATTTAAAGTATCAAGATATGTTTCTTTTAACATACTCTCGTAAAGACTTTTTGCTTGAGGATTAGTCATAAGTTTAGAAGGATCTAGAAATTCCTTAGGAGGAGATGTATGAAGAAACTAATAGGCTCGATAAATAATTATTAAATTTCTTATATTTTCACTAATCTTTTCTTCTTTAGAAATAGGTTGATGTCTTCTACCTTTAGCCATTATCAAACTTCTTAAAAATTCCTGTAATACTATCTACTCCTAACAAACTTACAATACTTATTATAAATGTATCCATACAATTAGGAGTGTCTATTTTAAATATAGGAAATATTATCATAATACATACTATAACAATAAATCCCAGTATCCCACATAAGCGTTTGCTGCTAACGCCTGAATGAGACATTATTAATTTCTTTATAAATTCCATTAGAAATACTGTTTTATTAGTTTTCCTCCTTTTTTCTTAAATGTCGCAATAGGATAATTATAGAAATAAGGAAATCCTAGTTTAGCCTGTCTGACAAAAGGTGCCCACATTGGATTTGTTGATAGTACTTCTTCGGAAGGTTTGAACTTTCCATCAACCCTAAACATCTACCAATTATCAGAATTCTATCCAAACCCATTTAAAAGTTCTATGTGTGAAAAATTAGCTGGTTCAACGTGCATTCGTTTAGGTCTTTCTAAATTACCTAAAACCATAGGATATGAATCAGTGGAATAGTCGTAATTTAAATTTAAAGGACCATCTGCAGAAGGCTTATAAAATATCTAAGGTGTTTTAACATAGTCTCGTATCATTTTCCATTTTTCAATATCTGGAATAGATAGTGACTTTACTCTAGCAATAAAATTAGAAAGCGGCAGTGCAGAATATTCTCCAGATCCTGTATCCAAACCCCTTATAGGTTCTGTAGCTAATTTACGTATTACACCTCTATAAAACTACATAGATAAAGGATCTATCTTTCTTACAGGTTCACCATTTGGGTTTACTCTTTCTTCGTCTAATTCCAATTGAGGAATTTTTCTAGGAGTTCTACCTTCTGCTGAAGCCAATGCTGTTTCCTCTGCCATTTTCTTAGCCTATTCAGCTATAATTTGTTTAGTTAATAAGTAAGATTGAGATTCGTTATTTGGAGAATGATCAGTTACTAAAATTGGATTAGACTCATCCATGTTTCCGAATATTTTCTACATGTACTCAGTAGTACTTCCTGTATTATAAGGGCGCACATCCATTACAGCTTCTGTACCTTCTGGAGTGAGTGCCTCGTGGTCACCAAATGTTTTACGAATATAATTATTTAACTAGTCTATCGCAGATTGTTTTATTGCTTCAACACGACTTGTAGCTTCAGCTGTATTTACCAAAGGACGTTCTAATCCAAATCGTATTGCGTCTTCATAACCTTTATCAATTCCAAGCATCTCAGAATAACTAATATCTGGGTTATATTCAAAATTTGGAACATTACCTTCTTCTAAAGAATATTTTATAGGAGTTACTTTAACTTCTGGTGCAGGTAATGCTTTAGGAGCTTCTGATGTACTTGTTATTGCACGTTGTGGTCTTGCTTCTATAGCTTTAGTTGGACCTGTTATTTCTAACCCATTATAAGGAGATGGTGCAACATCTTGACGTACTTCTAATGCAACTTTATTACGTGCTTCATTCGCTGCATTATTCCACATAGTTCTTACATCAGAAACTGCCCTACTAGCACCATTTACTGCCTTACCAGCATAAATGTCTCCTAATAAATTTCCAAGTAATGCAGTTCTAGGATTCTATGATGCCCAATCTTCATTAAAAAAACCGCTATTTCCATTCACCCATGCATCTACAGCATCATTTGCCCCATATTGAAAACCTCTGCGAAATGTTCCGAATAACTAATCAAATGGCATAAAACCTTGACTTAATCCAAACATAGTTCCAGCAGCAGAATTACCAAATGCCCCTCCCATGAAAGGAGCAAGAGCAACTCCGTAAGCGATTCTAGCATTCTATGCAAATCGCTAATTTATAAGACTGGGGTTTTCGTATGCATATCTGTCACTAACTGGATTTGAACCATACATGTTAAGAAAGAAACCATTAGTTAGTTGATTCATTCTTACTGCCTATTCTCTTTGCTGTCTATTTCTTTCCAGTTCGGCATCACTCAACCCTGTCCTTAATTGAGGCTACCCCGACTTATAAGCCTAGTCTTGTTCAAATTTATTCCAAAGATCATTTAACATAGAAGGAGGAAGTGTCATACCTTTATAAATTTCAGGTAAGTATCCTTGAGTTATTAAAGTTTCTATTTTACTCTATTCCTCATCCTATTTAGCTTCAAGTGCACTTCTAGTAAACTTCCTATTCCATTCTGCACTAAAAGGCTAAGAACTACTAAATGGATTTATAGGTTGTGTCATGTACTCAAGCTAATATGGCACACCTCTATACTATTCATTAGATTGTCCTAGATCAGTTGTTTTGTAATCCTCTTCCATTTTTTAAATACTAATAGTTACATCAGTAGTAGGTGATTGTACCCACTTATTCCATGTTCTTACTGCCCAAGTATCAGGACCAAAATGAAAATGAGGTCCAGTACCACCTGTTCTTGAGAGAATCTCAGGAGTTATCTCATTTATAATACCCCATCCTTTCTGGGACATATATGATTTAACAGTTTCATTAGAAGTAAGAATCCTCATGAAATCTTGATAATCTTTAGTTGTTCCTCCAACAATAGAAATATCTCTAGCCATAGCATTTCCAGTATCTGGATCTTTACGTCTATGATTACTAGTCTTTGAACCAATATTAGAAGTTCTTAATGCTTTATTACCAAACTTAATCTGTTTACCATTAACACTAGTAATTCCTTCTCGTTTAAGAAGATCTTCTATATCAATATTTTTTAAATTATTCATTGTCTTCTTTTTTGGTTTTTCCTCCTCATCTACAAACTCAGCTGTTGGATCAGTATAGTATTTACTCCAATCAACTGATTGATACGCAGGAAGATCCTAATAGTCATCATAATCATCAGGATCTTCAAAAGTAAACGTACTCAATTTAGGAGGTTTAACTACATTGTATGTAGCAAATATATCTTTAAAGTTTACTGCCATTATTTAGAAAGTCTAAATGGATCATTAGGATTAAATTGCTTCACTCCTACATATTCCAAAAATTGATTTTGTGGAACCTTTATTGTACCATCTGCGTTAAAAAAAGAATTATCATAACTTATATTAAGCTGCTTCTTAATCTCTTCGTCAGTAGGTGTGGTTTGAGTAGGTTGAAAAATAGCAGGATTAGTCTGAAGATATTTATTTAAGTTATCAAGAGTTCTTCTTTGTACACCTTTTAAATTATTGAGATATTGTTGTACTGATTCACCTCCACAGTATTGTTTATCATATCCTTGTAAACCGTATGTAAACTCATAAAGATTTTTAGCATTTCTACAATGCTTAAAATTCGTTTCAAGAGTATTAACATATCCTCTAGCATAATCATCTATATCATTAAAAGATTGCCAATTATCTACTGTACCTCCACTTAGACCTCCATAGTTATATCTATCTGCCAGATTAGAACGACCATACGAGGATTCATGAGCTGCTTGCTAAGTCCCCCAAGTTGCAAGATTTCTTGCTTGAGCATCATCAACACCTCTTTTTCGCCATTCCTTGTAAAGAGCAGGAAACATTTCACTTACAAATTTGTAATATGTCCCATCTGCATAACGACCTCCTGTAGTAATTTTTTTCTATTTACCTCCGCCTTTTAAGAAGCGAATTAATCCTCCAAATCTATAAGCTAAAGTTTGATCTGTTGGGGCTGTAGTTGGATCATTCCTTAATTCCTTTAATGTTTTATCACTTGTATATTCACTAGGATTAAATATATAATTTGAATAATCTTTATTAAGTTGTTGTTTAACTTCTTCATCAGTAGGAAGAGCAGGTTGTTCGTATGCACTCATTATATCATACAACTGTTGTGCTATTGCATATCTTTCTCTAGCTTCTTTTTCTCTTTGCCCAGGTCTAACAAATCCATTTACTAACGCATGATTAATCTGTTCCAAAGTTGCATTAGGATCTGAAAAAACTTTATAAGCAGTTCTTTTACTACTATACCCATTAGCAGAACCTCCAGAGTTCCAACTCTTTCTATCTGTTGTATTATTAATTGTGTCATTAATTAACTTAATTTGAAGATCTAATGCTTGCGTAGGAGAATAGGATCTGCTATAATTATTTCCTATTCTATCAGTACCCCACTAAATCAATCCTTTAAAACTACCATTTATTGCAAACGGATCTCCTCCAGATTCCTAAATAATCGTAGCAAGAATTGCACATTTCTATTTAAGATTTAAGTTAGATAATCTATCCGCAATATAATTTAGATTATCTACATTATATTTTCTACCACCTGTTTTTAATCCAGAGAAATCATATTTATTCTAAACTCCTCCTTCTCTATATACACGAATCATTCCTCCTGATTTATAAAATCGAGGAGGTTTCTTATTAATTAAATATTTGATCATTTTTTAATTGAATTATAAATTTTAGTTACATCAGATGCATATTTTCTAGAATGAGGACCTCCTCTGTCACTACCATATCCACTTACTAATAAGGTCATTGCAAAATCGTAAGGTTTATTAGCAGCAACTCTATTAAAAATATTATATCTACTATTAGACACCAAATTAATTTTGAATCTACAATAATCATTTAAAGAACTGAAATCTCTAAACTTAGTTTTAGTTTTATACATTCCTTTATTTGGATCCCATTGTGTAGTGTATTTATAAGTCCCAGGAGCATTCTTACTGGCATTAATTCCTCCATAATTATATTTACCTGTAACATGTTTACCCCATCCTGATTCTAATGCATCTTGAGCAGTTAAAGCGTAAGCATACTCAGGATTTAATCCTTTCTTAGTCAACTCTTGTTTATAAGCTGCTATCAACGAATTAGAAAAAGATTCTTTAGTTTTATATTTCTGAGGAGCTTGTACAGTATTAGAAATAGATCCTCCTTGATTGATTACACGTCTAATGGTTATAATACTAGAAGTAGGTTTAGTGAATTTATCCTCTACAACTCCATAATCTTTGCCTTTAGCTTCTAATACATATATACTTCCATCTGAACCTATTCTACTAACCATTGAGACGTGCCTACCTGAAGCACCGCTTCCTTTACTACATATAATATCTCCTACTTGAAGATTATTTAAAGATACTTCTGTACCTGCTTTAAATATTCCTTCAGTACTCTTAGGAAGATCAATTCCATTCTGCTTAAATACATACTGCAAATATCCTGAACAATCAAATCCCTTATCAGGAGAGTTACCTCCTGAAATATATTTATTACCAAGTAAAGATCTACCTGTATTTAATATATTGTTAGTTAAAGATGTGATTGTAGGGTCACTATTCTTAGGGATATTTTCATCTACAAATTCAGGAGTATTATTAGCAAATATAAGAGTGTTATCAAATGGATAATCAATCTCTATATCATCTCCATAAAAATCTAACATTGTGTCATCTGTTAATATATCCTCATCAATCTCAGGAGGTTTAACTACATTATAAGTTGCGAATATATCACTATATTTCATTTATGATTCCATTTTCTAGCATTTAAAGCAAAAATAGCTCTCTTCCTAGTAAGAGGATTTTTGCTATGTGCTAATTCCTCAGTAGTTTTACCTGTTCTCTTTTTAGTTTCAGTAAACTTACCTCTATTCTCTTTCTTTATCTTTATTTTATATCCATTCTTATAAAACGGAATATTCTCATTATCATTATCTACACCATTTCCATAATCATTTGTGTAATAGTTGTAAAACTCTGCAAAAGTCATAATTTTCATCGTGTATTATATATAATAATATATGTTGTGTCAGATCTCATTTTGTACTAACAAACTTAATTATTAAATTTGTAATTACAAACCAATGTTAAATTTTAAATGTTTATGTTGAATGAAATATGATAAAATTAATGGAAATGTAGGGTTTGTAGAAGATACACATGAGTATTCTTCTTTAACTGACCCAGATAAGAAGTATGTTAGTGTTACAACATTAATCCACAGTTATACTCAGCCATTTGATGAAGATTTTTGGAGTGCTTATAAAGCATTAGAAAAATTGCTTCCTAAAGAATCTTGGAATATGGAAAAGAAGTCTTTATTATCATCTCATAAGTTTAATAAAGAGCTTCTTAATCTTTATAACATATCTGAGAATGATTTCAACAGAGAGCAACAAAATATTCTTGATGAATGGCAAGCTACTAAAGATGAAGCATGTGAGAGGGGTACTAAGATGCACGCAGAGATAGAACATAGTTTTTACGATGCAGGTACTAAATGTGATGTAAGTAAATTTGGGATTGGAGGAAAATTCACTTGTAAAAAAGATTATTCTGATTTAGATTTAGAAAAGGGTGTATATCCTGAGTATCTTATTTATAGAGAATCTGATGATGGTATTCTTAGGATTGCAGGGCAAATTGATTTAATCATTAAAAATGGTAATGAACTCATATTAGCAGATCATAAAACAAATAAAGAAATCAAGCAGAAGAGCTTCTATGATTCAAAAACCAAGAGTTCTGCTAAGATGAAATATCCTTTAAACAATCTCGATGACGTAAATTATTATCATTATGCATTACAATTATCCACATACGCATGGATGCTTCAGAAATTAAATCCTGATTTCATTATCAAGGATTTAATTATCAATCATTATGATCACAATGGTAAAAACACATTATACCATTGTCCTTATCTTAAAAAGGAAGTAGAACGTATGTTATATGATTATAAGAAAAAGATTCAATTAGAAGCTAAGAGAAATAAACGCAAACATATAGAATATTGAGTTATGTGGAATGTTGGACAAATTGTTGAAGGAACAGTAAAAAATATATTAGATATAAATACAGAATTGAGCGATGAAAGAATGAAGATATGTAAAGAATGTCCTTTGTTTATTCCGTTTATGGGAGGTCAATGTAATAGTAAGGGATGGTTGAATCCTAAAACAAATGATGTTTCAACGGTAGCAAAAGAAGGATATTATAAAGGTTGTGGTTGTATATTAAAATCAAAAACAAAAGCTAAATATGCAGAATGTCCTGCAGGTAAATGGTAAATGAATTATGGCAAATAGAATTGTAATGACTGAAGAGGAAAAGCTCGCACAGAAGATTGTTGGTGGTGAGCAGTTTAACATGGCAGAAAATCACATTGAAGATATTATTGCTCGTAATGAAGCAACTAAATATAATAATCAAGTAGATGAATATGCAGAGAGATTGAAATCTCATATTGAGAATTTACAGAAGGTAGCTGAGGAAATTGGATCAAACGTGGATAAGATGGAAATCAAACCTATGTTTAATAAAGTACTTCTTAAACCGTTTGAACAAAATCCTTTCCAAAAGGTTACAATAGATAAAGCAACTAATCTTATAATTGATACAGGTGGATTTGATCCTGGGTATCACAAATCACAAGATACAGGTAAATTTGAACAAGAAGAAACAGTTATACTTACAGGGGCAGTACAAGAAGTTGGTCCTGACTGTAAATATCTTCAGCCAGGCGATGTAGTATTTTATGATAAGCGTATGGCTATGCCTGTGCCATTCTTTAAGCAAGGTTTGTGGCTTATAGGTGAGAGTGCAGTTATATCTGTGGTCAATGAAGGATTAGAGGAAAGATTTAAAAAAATTAAAGAAAATGGAAGAGAATAATGTTTATTTTAATGCAGGAGATATAGTCACACTAAGACAAGATATTCCTAATAAGCCAACTATGTTAGTTATTAAAAAAGAAACTAATATCTTTAAACATGATCCTGATAAGTTTACAGATAAGAAAGCTGTACTTATTGGTATTAGATGTCGTTGGTTTACAAAAGATGGTTACGTACAAGAAGCTATTTATAATACTAAGGATTTAATTAAAGTATAATATGGACGAACAAATGCAACAACAGATTATCCAGCTTGTTCAAGCAGCAATGCAGGGTAATTAGGAAGCTAAACAACAAATTGAACAGATAATGCAAGCTGCTCAGTAGGGCGATCCTCAAGCACAGCAAATAGCACAAGCTATTCAAGGTATAGTACAATAGATGCAAGGTGTACAATCTGCAAGGCGTGGTGCTAAACTTGCATACGTTAGACAACTTCGTGGAATCTGTCCTGAAGGCACTGAAATGAGATACTATAAAGTTGGCGGAACCATCTGTAAGAAGTGTGTACAGAAAGCTCGTGCAGGTAAGAAAGTAAGTAAACCTAAGAACGCAGTTGAAGAGTTTAAATGTGGCAGAAAGGTTAATAAATTTGATGGCGGAGGTAAGAATAAAAAGGTTGTCGGAAATGGAGATACTCCTGCAAGAGACATCTACAGAGGAGGTAGGTATTATACGATAAGTGATAAAAATCTTAACGCACGAGATGAAGTAATAGAAGGTACTGGTGGAGATCTTTTAATTTGGCCCAATACAATAACAATTGGAACTGTTGGCAGAGATAGTGTAGCTAGTGAGATTCCAGCTCATTTCAGAAGCGGGCTTTTCGATAGCCACGCGGAAAGTTATTCTAAAAAAGAAAATCCTGTAGGGTTTAATAGAATCAGAAATCGCTTCCGTCAGGCGCAATCTGTAGTAAAGAAGAAAAAGTGATTAATAATATATTTGAATTAGACAATCGAACTAATCAGGTAATTATTAATAGTCCAGAAGCCTTACTTATAAGAGAATTTAAAGCTCTCTTTGAAAAGAATAGAAATAAATGCAAGGAAGATCCTACTGGTGAGTAGGGCCTTCGTGCATACAGAGAGTTAACATATATAGTGTTAGCAATCTGGTGGAGGAGTCCATACTCAGATTACGATGAGCAAGAACGACATCAAGAATCATTAAAAGATGCAAACTTAACAGAAGAGGAATTTAATGATCCTACATTCCGAACTGCTTGTAGAAAATACAAATCTTTACAAGAATCAAATCGATCTATAAAGATGTTAAAAGCAGCTTAGGAAATGTGTGATAAGTTTATAGAATATTTTACAACAGTAGATCCTTTAACTGACCGTAAAGAAGACGGAACTCCTATTTATAAAGTGAAGGATTTACAAGTTGAAATGTAGAATATCATAAAAGTTCATGAAACTCTTTTGTAGCTTGAAGCACAAGTTAAAAAAGAGATAGAATCTAGCTCATCTCTTAGAGGAGGTTTCGAGGACGGCTTTATGCCTGATGATATATAATTATGGCAAAAAAGAAGAAAGTTGAATTACCAGATGAGATCCAATCATTAGTAAATGAGGTCAAAGATGTTATAAAGATAATTCCCGATGATGAAGTTATTGAGGAGCCAGTTAATACGTTTGTAGACTGGGATTTTTCTTTAAATGATAAAATTGATTTCTTTGATATTAATTTATCATACGAATTAACAGGGTATAGACCTATTACTAAAGATAAAGGATTAGATTTTGATCCAGATTGGTTTACTGAGCCGAGAGAAACATTCTTAAGAACTGGATAGTATACATCCTTCCGTAGAGGAAGTAAAGCATTTGCTGATTTCTGGAGGACACAATACAAACGTTGTAAACATGGAATGACAGTAAATGGATATACTATTACAGGTGATAATTATTTCTTTCTTAACTTTTTCTAGTTGATGGATCTCGATAACACCTCCAAAGCAGGTGGTGGTCGTGCTTATATATTCCCTGCTTTCTATGCAGGTTAGTATGAGATGTTCCATTATATCGAATTATGCAGAAAGCTACGTTTAAATGCTTGTATAATGAAATCTCGCGAGGTAGGATATTCAGAATTATTATCGGCAGTTGTAGCTAACTCATATAATAGTACTAAGAATAGTATAAACTTAGTAACTGCATTTAACTCTGATTATTTAACGAATACATTAGGAAAAGTTTGGAATTGCTTATCATTCTTAAATGATAACACAGGAGGAGGTTTCTTTAAACTTCGTTAGGTAGTAGACAAATCTGATCATAAAAAAGCATCTGTATTAAAAATGATAGATGGTCAGAAAGTAGAAACTGGATGGATGTCTGAAATAATAGGAATTGTTGCAGACAAGCCGAATAAGATTCGTGGTTATCGTACTGATTTGCTAGTCTTTGAAGAAGCAGGTAGCTGGCGTAACTTAGCCAAAGCGTATGTTCAGTCAGAAGCACTTGTTGGTCCTCCAGGATAGGCTTGGGGATTAAGACTTGTAGGAGGTACTTCAGGTGATACCAAAGAAGCATTAGATGGTCTTAAATCTATGTTTTATAACCCTGATTCATTTGGTATACTTCCATTTAGACATAACTACACTTAGACAGGTGAAACTTCAATAACTTCTTTCTTTGTACCGTGTACAAAGATACCTAAGAATAGAAAAAGATTCTTAGAACATAGAGGTTTTGTTGATACTGAAAAAGTAAAAGAATGGCAACTTGAAGAGCGTGCAAAAAAGATTAATACACCTGATGTGTTAATGTTACATTGTGCAGAGTTTCCATTTACTGATCAAGAAGCATTTTCTGCAGGTGTTGTTAATAAGTTTAATAAATTATATATAACAGAACAGCTTACGAACATTAGAGCATTACATAAATGTCCTCCAATAGATGTAGGTTGGTTGGAGTATACTTTTAAAGATAAAAAACAAACTCAAGAGACAATTAATGGATTTATATGGAAGCCTTATAAAACTGGTAAGGTTAAAATATTAGAACATCCTTTATGGACTCTTCCTACAAAACGAAATGAAGATGGGGATGTTGAATGGGTAGCACCTTCTGAACGAATCAATAATCTGTATGTAATAGGTATAGACGGTATTGATATTGGTGCATCTCAAACATCTGAATATACTAAAAATCCATCTGATTTTTGTGCAGTAGTATTAAAAAGGGCATACGGTCAAGAACCTCCTAAAGTGGTTGCTATTTATAAAGATAGACCACAAGATATTCGAGAGTGTTATAAAATTGCTATACGACTAGCGTAGTATTATAATGCTATGATTAATGTTGAAGCAACTCGTATGTCTATCGTACCTTGGGCAAGAACTATGGGGTACATCAAATGGTTTATGAGACGTCCTAGAGCTACTCTTAGCGAGAGCTTACGTAATACTAATAAGTAGTTTGGTACACCTGCTACTGCGGCTATTATCGCACATCAAACTGATTTAATTGCAGATTTCATTAACGATAACTGGGAAGAAATGTGGTTTGATGAAATGCTTGATGAATTAAACAACTATACTGATGATAATAAACGTAGATTTGATATTGTCGCGGCTTTCGGTAGAGTTTACATGCCGAATAGTGTAGAAATACACTAATTAAAAAATTCCGCAAAATCGGAGAAGGCTAACGTGATTAATAATTTTTAAATAAATATCAAAATGAGTAATCATTCTTTTTTGAAACAATTAAAATACATTGAAGAGAATTGTCCTTTAACAAAAAGTACAACAGCTAAAAAAGAAGTTAGACATACTTTCTTTAAAGAGATTAAGACTGAAATTCAAGCATATTTACTTGGTCTTTTAATGTCTGACGGGAGTGTAAACACGGATAATCAAATTAAGTTACATATAAATGAAAAAGATAAAGAATTATTTGAATACTTAAAAGTGATTAGTCCCAACGCGGGAGTTTACACAATGAAAGGGTATGAATCAAAAGCTAAAGTACGAGGAAGAGCTGTTAAAAATAAAGGAAGTATTGCTTTATTTTTAAACAGTAAAACAATGTGTGAAGATTTAGCAAAGTATGGAATTGTTCAAAACAAAACATATAAACAACTAAGTTTGCCGAAAATTTCAGATGAATTAATTAGACATTTTATAAGAGGGTATTTTGATGGAGATGGATGCTTTACTACATGTTTGCGAAAGCCCAACCCTAAACACAGAATGGTAAATTATGGAATAAGAGCTTCTTTTAACATCTGTGGTAAATTAGATAATATATTTGTCGAAATGCAAAAATGGTTTGCAGATAAAGGAATTAAAACTGGAATTTTTTATGAAAAACGAGATGACATGTATAGAATACATACATAGGCTCGACAAAATTTAATAAATCTATTTCATTTATTATACGACGACAGCAGCTGCTATTTAAAAAGAAAATTCGATAAGTTTAATCATTATGCTAACACCGAGGTAACTCAGTTAATCACTGAGCACCGTAACGCATAGGAGGTGAACGTTAAAGAGAGTAATAATCCTCCCACGAGTGCGGAACCCTTAACAGATAATGCTGAAGGTGAAAATATATGCTGAACTTATAGGAAACTATAAGAACTATAGGATAAAAAGCCTATAGGATAACATAATTGATGGCACTCTTGGCTAACGAAGAGTTAGAAGGCAGAGTTCCCAAACAAGTAGAAGTTTATACTGAAGATAATAGTTGTAATATTGGATATTATGTTGATAATGATGGACGTAAAAGATGGGGAGTAATTCCTAATAAGAAATAGCCAGATATAAATTGGAATAATGACTTTGGATAGTATGTCAATTACGGATATAGAACAACTGACACTAGATTTTATACGGACATTCTATAAGAAGGAATATATTGGAAAACTTGAGGTAGAAGCACTTGAACCTGAAGGTTATTCGGTAACTTTATATCCTCAAGGAGAATATGAACCAATGTAGTTTTGTGCATATCTAGATGATGAAGCATTTGTTAAATAGTTGAGAGAATTTATTAGACAACGTAAGTTTCATCTATGCACATACGGACGTATGGAAAAGGTTCAACCGTATTTATGCTAGCCAATTAATAAATCATGTAGTTGTAATGACGAAGGATGAATTAATTGAAAAAACGGATACTACTATCAACGAATTAGTTTATCCGAAATGGAATTTGTAGAAAGCATACAACTACTATAATGGAGTAAGAGATAAAGATCAGTTTAAGTATCTTGAAGAGAAATTTGGTACAAGTACTCCTACTGAACTTAATTTTACTCCTCTTATAAAGAAGCATATAGATGCTTTAGTAGGTGAATACTTAAGTATGCCTATAATTCCGAAAGTGTATTGTAAAGATAGTGAAACCATTTCTAACATGGATCGCGAAAAGCAATTAAAGGTTGTTTCTGAAATACACTCATTTTTAAAAGGACATCTTAAATAGAGTATCTTGAAATTTATGAATGGTAAAGATACAGATGATCCCTTAATCGCAGAATAGATTGAAGATATAAAAGACTCTATTGATAATACTTTTGTTTCAGAATATGAAGCAGCAGCATAGAATGTTGTTGATTATATTATTCAATCTAGAGATACTGATTTAATACCTTCTCTTAGGAATTTGATAATGGATCTACTTATAACAGGATTTACTTTTTATAAAGTAGAACCCACTGTAAGTGGAGATAATATAAAGATAAGAGTATTAAATCCATTAAATACATTTATAGATAGAAATCTTGAATCACCATACATTAAAAATTCTTATCGAGCAGTTGTAAGAAATTGGATGTCAAAGAATGAAATTCTTAATAAATATGGAAAGAAAATGTCTCAAAAAGATAGAGATCTTTTAGAAAGTCATTGGCAATCCATATATGACAATTCAATGTATTATGTTAGAATGTAGAATGATAAGACAGGTAGACCTATGACAGATGGACTAATGGCGGGTGTAGAAGTTACTCCTGGGTATCCAACGGTAGGACATCACGGTATTAATTGGGAATTGATACCTGTTTATGAGGTAGAGTGGTTGGAGGTTGATAAGAATTTTGTCATGTAGAGATATGAAACTATTAGAATAGGAGAAGAGATTTATATACTTACAGGTAAAGTTGAGGATGTTCAACGTAGTAAATCTAATCCTAACTATTGCGGATTATCTATAAACGGTGTGTATTTCTTGAATAGAAGTTCAGAACCTTACTCTATGGTGCTTGCATGTGCACATTTGCAGGATTAACGTCTTACCAGTCCTGCTAAAATCTCGTGAATTGCTGAGAAATCTTTGAAATGAAAATCAGCATCCTATTTTATAAATAAATTGGATCAACGACTATTCTAATAGAATAATAAATAAAGCGCGAGAATATTAACTAGATTAATATATGAGATAGTCTAATTTACAAATAATTGAGGTATGACCTTTTGAACTTCTATCGTGATAATTTGATAGCTAATAGCGGTACAGTAGGTGATTGGATTGATGAAACATTAATCCCTGCACATTTAGGTGTTAATATGCCTGAACGTATTGCCCGATGGATAGAATTAAAGAAGCAAGGTATTGCATTATTAAATTCTTCTGATGAAGGTAGAGCTACATCTTCTGGACCGTTAAATACTATTTTTAATGGTTATGATGATACCATTAAAGTGCAAGCAATTCAGTCTATACAAGTTGCATTAGATTCTATAGAAGCTACTACATCATCAATTACAGGTGTCTTCAGAGAAAGATTAAATGGAATTGAGCAAAAAGATGCAGTAACTAATATTAAGCAAGGAGTAAATAATTCATTCATTATAACCAAGCAATATTATCATTAGATGGATTTAGTAGTGAATGAAATATTACTTGATTGTTTGAATCTATCTAAAAGAGTTTTTGCTAATGGTTTAACAGGTACGTTAGTACTTGGGGATAAGTATTAGAAGATATTTACTGCACTTCCTGAATACTTTACTATGACAGATTACGATATTCGTGTAGTTACAAGTTCGGAAGCAGTTAAAGATCTTGAATAGATTAAGGCTATTGTACCTGAATTTGTAAAAGTAGGTGCATTACCTCCTGATATTGTAATGGATGCTTTAACTAGTAAGAATTTGCCTGATCTTAAATAGAGAGTTAAGATTGCTATGAAAAAGTAGAAAGCAGAGAATAATCAACTACAGCAATTATCTCAAAAAGCTCAAGAACTCGAATAGCAATTACAACAAGCATCTAAACAACTAGAAGCAGCAAATAAAAAAGTAGAACAACTCAATCAAGAGAAAATGCAATTAGAAAAACAGAAAATAGATATGCAATACAAAGTAGACTGGTTTAAAGCACAAACAGATCGTGATTATAAAAAGGAAATGTCTGAGGAAACTAAACGTAGGACAGATTTGGAGTTAGCATAGCTCCATGATGGTAATCTTTATAACGATAAAATTGCTCAGGTTTAATTTTTATAGTCCATATCTTTAGATATATAATTTTAAATAATTAAATCTCGTAATTAATGAAAGTTAATTTTTTAAGAGGTAAAAGAGTGTTATATGCTTATTCATCTGACACGCCTTCAAAATTTAATGACGCTCTTTATTTTGCCACAGATACTGGCGAGTTGTTAATGAATGGAACTCGTTATGGTATCGATGGTGAAAGAATTAAAAATGTTGAATTTGAGGATTCAACAAACACTTTTACTTTTACTAAGCAAGATGATACTACAGTTGTAGTAAGTCTTGGTAACAAACTTCTTACTGCTGATGATAGAAGTCTTCTTGAGCAAGTAAAAGATATTATCGATACTGGTAATATCAGTGTAATGTATGATTCTCAATTAGATGAATCACTTAAAACTGTTTCTGCTCTTGGAGGTATTCCAGCAGGAACTACTGTAGGTTCACTTAAAGCAAAGACTCTTTCTCAAGTATTTGATGATCTTTTGTTCCCAACAGTTGATCCTACTATGACTGCTCCTTCTGCTAGTCTTAGTTTAAAAAGTTATAATAGTGTACAGCTTGTGGGTTCTGCTGCACCTTCTGCTGATACTAATTTTACTAAAACATTTAATAGAGGTTCTATTAAAATTGGTAATACAGAACAAGCTAAACGTGCAGGTGAAGCAACTAGCGAAGTCGTATATTATAACACAGAGGCTACTACATATCCTACCTCTGTAGTAGAAGGTGCAATGAAATTCTACTATAAGGTAAATCACGCAGCTGGTCCTCAACCTAAGAACTCAAAAGGTGAGAATTATAGCACTGCATTAGCAGCTGGTTCAGTGACTTCTGCTGCTTGTACTGTATATGGTGTATATCAATATTATGCAGGTATTGGAAATCTTACTACTAAGATTCCTTTGACTAATGATACTAAGTTTACAGTTACACTTGGTGCAGAGAATGGTACTAATAAGCATCAATTTGCAATTCCTGCTAAATATATTCTTACTAAAGTAGAAGTACTTAATACTTTAAACAATCAATGGGAAACTTATAATCATACAACTGGTTTAACAGTTTCTACTGAGGATATTGACGAAGTTTCTTATAAAAAATATGTAAGAAATGATGCTGGTCTTAATGGAGAGTTACAATATCGTATAACCTTTAATAAATAATAATTATGGCAAGAAATAGAGGCGCATTTGGTTTTTCAGGATCTCTTGAGATCCATAAGACAGCTCCGTTAGACGCGAGACTTTTAGTTCCTACACTTGCTGAATTAACACAAGAGGAAACTTGGTTAGACGGTGGCGGTATTTGGCTTTACAATAATATTGTAGTAACTGTACAAGATCAGAAGGGTCTTTACATGCTTACTAATTATGATCCTGTTACTGCTCCTGAAGCATATAAGACAGCAGATAATTGGGTACGTATAGATGCATCAGCTGCTAAGATTGATGTGGTAACTAATCTTGAATCTACAGATGATACTAAAGCACTTGCTGCTTCACAAGGTAAAGCCTTGTCTGATAAAATTGAGGAAGTAAAAACATCTCTCTCTTCAGTATATTCTTATAAAGGTTCTGTAGATAATTATGCAGATCTTCCTTCAGCGGATCAGAAAGTAGGTGATACCTATAATGTAGTTAATGCCAATGGAAATATTCCTGCAGGTACTAACTATGCTTGGAATGGTGAATCTTGGGATGCTCTCGGTGGTTCTATAGACCTTTCTGTATATTACACCAAATCTGAAACAGACACTCTTGTTACAGGTGCAAAAGACTATGCAAAAGGTTTGGTAGACACTTTATCTACTACAGTAGGTGAGCATACTGCAGCATTAAATGTTATTAAGGGTACAGAAGAAACTACTGGATCACTTCTTAATACATTAAAGCAATCTAAGGATTATACCGATGAATAGCTTACTGGGTATGTAGAAAAGGTTGAAGGAAGCAGTCTTATTACAGAAGAGAAACTTACTTTAATCGATACTTTAAATACTAAGGTATCTGCATTAGAAACAGCTACTGCAGATCTTACTACTTTAAAAGCTCAAGTAGAAACAAATAAAACAGATATTGCTACACTTAAAGGAAATTCAGAAACAGAAGGTTCGGTAGATTATAAAATTGTTAACGCATTATCTTGGGAGGATATTAAATAATTATGGCAGCTATTAAATTTATACATATTGCAAAAAAGGAGAACTTTACTACAGCTCTTCAAACTGAACACACTAATAATATTGTATTTATAAAGGATACTCAGGAAATCTGGACACACGGTCAGTATTACGCAATTCCTGATTCTTATAAGACTAAGATCACTAATCTTGAAACTGCTGTAAAAGCTCTCCAAGCTGCTACAACTGCACAGAAGTATTTCTCTAAGATTTCTGATGGTACTAACTCAGCAGAAGCTCCTGGAGGTGAAGCTACTATTGCATTTACAGGTGCTGGAGGTACAACTGTTTCTGTTGGAGCTAGTGGCGTTACTGTAACTTCTAAGGAAGTTACTGAATCTACTACTAATGGTAACATTAAGTGGGGTACTGCTGAGATTCCTGTACATGGTCTTGGAACTGCAGCTTATCAAGCAGTTGATGATTTTGCAGCAGCTGCTGATTTGGCTGCTGTAAAGTCTACTGCTGATAAGGCAAAGACAGATATTGCATCTCTTACTACTCAAGCAGAAGATTTTGATACTCGCATTACTGCGGCGCAGACTGATGCAACCACAGGTATTACTAATGCTGCTACTGCTCAGGCTGCTGCTGAAGCTGCTCAATCTACCGCAGATACTAAAGTTGCTAGCGTGACTGGTAAGGATGCGATTGCAGTAACCACTGGTACTGCTCCTGTGGTAAGTCTTAATCTTGATAATACTGGTAATGTAACTCTTTCTCAAGGGAAGTCTGGACTTAAAGCATCTGTAACTATTCCTTCTGCTACGGTAACTGGTGTAAAGGAAGGTGACAAAGTACTTGCTCTTGATGGCACTGAATTATCTACTACTATTGCTTTCTCTGTTGATTCAACTGCAGATAAGGAAGGTAAGAAGTACTTACGTCTTACTGGTATTGATGGTGCTGATCTTGGTAAAGTAGATATTGCTTCTTTTGTAAAGGACGGCATGCTTTCTGATGCTAAGTTTACTGAAGCAGATCATAAACTCACTCTTACCTTTAATACTGATTCTGGTAAGGAAGCTATTGAAGTAGATCTTTCTAGTCTTGTTGATGTTTATGATGGTAGCAATGTTAAGATTACTACAATTCCCGTTATTGAAACTTATGAAGATCCTAAGGCACAGGATTCTGTAAATACTGCTATTGCTAAACTTATAAAGGGTAAGAATGACTTAGATACTAAAGTAAGTAATCTTACCGCAGGTACTTATGTAAACAGCTTTGGTGGTAAGACAGGTGCAATTACTCTTAAAAAAGCTGATAAGACTACTAATGGTACTGTAAACCTTGAGATGTCTGATAATGAACTTCAGGCTTCTATCGTTGGTCTTGGTTCCGCCGCTTATACTGAATCATCTGCATACGCAACAGCAGCTCAAGGTGGTAAGGCAGATACCGCTCTTCAAGGTGTTACTAAGGGTACTGATGGTACTTATGTAACTACTACTATTGGTGATAAAGTTGCTGGTAAGCAGACTATTGGAGTTGCAGTAACAATCGGAGGATTTAATGATAATGGCGAAGTTGCAACTAATGGTTTAGCACAAGTTTCGACTGTAAAGTCTTATGCAGATGGTCTTCTCGAGTGGGTTGAACTTTAATAAATTGAGTATTGGAAATATCTTTATAGATAACTCTTAAATAACTTATAATTACAGTATGCTAGGTTAAGTTTCCTTAGCATACTGTAATTTCCAAATATCATATTAAATATGGCTATAAATAAAAAACTTATACACTTTAAAAAGAAAGAAGACTTCAATTAGAAGAAACTTTCTACTAATGAAGCTAACACACAATATAGACTTGGTATTGCAGGTACTGTCACAACAGGGAATCCTGATATTAAATATCAATCAATAGTATTTATAAAAGATACTAAAGAGATTTGGACACATGATCAGATCTATCCTTGTCCTTATACAGAGGAGGAAATAGTTACTATGATTAAGGAGATGACCTCTTTCACTAAGGCGGATATTGAAAGTGTTTTAACAGGTAATATCACATCACATACACATAATTATGCAGGCTCCACCTCAGCAGGTGGTGCTGCTAATAGTGTAAAATCATCTTTGACTGTACAAGTTAATTCAGGAACCACTGAAGGAACTAATAAATATACTTTTAATGGTAGTACCGCTAAAACTTTAAACCTTAAAGCAGGTAATAATGTAACGCTTAGCGCATCTAGTGGTACAATTACTATAAATTCTACAGCTTCATCATCGGGTGGAACTACATTAGACGATCCTACTTCAGAAAACTAGATTTTGGTTGCAATACCTGGAGGAGCAAGTGTACAAAGCAGTGACGTTTCTACCTAGGCTACTGTAGACGCATTACATCCTACTTGGGTTAATTTTGAAACAGAATTAAATAAGTTTTCTGTAAGTGTTCCTACTCCTACTCAATCTGGGCAGACATTAACATCGGCAACTAAAAATGGTGAAGTAGTTCCAGTTTGGGAAGATTCTTATGATGAAGATTCTTATGGTATTACTTATTCTGGATTGAATGTGTCAGGATCTTTTAGCACTAAAGTAGGTACATAGCAACTTCTTAGTAAGATGCCTGTACAATCAGGAATGAAAGGATGTGTGTATAACCCAAAGACTAAAAAGTTACAATATTGGCTTGATCCTGATGATTGGAATTATATTGATGGAATTACTTAGGAAATGAATAATACTATACTCAATGATTCAGAGGCATAGCAACTTCCTATATATAGAAATAATGGATATCGAGATAGTTACCACCATCAAAGTAAGTACCAAACAGAAGGAATTGTAATTTGTGATTCTAATGGAGTAGTTGTAAATACAGATTCTGAATTTAAAGCAGCAGTAGATTAGAAAAATAAGATGTTTTATGTAAGACTTCTTTTAGAGTCTACTAATCCTGGAATAAGCATGTTAAAGGAACGTATTGCACAAAATCCAAAAAGATTATAGATAAGTATGTGTGATATGTCTGATGAACAAAAAGGAACTCCTGTAATTACGGACTTTAATCAATTGTTATGGACAGACAGTAATTCTAAGAACACTCAAGTTGGAAAAATTACAACAATGTCGGCAACATTTAAGGAAACTTCAGAAGGACAGGTATTAATTGTAACATTACAAGATCCAAATTTAACTAGTGACATCACATTTGATATGTATGTTCATTATTTTGCAGAATAGTTTAATTGTAATGCGGAGGAGTATCAAAGAGCATTTATTCGCCTTAAATCAGATCTTTCTGGTTATGACGGAGAAGTAATGGTATGGGTTCCTCCATTTCAGCTTAGAAATGAACCAGGACAAATAAGAATTAAGGAAGCATCTGCTACTAAATATGATCAGTATGATCAAATAAAAGGATTTCTTGTATCTGCATATCCATTATCTATTGTACGTTCTAATCCTAATGATGGTGGTTATTTAAGTACTATTGGTACATATCCATGTTTAGCATCTGTTTGTAATGATAAAGCATACTGTAGAGGAGGTAGTGATAATTCATCAATGGATCAGTGGCTGACAATGTATTCTAATGGATACTCAATGACTTAGTTTACTCAATTACGTAAGCCTATAACTGCTATAAATAGATCTTCAGCAAGAAATTGGTGTAAATATTCAGGTACTGAATTGATAGACTTTGAACATGTAATGCTTATAAATATTCTTGCTTTAATTGAGGATAAATTAAGCATTTATAAGAGACAATCTGGATTTGTTTTTAACGGAGCTACTCCTAAATATTTAATAGGAGAAATGAATGAATATGGTAATAATACTTCAGTTAAAAATATGACAGTATTTAAAAATACTGCTCTTCCTAGTGAGATTACTTCAAGTAATGTTTCTTCAAAAGTATGCACAGATGTCATTTATAAATATCGAGGAATTGAAAACTTTTGGGGAGATTCACTTATAATAACTGATAAAGTTCTTGCTTACGGTCAGACATCAAATAGAGTAGTATTATATTATAATCCAAAATCTACTTCATACGAAGATCCAACAAACTACTCAAATAACATAGCATACATAACTCCTTCTGGTACGACATATAAGTTTAATTATAATGAGTTTAAACAATTAAATGGAAGCAATCATTCATTGTTTCCCAGTGACACTTATGTCAGTTCGTCTTATTAGAAAATAGAATGGAGTTCAGGAACTAATAACGCAACAGTTGGATATTGTAATAATGTAAATAGTTATATGTTAGATATAAGATGTTCAGATTCAGTAACAAACGCACCTTCTAATGTGAATTTTACATCAGTGTATAGATCTATGGTAATACTTGATAAAGAACCTACATTATGATATTAAATAATAAAACTTTCTCAGAAAGAAGACCTTTGAAGTATTATCATAAAGGTAATACATATACATATAACTTCAATATAGAAAAGGATACACAACCTACATATACTGAAGTAGATGGTCAGATAGAAGTAGGATCTAAGAATGGATATTCTTATGTACCTATTGTAATTACATCTATAATAGTTCCTGATTATAACGAATGGGTTAAAGCAGTAATAAGAAAGTATATATCAGCTGAAGATGAATTTAAGTTGATCAATTCACACAATATGTACCAGCTGGGTGTTACTGATACTGTAAAAGATTATCAAGAATACTTGGAACTTGTAGATTGGATTAAAGGTATTGTAAGAACAGATTTCAACCATCAATCTTCTGATAAGGTTAGTTCAGAACCTAAACAATCTGATATAATTAAATTGATACAAATGACCATAGATACAATGGATTTAACTGATCAACAAGCATTATCTGTTAAATCATTATATCCTGAATGGGAATCGTTTATAGGAGAAACTATTCAGAAGGATACTAAAGTAAAATACGAGAATAAACTATTCAAAGTAGTTCAGTCTCATTTAGTACAAGAACAGTACCCTCCTTCTATTGAAACTGCTTCTCTTTATACAGAGATAGTAGAAGACCACAAAGGAACAAAAGATGATCCTATCCCATACCCTGCAGATGGTAATATGGTGATCTATAATGGTAAGTATTATTTAGAAGATAATATTCTTTATAAGTGTATAAGAGATTCAGGTAATCCGTTGTATGCTCAATTAAAGAATCTAGTAGGAATTTATGTTGAATTAGCATGAGAAAATTACTTTTGATAATTCCTTTATTGTTTTTATTGGCAGCTTGTTCAGTTAAAAAACAAATTGTAGAAGTTCCAGTACCAGTAGAAACAGTAAGAACAGAATATATACATGATACTAAAATTGATAGTGTCTTTGTAAGAGATAGTATCGATAGATGGATGAAAGGTGATACTTTCTATATATATAAAGAGCATACTAAATATAAGTATCTTTTTAAAACAGATACTTTGGTTAAGGTAGATAGTATTCCTAAAATAATTAGAATACAAACCACAAAAGAAGTGAAAGTAAATTATATTACTTGGTATTAGAAAACTCTAATGTGGATTGGCGCAATAATTTCATTACTTGTAATTGCATATATAATATGTAAATTAAAGAAATGGATATAAGTATATTTTGAGTTGTAGATCTATAATTAAATTAATATTTTTATTATGGCTGAGTTAATAAAAATTCGTCAACGTGGTACAAAAGCAAGTTATCTTCCTGAAACCACACATAAAGATGTAATTTACTTTACTACAGATACAAATGAGATTTATCTTAATGGATAGGTTTATGGAGGATCTTCTGATATAAATACATCTATAAATGAAACTATTAATACAGAAGTTGCAGCTCGTAAAGCAGTTGATGGTATTGATGGTAATACTTATGTTGCTAATGCAGAAGCAAACTATATATCTGATGCAACATCTTTAAATAATGCAGATGTAAAGTTAGACACAGCTATTAAAGCAAATGCAACTGCAGTAGCTAATGCAAATAATACTATCTCTACAGTTAGTACTTCTGTTGATACTATTAATGGTAAGATTCCTGAAGGTGCATCTACTACTAATAAACTTGCTACTGCTTCTGATGTTTCTACTGCTATAAGTACTGCGACTGGAAATATCAATGATTCTATCAATTCAGTTAAAGAAACAGCAGATGCTAATAAGGAAGTTATTGATGCTGGTGTAGTTACAGAGATTACGGCTCTTACTAAGATTGATTCTAATTATGTATTGTAGTACACTACTAATCTTGGTACACAACAGATAAATTTCAATCAACTTGCAGTAGAGTTTATTAAAGATGGGATGCTTGATAATGTAGAACTTGTTAAACCTTCTACTAAGCCTGAAGATTTCGGAGATGGTGCATTTACTGCTAATCATCAGTATCTCAAGTTTACTTGGAATACAGCAGGTTCTAAAAAGATTCTATATGTAGATGTAAATTCACTCGTTGATGTTTACACTGCGGGTACTGGTATCACTGTAACAAATAATTAGATTGCATTTGATAGTACTAATTATAAGCTCGTTACTGTTGCAGAGTATAATGATCTTGTAACACGAATAACTAATCTCGAAACTGTTACTAAGTGGTAATATGAATCTTAAAATTGAAATAAATCCTAGAAGTTATAAAGTAATTTTAAAAGATTCTACACCTGTTGGACAAGATGGGTATTTTAGTGAAGAAGCTATAAATCCTATCGGTTACAATAGGTTTAAAAAATCGGATACTATTTCAATAATCAAGGTTAGCTGCAATAAATCTGAAGTATGTATTTAGAAAGAAAATTCTACATACACAGAAATAGATCTTCCTGAAGATGGAAGATTCACTGTAAATTATTACGTTCTGCCTACCCTTGAGTGGGTAGAACGTAATGTTTCAGCACTTGATTTATATGCGAAAGTATATTGCGCAGATTTAGATAAAATCTATCTTTATAAATTAGAAGGAGGTAAATATCTTAAAGAAGAGATTAAAGTAGAAGATTTTACAGATATAGAACATTCTACTTTATCTTATACTACTGCACAATTCTTTTCTATTATAAACACAAGAGGTTGTTACCTTGATTTAGTAAAAGATTTGTTTGAATCTAGAGCATTAACAGGTTGCTTTTCTAAATCTAATATTGATCCTGAGCTTATTTTCAAAAGAGATTTAGCGTGGATGACATTAAATATAATTGAATATTTAGTAGATTTAGGACAATTAGAAGAAGCACAAAGATATATTACTATTCTTTTTTAGAATTGTAATGGTATTTGTAAATCTAAAAATAGTACAAGCAATGGATGTGGATGCTCTCAAAAATAAAGTTATAGATGAATATAAAGAATTTATTTGTAAAGTAAACTAGGGATATAGACCTGATTATGAATTTATTCTTGAAGAGATTTCATTCATAAACGATATGGATGATTTAGATAGTGAATCTATGTTATAGTATTATCTTAATAACAAATGGCGGATACAATCTTAACTCCTGGAGATAATACTCAGGATACTCCTACTACTTCTGTTTATTTAATAACGGATAACTTTTTAAGCGAATTTGAAACTGAAGCAGCTAAGAAAGCAGCTCGTACTAATCTCAATGTATTATCTGCTGATGATACATATACTAAAGATGCTATTGAAAATGTAGCACTTACTGCAGCTAAAGAAGTTGTTGAAGATTATTCTAATAGTGCAGAGTTTATAACTCCTGCAAAACTTGCTGATCAGTTAATTAAATACGCTAGATTAGATGGTACATATCCTTTTACCAAGCCTTAGAAAGGTGTTACTCCTATTTCTGATGAAGATTTGACTACTAAGAATTATGTCGATCTTCTTATAAAGACTTGCCTTAAATCAGAAGATAAATAGATAATTGTTGATTAGGTAAAGCAATTGCTTCGTAGTTATGCACAAACATCTTCTGTTTATAGTAGAAGTTAGACTTACACTAAGACAGAAGTAGATGAACAATTAAATAAGTATGCTAAATTAGATGGAACAACTCCATTTAAAGGTATACAAAAGGGTATTTATCCAAAGGTTGGTAATGATTTAACTACTAAAAATTATGTGGATGATGTGATGAAAAATCACAATAATGAAGCAGATCCTCATAGTTTTTATTCTACATTAGCAGATCGTTTGGATAAATATTATACTAAAACACAAACATATCCTCGAGAGCAACTTTATACAAGAGATGAAACAAAAGATATGGTAAGTAAAATTGCTGAGTCTATTGTTGATTCTGTACTTAAAGATGCTCAAGATGTAATTATAGATAAAGCTGTAGAAAGAGTTGCCTATAAAGGAGGATATGTAAAGCAAGATGGGTCTACTAAAATCGCTAAACCTTAGAAGGGTGTAGCTGCACAAGATGCTAATGACTATGTAGTATTAAGTCAATTAAAATAGGTAGTATCTGATGTTAGTAGTAATATCAAATCTATAAGTAATGTATGGAAAACAAGTGGTCCTTCGACAGTTGTAGTAGGCAACATTAAAGAAGGAGATACTCTTGCTAACGAATATACTTTACAACAGATTATGGATAAGATATTCTATGGTAAGTATATATCTATTTCTCATGATGGTGATTATGTTTCTTTTGGAGAAGCAGTTACTGTAACAATTTGTGCTTACGGAGGAATTGATAATGTAGATACTGCATACATTGCAGTGAATGGTAAGAAAGTTATGGATATTGATCCTGAAACTTTAAAGAATGGATGCTAGGAAGTTAATATTCCTAACTCTGGTGATACGGAAATGAAAATTGAGTTTGTAGTAAAAGATAAGAACGAAGTGGAGCATAAGGATTATTGTGTTGTAAAAACATCTGCACCCTTATTTACATTATGGATTCCTTTCTGGAAGGCTACGGCAGATTTAAATTGGGATTATATTACAGATGCTATTACAAACGATTCGACGAATAATAAGAAGTGGGATATAAGTCCTAATTCAACATCTTTAAAAACTGCTATAGATTTCAGTTCTTCAGATGGGACTTTATATACTCCTGTGATATTGATTCCTGAGAACTATAATGATCTTGAATCACTTAATATCACAACTTAGATATTTAACAAGTAGGCATTTGATTATGTGTCTATTCCTATTGAGATTCCTAATGCTGGTACGTTGATTTATAAAGTATATAAATTTAAACAAGGTAATGCAGCATTTCACTCTAACATACAATATACATTTGAATCATGACGAATCCTGATCAAATACTTATGAATAGTATTCTTGCATCATTCGCAAGAGGTGGTGGATACCCGTTGGAAGCATATTCTGTTTTTAAAACAGAAGAAGCAATGAAGAGCTTTTATTCTGTTCCTGAGAATAAAGCTACAATGTATGCTGGTATGCTTAGAGTAGTTCTTGATGGGAAGTCTGCATCTGGAGAATCATTAGGTCAACAATTATGGTGGTGTATTGAAAACTCTAACGGAGAATTAGAATTACAATTAGTTCCTACTTCTGGAGTATCTCAACAAGATTTGCAAGTAGCAATCACCACTTGTAAGAAATATACTGATGATAAAGTAAATGAAACTTCCACAGGTGCGTTAGAAGAACGTATACAAGCACTTGAAGATAAATTAAAGAGCTATGATGAATTGCTAGCTCGTATGACTAATGTTGAGGAAATATTAACTTGGGAATAATGGAAAGTTATAATCAAAATACAAGAACAGTTTCTGGAATAGAAGCAAATTATAGACCTTTTTCTACACATGCTGGATTAATATATTTTGCAATAGACACTGGTAAAGTATTTTTTAATGGTAAGAATTATTCAGGTTCTGCACCTACAGAAATAACAATTGTAGATAAAGTATCTGATCTTAAATATACTGGCAATATTCTTTACTATGTAAAATCTACACAAAATATATATAAAGCTATTAAATCAGGTAATAATTATACATTTAGTACTTTATCTGAAGAGAAGCCTATTAAATCAATGGTTAACTTAGATAATAGAGAACTTAATGTATTTGATGGTAAATTCTTTAAAGATCCTAAGTATATTAAAGTAATAATGGATTCCAATAACAGTTTCACTACTACAGACGCTTTAAATCTAAATCAATATATTAAATACAAAGGTACTGTATGTAAGGTAACTGGCGTAAAGGATGGTAAAATTACTATTGATAATACTTTAAAAGTAAAGGAAAATCAAACTATTACTATTGAACTCGGTGCAATACAAGGCGAATCTATAAAAATACTTCGTGAAGGGAATTTGTTCGCAGAAGCAGGTTTTGTAATATGAACTATATATTAGGTTTACTCATTTTTTTAGCAGTTGTGTTTATTTGGAGTTTATTCTTTAGATATAAGAAGTTGGATTTGATTTAGAAAGAAACTAATCAAGTACTTCACGCAAATGAGAAAATGCTTGATACTTTAAATAATCACATTGAGATGTTTCACACATACTATTTAGATGCTATTGCCAAGCGTAGATAGGAAGCTGAATAGTTATCTAAAGAAAATAAAGAACTCTAGATTAAGCTATAGGATGCTCAAGATGAAATTAAAATACATGTAGAAACTATAGCAGAGTTATCAAAAGAATTAAAATAGGTGCGATGTGATGTGGAAAATTGTGTAATGAGGGAACCTAAAGACGAATACTAATTATGTTAGATACTATTATAACAATTATCTCTACTATTGGTGTTACTTTAGGAGGATGGAAAGGAGTTGAATATCTTATAAACCGAAAGGCTAATAAACGTATTGCAACTAGTTCTGCTGATAAATCTGACATAGAGGTGGAGAAGGGTAAATTGGAAGTTGAGAATATACGATTTGAAGGATTACTTGAAGTAAATCTTAAGTTAAATCAACTTTTAGAATCAAAAACTGCACGTATTGTAGAGTTGGAAACTAAGTGTGATAGACTTATTGATGAATCCTTGCAGAAGGACGAAAAGCACAATAAGGAAATATAGGAATTAAAATTGAAGATAGATGAATTAAATAACAAACTGAGAGAACAAGATGCTAAGATTGCAGCATTGGAATCTCAATTTGCTATAAAGAGATGTGATATTACTAAATGTAATAAACGTACACCTAAAAATAATTATTAATTATGGCAGTACCTGAAATACCTAATATTAGAAAAAAGGGATTAAAGAGTGCTTATGCTCCTAATGGTGAACATAAAGATGTAATATATTTTGCAACAGATACTGGTGAATTACTTTTAAACAATGTACCATATGCTAATGATATTCCTGAAGGTGGCTCTGAAGGATAGATATTAATGTATGCTGGACCTCGTTAGGTTAAATGGGCAACCATTGAAGGAAGTGATGCAGTTACTGAGAATACGTATGCATACGGTGTAGAATGGACTAAGAATCAATCATCTCCTATTTTAACTCGTATCGGTAATCTTTCTTTACATAAAACTCTTCCTATTCAATCTAAGTTAAAAGGGTGTGTTGCTACAGTTGATGGATAGATAAAATATTGGCTTAGATACAATAACTGGTTTTTGAAAGAAACCAAAGAAGACAATATAACTGTCGATAGTCCTGAGTTTGCTTCTTCTAATGACTTAACCAAAATCAATATACCTGAAATTACTAATAAAGGTTATTACGTTGGAACTGGTGTAACATTAATCGATTCTAGCAATAACTTTAAAGCAGCTGGATTCATTAAAAGTGTCTCTGAAAAACAATTAGCAGGAGGTAAAAAACAACTCACTATTGAATGGATTAAAAATAATGCTACATCTGATTTCTTCACAAATGGAGGAACAATGGTGTTAGGTTCTAATCTTACTGGCAAAGATGGTGTTGTTAAAGTATATGTTCCAGAGTTCTACATTAAATCGAAGAATGTAGGAAATAAGAAACAAGTATTAATCTCCGAAAAAAAGATTGATAGTAGTTGGGAAAAACAACCTGCTTGTTTGGTGGATGCTTATCACTGCACCTTATGGAGAGGTGAACCTAATTCAGAATCTGACTTTTATACAGACGGACTTGAAACAAATACACTTGTGTCTGTTTCACATAATTTCCAAGAATCTTATAAAGGTGGAGTTTATAATGGAGATAGTACTGGTAATACACATCCTATTAGTGATTCTTGTTATGCAAAACCTATAACAGGTTTGAGTAGAGAAAATGCACGTACTTATGCACAAAACCAACGTGCAGAAGGAGGTAATGGACATCTTTTGACATACAAAGAATGGAAGAATATTTTCTATTGGTTGTATGTAATTGAGTATGCTAATTTTAATGTAAAAGATGTATATAGTGCAGATATAGACGGATATAAAGCAGGAGGTTTATTTAGAAATTATACTATAGATTCATTTACTGCTTTAACAACTAAGTTTAGTATGCCTGAAATATTTGCTCAATGCGGATCAACTGATATATTTGCTAATACTTCGTGTTCTTCTAAACTTACATTCTCTGTAGATGATGTTTCGTATACACTTCCTATAAATCGATATAGAGGATTTGAGGATATTTGTATGGAGTTTGGTACTATGTTGGATGGTATTGTTATAAATGGTACTAATGCAGATAGTACTTTTAATATCTATATAAATGATTCTTCAGATCAATCTGCTAATTCTGATGATGTAACATAGTTAACATTGTTAGGTGCTTAGAGTGGAGGAGAAGCATCAATTAAAGAATTTACATTAGGTGATACTGCTGAATTACTTCCATTAGATGCTGATTCATCTGCTACAGTGACTACACATAAATGTTCTTTATTTACAGCAGATGATTTCGGTCCAAGTGCAAATAAATATGGGATATATGTCTAGGGGGGATGTAAAAATATTGGTAACGATACAGGTTTAGCTACAATGGATTGTACAACAGATATAACAGATCCTGATGTTTGGAGTTATGGATTCAGAACAGTTGTAAATATAGACCCTATTGAAAATGTTTAATATAAATGATAGTGCCTTTGAGCCTTAGAAATTAATTGAACTCGATAACGGAGATTATATTTATAACTTTGATATAAAACCTTACAATAAGGTAAAAACCGTTATTGAAGATTTTGAAAAGAAAGAAATCACTAAAGTTAGATATAAGTATTATAGTGTAACTATTAAAGGTGGATTTAATGTTGCAAATACATACGATGCACTTTTAAAGGCATATTATGTAGATGACGATAAAACATTATATGATGCTTTAAATTCTCCGTCAAAAACATCTGAAATGGAGTCTATAGCATCTGACCTGTACGATCAAGCACAAATACTTCTTGGAGTTATTGCAGAACCTACAGAATTAGAAACCGCAAAGAAAAAGATGATTAAGCGAATAAACGAATACGATGTATCTCCTGATGTAAATTCATTCTATTTAAATGGATTGCAAGTATGGTTAGATAAATCTACTCGTGTTGGTTTAATGAACTCTTTAAATATAGAGAAGTCCTCAGGCAAAACTTCTTCTACATTGTGGTTTGGTAATATTAAACTGGAGATCAATATAGATACTGCTACACAAATGTTAAGTTCACTAGAAATATATGCTTTACAATGTTATAATAAGACTGCAGAACATAAAATGAATGTAAATAACTTATTTAGTGTATCAGAAGTAAATTAGTACGATTATACAAAAGGCTACCCAGAGAAGTTAACCTTTAATGTATGAGTACTTTTTCTTTAATATGTTGGATTATATCTATAGTAATTTATATTGCATATACTGCATATACTTACATTAAATATAAGCCAGACTGTATATCAGAAACATATTATAAATTAAAGAAACCTTATATATTTACTATATGGCTTCTATTAATTGGAGTATTAATATTCCCTTCTTGGGTGGAAATTACTAATGAAAACTATTAGTTCTTAAGTTTTCTATCTGTAGTTTCTTTAGCTATAGCAGGATTTGCTCCGAATTATTTAAAAGATAATAGGGTAACACATATATGTTTTACTCTTTTTGCTGTAGTATTATCTTTAATTTGGAGTATGGTAATGACAAACCATATTATATCCCTTATAGCATTTATAATAACTATATTATTAATCGTAGGAAAGTCTAAGAATATAATATTCTGGGTTGAAAACTTAGCTTTCCTAAATATATACTTATCCATAATATTCAAGTGAAGCCGGGCATTTTGCTCGGCTTTTTTACTATGTATACTATTTAACATTTCTTAACATCAAATTGTTTGTGAGTAACCTACTCCAGTATAAATTTGTTATGAAACGTTAACAATATATTGCAATATGTTAGATGAATAAGTTTCAAAGATTATCTTATTTTTAACTTACAAATTTATAAAACAATGAGTGAAACTAAAGTATTTGCATTTCCTGAATCAAATAATACAGGAATGGACGCCGCTCTTTTAGCCAATCTCAATCGTAACAATGATCCTATGGCTGCAATGGCTATGATGAATGGTGGAATGAACGGAATGTGGAATAATCCGTAAACAATGCTAAGTCTCGAACATTTAATTAAATTCAGTGAAATTTGGAACATTCCGGAATAATTCATATATTTGAATATAATATTAATCTAAAATTCAAATTTTATGGAAAATTGGAAAATTATTGAAGGAACAAACAATCACTATGAAGTTAGTAATTTAGGAAACATAAGATGTGATGGTCAATTGGTTAAGACAGAAATTGAAACATCTGGATATGTAAAAGTTAGAATAAAATTGATTTTTGGGACAAGATGGTTTTCTCTTCATAGAGTGGTAGCTGCATATTTCTGCGAGAATCCAGAAAATAAAGAGCAAGTTAATCATATTGATGGAAATAAAGAAAACAACAAATCTGAAAATTTAGAATGGGTAACTAATACAGAAAACCAACGTCACAGAATAGATGTTCTGAAGAAAAATTGTAAAGGAGAAAATAATCCTATGTATGGAATGTCTGGAGAAAAATCCCCAGTATTTAAAGGATATATTTATCAAATTAATCCTAAAACTAACGAAGTAGTAAACAAATACGCAGGTAGCGGAGAGGCTGCCAGGGCAGTTAAAACTCAACCTTGTAGTATTTTAAAAGTTATCAATAAACCAAATAGAACTTGTAAAGGATTTAAATGGACGAGATAATAAGCGGATTTAAAACCTCGTAAATTCACGGAAATTCCTAGTATTAGGACAATCTTGATCCAATCTTTATTAAAGATGGAGCAACGACTATTTAAATATTTAAATAAGGTTTAAGCAAATCTTAAATACGAGGGCTTTTCAATATAGAAAAGTATGATATAGTCTAATCTCTATAGTAATATAGAGAGAATATACAAACGCGGTATATTCATAATACAAAATGTTATTTACTTAGTGTGGATGATGTTTGCCCAGCGTATGTGGGGTAATAATTGGGGAAATGGTCAAGGAGCTCAGAATATTGAGATCTAGGATCAATTATCTGCAATCCGTGAACAAATGGGTACTAATCAGAATACTAGTCTTTTAATGGATGCGATTAAGGGTAACGGCACTGCTGTCGGTCAGCTCGCTGGTCAGCTTAATTGTGATTTCAATACTCTTAATTCAGCTATATGTGATGTTCGTGGTGGTATTGATAGACTGGCAGGTGAAGTTGGATTTAGTGCAGAACGTGTTATTAATGCAATTAACGCAGGTGATGCTACTATATCTAGACAACTTGCTGAGTGCTGTTGTAATACTCGTGAAGCTATTACTCGTCAGGGTTATGAGAATCAGTTAGCAACAGTCAATCAGACTAATGCTTTACAGAGTGCAATTAATTTTGTTAACTCTTCTGTGGAGCGTGGTTTCTCTGCTACTAATTATGAAACTCAACGTCAGACGTGCGATATTACTAAGGCTATAGGTGAATCCACTGCCGCCATTTTAGCAGGTCAGAAAGCCGCTGAGATGCGTGAAATGCAACGTGAGATACAGAGCTTGAGAGATGAGCGTACTGCTTATCAGATGTCAGCATTGACACAGTAGCAAACTCAGAATCTTGTTAATCAGTTACGTCCTTGTCCTGTACCTGCATATATAACTTGCAATCCATTTGGATGTCAAGGTGATTATGTAACTTATAATGGTGGTTGCTGATGTACGGACAATGGAGTAATTAGATGCTTGCTAGACGTTTTCCAATAAAACGTTTAAATGGTATTCCAATTATTAAAACAATTTCAGTTGCGACCAATGGCAGTGTTGTAACTTATCAACTATGTCCTTGGCGATATAGACAGCTTCCCAATGAGGGATTGTTGTTAGTTAGAATCGCGCAGACACCTTCCGCTGGTGCAGGGTCTGCTGCATTTACAGTATCTTTAGAAACACACGCTACTCCATAGACAGGTTCCACAGGAACTCCTGTAATAGACGGAGTAGGTGAGAATATTACATCTAACAAAGTAGTTACTGGGAATGTACTTTTAATGTATTTCAACAAATGCGATGGTATTTTCCAAGTACTTAATTCAGTTGAATAAAAAATTTATAACGTATGTTTCAGTCACTTAGAGTAAATCAGCAATTTTACATATTAACTAAAGGTCCATAGCCAAGATTAGATATAGGTACTGTAACTTCAGTATCTGCTCCATAGATGAAGTTTCCTTCTCTTCCTCAAGGTTTAGGTGCGCAACCTGAATATATTGTGGATGTAACAGTGCAAGTAAATGGTGCTACTCAATAGTATTAGAAGTTACCTGCTAATAAGGAGATTGCAGACTTCGGAGATGGCTTTGGAAATATAATAGTGTCAACGAGCAGAGATGCAATGAATAGTGAATTAGCAACTCTCAAAAATAAATCAGAAGAACATATCAGAAGAGTTGATGAAGAAAAATAGAAAATACTAATGTATGAATCTATTTTACAACAATTAAATCCAGAATATGCAGAAAAGTAGAAATAGGAAGCAGAAATAGCTAATTTAAAAAGTCAAGTATCAGCAATGGCACAATCCAATGCTAATCTTGAGAAAATGATGTCTTAGTTATTAGCTGAGATTAAACAAACTAAGGACGATTGAAATATTTAAAACATTACTCTTATGAAAGGTTATATCGAAATTAAAGAAGATGCATACGATGATACTATCGAGCATCTCCATCGCTTAAAAACTATTGCTTGTAAAATGATCAAGAAATTAGAAGAACATTCTGATATTTATGATGATGAATATAATGAAGAGATGAAGTCACGTAGTCGTAGTAGAAATAGATACGACTATTAATAGATCTAAAGGGAGATAGGAGATTTTTCTGTCTCCCTTAATTTTTAACATATACGATTATGTCTTATAAAGAAGACTTCACAATATATGATATTAAACCTGAATATTTTGAGAATTATTTAAGGTATTATGGATCTCATTTCAGTAAGAAGTTATGTGAGTTTGCTTGTAATAAACTATTTGGTAAAATGGAATATGATAAAGATAAATTGAGAATATTACTACAAGCAAATATGATTGATTTCAGTGAAATGGAAATGGACGATGCTGTATATATTGCAAATTGGTGTAAATATGTATTCTTCGGATCTTCTGTACCTGAAGAAAAACATATTGCATTATTTATAAAAGATATATACGCTAAAGAAGAAGATCTTATATTTAATAGATTTATTGCAGATTGTGCTAAAAAAGGTATTCCTATTCAATGGGAAGAAATGATTTAAGTTTTGTTAATTCCAGAAAATTATCTAACTTTGCGGCATAGGTAGTTTTCTGGAATTTTCTATATGAAGACTATCGTAGTATATATTCTATTAATTAGATACAGATGAATTAATGATAGTTTGTGTATAAAATATATGAATTAATGGATAAGAATAATTTTTTAATTGCTCTAGATGGCGGTCATGGGATCACAACGCCTGGAAAATCAAGCCCCGATCTTCGTTTGAAGGAATATAAGTGGGCGAGAGAAATGGTTGATCTTTTAATTCAGGAATTTACTAAGTTAGGAATTAAAACTTATAAAGTTACTCCTGAAGAAACTGACATCTCTTTAAGAGAACGTTGTAGAAGAGTCAATCAGATGTATAAGAATAATAAAAATATGATTCTAATATCTGTACATTGTAATGCTGCAGGTAATGATAAGAAGTGGCATACTGCTAATGGATGGAGTGTTTATATTTCACAGAATGCTTCATCTAATTCTAAACGTCTTGCTAAAGATCTTTACGAACAAGCTATAGTAGAAAAAGTGCAAGGAAATAGATCTGTGCCTAAAGAGAAGTATTGGGTACAATCATTAGCTATGTGTAGAGATACACACTGCCCTGCAGTTTTAACTGAGAATATGTTCCAAGATAATAAGGAAGATGTTGATTTCTTACTCTCGAAAGAAGGTAAAGAGAAACTTGCTAGATTGCATGTAAATGGAGTATTGAATTATATAAATGGAAAATAAAATAAAAGAATTAGAAGAACGTATTGCTGCATTAGAAAAACCTAATAAAAATAGATTGTTTGGTAGATCTTACACACAGTTAGGAGATTCTAATACAGATATTATACTTCTTACTAAGGGACAGATTAAAGTTAAATATGGTAATAAGTTTTTCGATCTTATTAAAGATGGAAAAGTAAATGCTGATTTATCAGATATAATTAAAAGATTAGAAAAACTAGAAAATAAAGATGATTAATCATTTTAAATAAATGTACAATAGGAATGGATGAATTTAATGAATTTGAGGAAGATTTTTCACAAGACACAACTACAACTCAAAATAATGAAGATGATGCACCGCATAGTGCAGTAGAGTATGATGATTCTGATCTAATCTCAGAACTTTTAAGATCTAAAGGTATTCAAGATCCCAGTCGCATTAAATTTGAAAATGCATCAGGACAGATTGAAGAACTTGACTGGAATAGCTTAGATCCTCGTGAACAGATAAATATTCTCAATCAAGGAACTTCTGAAGAAGAATCACTTGATACCGATGAAATCTTGTTGCTTAATGCAATTAGAAATAGTGGTCTCACGCCTAGAGAATATATGAATTATGTTCAGCAAGATACTATCAATCGTTATAATGCTACTAATAGTCAGCCTAATTTTATGATTGATAATTATACAGATGATGAGCTGTTCATGGCAGATTTTAAAAGTAGATCGAATGACATCACAGATGAAGAAGCTGTAGAAGCACTTGAAAAGATTAAATCTAATCCTACTTTATATCAGAAGCAGGTAGATGCTATCAGACAGAATTATAAACAACTCGAATATCGTCAGATGCAGGAGCAGCAAATGGAACAAAATGCTCAAAGGCAGCAACAGTATCAGCAGTACGCTAATCGTGTTGTAGATAGCATTAATGGATTTACTGATTTTTCAGGATATAGCTTAAATATGAATGATGAAGATAAACAAGAAATATACGACTTTATTACTGGGTACGACGCGGCTGGAAACAATTATTTTCAAAAAGCCCTGAATGATCCAGATCTTCTCGTTAAGATGGCGTGGTTTGCGCTTAAAGGAGAACAGATGGTAAGGGATATAGACGCTTATTATCGTAAAGAGCTTGCGTCTTCCCGGTATAATAATAGACAAGATGTTATTTATAAACCTAAAAGCAGGGCTAAGTCATCATCCACAGCATATATTGATGATGATTTAGATTAATTAATTAAATAAGTATATGTTAGTTGCAAATTTTACTACTAAGTTGCCCAACATGGGCCAGACTAAGACTTACGAAGAGTTCTCTACATATTTAAATACAAAGCCCCATCGTCTCGGCGTTGTAGCTCGTATGTATCCCGAGAACACTCTTAATTATATTCTTGATGGTCTTCGTAATGTATTTTATAACGATGCTAAGGGTTCTAATCGTTATCAGCCTATTGACAGTTTGTTCTTTGAGTGGTCACTTGAGACCAATCAGATTAAGAGAATTGCATTTGCAAACGCTCCTGAACAGACTGGTGAAGGTGGTACTGATATAACCATGGCATTTACTGAGAATTGGTATCAGAAGTATGACATCTTCCGCATTGATGAATCTGGTCAGATGTGTATTGTACTTTCTCGTCCCATTCGTAAGCGTGATGAAAACCCAATGATTGTCTCGCTTATTATCTGCAACTAACATTAAATAAATTCTTTAAAATGCTGGGAAATCGCTAGACAACCAGCAGCGAGATTACAAAAGATAATAACGTTCAACGACTAAGGGAAACCTATAGATATAATTTGAAAAATGGAATTACAATGAAATATATAGTATTTTTGACTAAGAATAATAAATCTACAATTAATAGTATTAATAGAATCCTTATAGGAGTACATAAAACAGAGAACCCTGATATATTTGATGGATACCTAGGAGAAGGAGTAAGAGTAAATAAAGCATCTACATTTATGTATCCCAAAACATCATTCCAATATGCAGTAAAGAAATATGGAGTCAAATCATTTGAAAGAATCACCTTATACATATATGATACTTTAAAAGATGCATATAATAAATATCATGAAATTGTAGATGATACATTTATAAATGCTAGTTATACATATAACACTAAAATATATAAGAAATATGCAGGAATGTGTGATTATCGTCCTGTTTATCAATTCAATTTAAAAGGAGAGCTTGTTAAAGAATGGAATTGTATAGATGATGTTTGTGATTTCTATTGTTATCCTAAATGGAGATTTTACTATGCAAGAGCATCTCGTACACCACTTCTTAATTTCTATTGGTCTGGAACTAAAGTATTAAATATAGTGAATCCAGATGATAAAAGTCATCCAGTACACATGTATAATAAGGATGGTAAATTGGAATTTTCTTTTGGATCGTATGAAGATTTTGGTGAATTTATAAATGCGAACATTAAAGAAATGAATGATATTATTTATAAACATAGATTTATAAATGGGTATTATCCATCTAACAAACTTCTTGAATCATTTGCCCCGAAAGCAAGAAGGAAATATTTAAAAGAGTATATGTATGTCTATAATAAAGAGGGAGAGTTTGTTGGTAAATTCTTTGGTAAAGAAGTTATGACACCTATAGGCACTCACTCTTGGAAGAAGATAGAATATTCTATAGAGCATAATGATGGGTGGTTTAATGATTTCTATATATCTTTAAATGAAGTTGATTCAGTGCCAGAGAAGAAAGAGAAAGTAACATACATTGAAGTATTTGATAAGTTCGGTAACTTTATTGAGAAAATTGATACAATCAAAGAAGTCAAAGAAAAGTATGGTATTACATCTGGTAAAATAAACAGAATTAAACTTGGTCAAAAACATTGGGGTGACTATATATTTGTATACAATCGTAAATGATATAGTCTAAAGGATTATTGGGAGGTAACAGTTCGTCTTATTGATAATGATTACTCATCTATCCTTGACGATTCTGCATGCCAGCCTGGCATGACTACTACTTGGGTATCTGTATCAATGCCTGAGTTGCATGAGGAAGGATACACAAAGACACTTTCTTCATTTGAAAAGCATCGTAATTGCATTCAGACATTCCGTAATGACATTTCTTGGTCTTCACTTTATCAGGCGCAAGAGCAAGCATTTATGTCTATTGCTGATGATAAGGATGCTTCTAAGTCAGATGGTGTATATAAGATGGTTAAGAAGGAGAAGGAACTTCTTGATAACTTCAATTATTCAATGAACGCAGGTCTTCTTCTTAACGTGGGTAACGTTGACGCACAAGGTCGCGCTACTATTTCTGACCCTGATACAGGTCGTAAGTTGATGATTACTGAGGGCGTTATTCCTCAGGTTGAAGCATTTGCTTCTAAGTACGTATATAGCGGTAAGTTCAAGCGTCAGATCTTGAATCTTATCCTTTCTAATATGGCAGAGAAGTCTGAGAAGCTCACTGGGAATCATTATTCCATTCTTTGCACTCAGAAGCTCTGGAATGATATTCAGGAGACCCTTGGTGAATATCTTGCCAATTTCCGTACCGATGGTACATATATGTATTCTAAGAACGCCAACAAGGGTGACGGTGGCTATATAAAGGTAGGTGCTACCTTTAATACTTATGAGATTGCCGGTAAGAAAATTGCCGCATAATAGTAAAATGTTATTATGATAAAAATTTATTAAATTGCTGGAAAGTTACGACTAATCAGCAGCTTATTTTAAATATAAATAAGTTCATCGACTATTTTAACAAATAAAGAAATTTAAATAATAAACATCTTATGGAATTAAAATATATAGTATATATTACTATTAACCTATGTAATGGAAAGTTCTACATAGGCGTGCATAAAACCAATCCAGATGTATTTGACGGCTACATTGGATGTGGGATTTATAGACCTAATGACGCTTGTAAAAAGTTCCCTTTTCATACAGCAGTGAGAAAATACGGATATGAAAACTTCAAACGTACAACTATAAAAATATTTGAAGGGACAGAAGAGGGTAGAAAACAAGCACTTGAGTTAGAAAGAATATTAGTAAATGAAACCTTATTAAAAAGTAAACAAGTATATAACTCAGCACTTGGTGGACAGTTGGGATGTGAAAATACTTTTAAGACGGTATATATGTTTAGTTTAGATGGAAATTATATACGAAAATTTAAAAATACCAGAGAAGCTGCGTTTTTTATAGATCCTGAAAACTTAGAAGTGACAAGACAAGCTATAAAAAATAATTGTAGAGGAATTACTACAAAATCTCATGGATATTTTTGGTCTTATAGGAAAGAGTTTGTAAAGAAGGATAATGAAAAATGGAAGAAAGTTGCACAATACACATTATCTGGAAAGTTTATAAGATATTTCGATTCTGTTACTGAAGCTGAAGAAGAATTATCTTTAAACAGCATTAGTCAAGCGGTTAAAAAAAGATACCAGTGTGGCGGATACCAATGGAGATATTATGAAGGAGATGACAATAATATTGGTCCCTTAGTAAATGCTAAATCAAAATTTGGATCTTTACCCATTGATATGTTTGATAAGGATGGAAATTTTATTAAAAGTTATGAGTCTATAAATGAATGTACGCAAGAAAATCCTAATCTTGACAAAAGTCAAATAATGCGAGTTATTAGAAAAATAATTAAAACTCACAAAGGATTTAAATTTAAATTTAAAGATGAAGATATAGTCAGTTCTAATTCAGAATGAATTTTGTCTCATTTATACCTGATAAGTCACTTACTCGTTGGTATGGCAATAAGGGCTATGGTCTTTGCCTTGATTTAACTGCAGACAAGACTAGCGGTACTCCTGCTATTGCTAAGTTCTGTCTTAAGGGTCAGGAAGTCCAGACTAATAAGATCTGGGGTGTTGCTACTCGTTCAGGTGATGTATCTTCTAACGTAGCAGCAGCTAAAATGACTATGACGGGTACTGCTGGTGTAGCAGTATTTGCTCCGTTTAAGAGTTTTATTATCTACGAGGCTTAATTGTCTTAATAGATAAATTAAGATATTGAAGATCTGGTGGAGGGAGCCTTAAAACCCTCTCTCCGCTCTATTTTATGTAATATGAATTAATATGGCTAAAGTAACTAAATCAGAAATTGATCTTGATGAAGTAATTGTCTTGCGAAGTGTTTATGAGAAAGCGATCAATATGAAGTATTATATTCAGCCTTGCCGAGATAAGTTTGGTAACTATCCTCAGTGTGTAAAGTTTGTTGATGCGGCAGGTAATATGATTCTTACAGAGAAAGAAAAGGAACTTATCTCAGAGCATAAAGCAGTTTTCTTTCCTGAAAATCACATGTTTGAAATTACTTCTGGTAAAACATACAATCTCAATCGCTTAGAAGATAAAGCAGAATGGGATTGCATTAAAAATTGTAAGTTGATTGCTAAGAGCAGAGATGAACGTGATGAGAAAGGTAATCTCTTAATTGACGGTATTCAGCCTACTGCGAATAAGGCAGGTGTTAATGGAATTGCAGAGCTTTACATTGATCGTCCTGGACTTGATACTCAAAGACGTGTATCTAAGAAAGAGCTTATACATAAAGCAGAATCCTTTATCTTTGATGATCCTCGTGGTAACGATGGTCGCTTGAAGATGGCTCGTATTCTTGGTAAGAATATGTATAACCAGCCTGATGCTGATGTAAAGGATTTCCTTCTTAGAATCGCAAGCAAAGAGCCTAAGAAAATTATAGATCTGTATACAGGCGGAGATACTACATTGCGTATCTTGTTTATTGATGCCAAGGAAAAGCATACTATCTATGTAAAGAATAAACTTTATCTTTATGGTGATAATATTGTACTTGGTGCAACCGATGATGCAGTAATTGCGTGGATGAAGAATCCTACTAATCTCAAGGTTCTTGAACTCATTAAAAAGGATACATATCCCGACTTGTATAGTGCTGAAAAATAATAGCTGTAAACAACAATGACAGCCAAGCAAATGTTTGAAGCATTACTTACTGAGTTAAGTAAAGTAAATGCTCCTTCGATGTTGCTTCAAGATTTCAACTACTTTATGAATAAAGCAGTCTATTAGTATATCAATAAAAGATATAATATTTATGATGTAAATCAATAGACTACTGATGATTTAAGGGTGTTAAAAGCAACTGCTACAATTCCAATCGCTGATTCTAATTATAATACAGGATTTGTTAAAAGTGTTTCGTTTGACTTACCTGAAGATTATTTACACATGCTTAATTGCATTTGTTTATATAATGTAACCAAACGAAATAAATGTTACAATCAAAATGATGACGTCCCCTTTGCAGCGAAAAGATTGACAGCAGATGCTTGGTCTATTATTATAAATGACTATTATAACAGACCATTACCTTGGAGACCTTATTATTATATTCACAATGTAAACACTTCCAACGAGTTACCTACTAATCCGATGACTTCAGAAAATAAGTATGGTACAGATCCTACTACGGAAGAAAATGGTACTATAGAAACTGAGTGGATTATTAAATTAGATTTTACAACTAAAGATAATCCTAATCAAGTATTCGAGTTAGAAACTCCTGTAAAAAAAGAAGATGGCTGGGAGACGACAAAAGAATGTAAAGAATTAATTTCTGAACATGGTGATAATTATAAAGTAATCACTAAAACTATCACTGAGTCAAAACCTGGTAATTTTAGGAGAGTAATTAATCTTACAAACTTCGATGAAAATCCAGTTTCCACAGTAGAAAGAGTAGCAGGTGTACGATATGGTAATCCTACTAAAGTACGTTGCGAAATACGTTATGGTAACGATATTGATACATATAAACTCAAGAAAGTTTACATTGATTATATAAAAACACCTCAAACAATTAGACTTACTCAAGAGTAGGTTGACAAGATTGAAGACACATCACAAATACTAGAATTTCCTGATTATGTATGTTAGGAAATAGTTAATGAACTGGTTACTCTTGTGATGGAGAATACAGCAGATCCTAGATTACAAACACATATACCGATTACACAGTCTATAGCTAATCCAGCTCAATCACAATAGGCTGCGCAATCTTAATCTAAATAAATATGTTTAATTTCACAACTACACATGTAATTAACAGTAATTACGATCTTTCATCCAATACTCCTCTTTGGATTCTTGGTACTGATACTTTCACTGTAAAGGGTGTAAATACTTTCAAGAAAGAGAATGTAGAAGCAGCTTATAAGGCAGCATATAACGATGCAGTAATGGCTCAGATCACTATTGACTTCTCAAAGGCTAAGATCAATGGTGCTGCTATTGAGGATGGTGAGGATATGCGTCTTTATATTCCTCTTTATCTCTCTACTTCATCTGATCTTTCTTATTATGCTAATGACACCAACCGTAAGGGTAAGGTTCTTAGCGTAGACTTTAAGTACAATGCAGCTAAGCCCGCTGAAAGTCTTAAGAAACTTATTGACAAGTTTGGCTTGTTTAAGTTTGAGAAGGATATGGTAAAGGTTACAGTTCCTGAGGATACTAAGCTCGTAATTACCGCAACAACTGAGTTTCAACGTTTTGATACTCCCAAGCTCCAGTATTATGTAGCATCTGATGTTCCTTATAAGGATGGTTACTACGATGTAACTGATGGTAGCACTGTTACTGATAAGCTCTTTACTATGGTTGATGGTCATGAAGCATTTGGTTCTTATGATTACATCCTCCGTAATATCAAACTTCCTACCCACGAAGCTACTCGTGCATTTGGTATCAACCAGCATGAGAATCCTGTTCCTGGGGCAAAGTACGATCAGTACATTATTCGCTATTGCGTAAATCGTGGTCCTCTTGGTCTCAACGCAGTAGGTGATCAAGTTAAATCTGAGACTACTCATGTATTCTTTGTAAATCGTAATATTGAAAAGAATACTACTGATAAGGATGCTTTCAAGGCTCTTGATGGCGAAGGTCAGCCTGATGCAACTGTAGAGGATGCTAATGTTGCTGATTTCGATTCTGCATTTAAGGCTTTTGCAGGTGATAAGCTCGAAACTTATACCTATAATGCAAGTAAGAACAAGATTGAGAAATCATAATTAATAGGCGGGCGCAATCAAACGCCTGCCTTTTTTTCTTTTTATTATGTATACAAAAGTAAACAAATTAGCATCAGCAGTTTATAATGACATAGTTTCCGGATTAAGAGGTTATCATCAAGGACTTTCTTTATCAATGGAATAGCTAGAAGATGAGATAATGATGATGCGGATGTAGGTATTGAAAGAATATTCTTTAAAAGGAATACTTCCTGTTAAAGATTTATATATAGCAATTAATTGCATAGAAGTTGATTGTAAAGATTTGGAAAGATGTAGATGTTTAGAAGACGAATGTCTTCATACACCAACAATGCATTTTGAGATCCCTCAACTTGTAAATGATTATGGTAAAGAATCTATTTAGTATATTGGTTCTGCTGATAGATAGCTTCCTTTTTCTTATTATACATCTTTAAATACATATAAGAATCATAAATGGCGTAAACGTGCAAAAAGTAGACCTTATGTCTGGATTGATACAACTCCTAATGAGAATGGAATGTATGATTGTTTTGTATTTAATGCACCATTATTAAAAGCAGTATCTGTGGTAGGCATCTTTAAAGATCTGAGACAATTAGAAAAATATTCATGTTGTACTGAATAGGCAGATGATAATTTCTCATTTATAGATAATGAAGTTAAAGATAGGCTTACTAAACTGAAAATTAATTATTATAGATCAATGCAAGCCCCTCTTAAACCTAATAATCAAGAATATACTACTGGATGAATAATTTTTATTATGCTCTCAGTTTATTAAACACTATGTATGGTGTAGATATGGACGAGGAAGATTTTGCTGAAATTGCTTTAGTAGGTTGGAATTTAATAGGCAATAAACGTACTAAGCTATATAGAAGCTGTAAGACTTTTGAACCTTGTGAAAAAGAATATAAATTAGAATTACCTTGTAATTGTGATATATTAGAAGCAGTAACAGGTGATTTTGAAGATTTTGCTTTTACTTCTGGAATAGATCCTGATGGAGTACCTCAGTCCTCAGAAACAGAAGAATATATAGAAGAACATAAAGCATTTAAGCAACCTTTGTATGCTAAAGGTAAGTTTATAAATTATGAAAGAGTAGGAGATACATTATATTTTACTCAACCAGTAAGAAAAGTAAATCTTTTATATAGAGGTTTAGTTGCAGATGAAAATGGACTTCCTGAAATTACAGATTCGGAAGCATTAGCATTAGCTACATATGTTGCTTACATTAATCGCTTTAAAGAAGGATTAATGACTAATAATACAAATATTATAAGTATAGGTAATGTATTAAAAGCAGAATGGGAAAAGAGGTGTGTACAAGCAAGATCTGAATTTAATTGGACTTAGAATGACTATGATGAAGTTCTTGATGCAAAGTCTTGCTGGGATAGAAAAATATATAATAGAAGTTATAAATTAGAACGATGAAATTAGCAACAGGATGCGCATTAAATGTTAAGTAGTTGCTACGAAATTTTCCTGTATAGAAATTAAAGTTTAGTTATAAGGTAAGTCGTGATAAAGGACTCCCTAATGGAAGAATAACTCTAATAGAAGATATTTTTACATATCACTTCTATTTAGTCATAAGGGATATTATAGAAAATAATACTGTTTTTCATCTTCCTTTGGTTGGCAAAAGAAAAGCAAGAATAGAGCCTTTTACTTTTGATGAAGAAGCATTTAAGTTAAGGAGAAAGGCAGGTTATTGGGAAAATCTTGATTATATTGCAAGTGATTTCAAAATGTATGGAATATAGTTAGTATTATGTGGGAATAGAACTCCTAGATACAAACGTATTTATATAAATAAAACATACGAAAATGAAATAGTATAGAATGTAAACAAAGGAATGACCTATGGAGGTGGTCATGATCGTAAGATAGATGATTACTTTGAGTCTGTTATGGATAAATACGATGGAATCACTAAACGAGATATTCGACTTATATTGAATTATTGTTGGAGATAGTATTATATGTTTATAAGTCGAGGATGTGATATACTAATTCGTAGTAAAAGATTCATTACATACACAGGATACCTTAAACATGATTCTATTAAATGGTTTTAGTCATATCTTAGAAAACTTGCTTTAAAAATAAGATGGCTAAATAAAACTAATAAAAAGAAGAAATGGGACGGATACTATTATTTTGCACTTTCCAACGATCAATATAAAGAAACATTCGGCAAAAATGAAAATAAAAAAGGAAAACGATTATCTAAATTCACATTTACGGATATATGGTTATATACTTACTATGATGAATGTTCTTTAAGAAATGCAGGATATAAATATATTTGTAGACTTCCTTATCACGCATGGATTAAAAATTGCTTACATTTTGATAAACTAACCACAAGCAAAGCAGAACTTATAACTATTCGAGAACCTTTAAAGTTTAAAGATATATTAGTAAGTGAAAATGAATACGATCTTTTATGAAAAGAGATTACGCAGCTAATTCATTTAATAAAGGAATGATAATGGATTTGAATCCATTATAGATGACTGATGAGGCAATGACCTATTGCTTGAATGGTACTATATTAACATATAATGGTAATGAAAATGCTCTACAATGTGATATGGGAAACGGTAGAGTAGAAACTGCTGTCCTACCAGAAGGATATATTCCTATGGGAACATGTTCTTATGGGGGAATAATATATATAGTATCATATAATCCTTTAAAGGATTTATGTCAGATAGGTTCATTTCCTTCACCAGAGAGAAATATAGATTCAACAGAATTAAGTCCTGCAGTATATGATTTAAAAGAAACTGATATAGTTAATAAAGATGTATTAATACCGTCTCATAAATTAGAGTTGACTACTGAAAATTTATCTCCAGGAGATAAATTTATGGTAGTAGCTAAAGATTTAGATGGAAGATACTTATCAGATTACTATAATACTGATAATACTATTGGAGGATTTCCAGGATTATGGAAAATGCGTTTAGCATCAATAGAAGATTCTGGAAAAATAACATACTTCGATAATGTAAAATGGTATGATAATAAATACTATATAAAGGAAACTAACGAGGATTTAGAAAATAAATCTGAATTGAATGTAGATGAATATAGATCTATAGTTAGTTCTGCGTACACTATATTTAAAAGTAAATCATCGGGTAAACTTGCTATAATAGTAGAACCTGAGATGATTGATGATTTCAGTTGTTCCTATAGTTTGTATGTAACAACAAATGAAAAGACAAACCAAGTAGAATATAAGGTATATTTAAATGTATCGTGGAATACATCTGATGTAAATATAAACCCAAGTTGTATACATGTTGAAAGTGACAAGATTTCAGGTGAATTTGATTTAAATAATTCTTATAATCTTGATTTAGAACACACTGAAGATTCGTATAAATTTTTTAAGCAGAATAATGCTAAAATAAAAACTGCTACTTTTAATAAAGAACATAGTGTTGGTACAACTATAGTCCAACTAAATTGTTAGGAAATAGACCAAAAGAAGAAATTATATAAAATATATAATAATGGTGTTCCTACTAAATCGTATTATAGAGATAGTACATACTATTATATAGATAGCGATGGGTCTTAGGTAGGTGCAGAAAAGCGTGGAAAATTCTATTTTAAAAGTAATAAGTTTGAGAATATATCTGATGATATTGTAAACAATGAGTATGATACTGATGTTAGTATTCATATTGGAACACTTACAGATCCTAAAGGAATATTAGAGTTGAAAGTAACTCCTTGGATGCTTTCAGGTGCTATGGATCATCTATCTCAAACTATAAAAATAGATTTCGATAAAGTAGGAACTGGAGAAATATCATTAGACACTTGGAGATATTATCAATATAGTGATACTTTACTTTTAAATTGGGGAATCGATGCTAATCCTAAACCAGGAGAAGATGTTAGTAAAGTAGTAATGACTTTCTATGATAATCAAGGTCCAGCTGCTTGTTATATTGCAGATGATTATACTTCTTATAATGGTAAATTCTTAAACTATATCAATCTAGATAGAACGTCTGAATATTACGATATTAGTAATATTTTAAATGATGGATCTATTATAAAACATATAGGAAAGTAGATAGAAATCTAGGATTTTGAATTAAGTAATTATAAGGATCAGTTTGATAATCATACAATTCTTATCACATCTAATGATGATCCTTTGAATCCTGAATTTGTAGAATATTCTGATTCTGTTAAAAGTTCTACTCACAAGTTCTGGGAAAATGATTCAGGTATTCTTTACAAGAATATTCTTTATCTTGTGAAGATAGATATGTATACTTCTCATCGGGATACATTTACGCAGACAATAGGAGATCCTGTAACCGCATGGAGATGGTTATGGACTAATGGAATATTCAATGATCAATATGATACAGAACTTGATTTTAATGAACTACGTCCTGAATTAAATCTTCGTGTATCTGCACAATATTCTGGTACTCTTATCCCTGAATCTGATGAATCAAATAAAATAAGTTATACTTTTTCTGAAAATTAGATTCCTATAGAGAAACGAATAGGAGATGTAGTTTAGAAGTTAAAAAATGCTTATATTAATGTAGATACTGATTTATATTTTGAGGATAATTATGAAACCTTTTAGATAGATGCTGAATAGGTAAGTAATATTACAAGTAAATTTGCAATTACTAAGGATATAGATAATAGAGGAAATATTAAATCTGATCCAGAAGAACCTACTTTAATTAGAGGTAATTCTAATGATGAAGTATTTACTCGTCCCGAAGGTATGAAGGATCATGCAGAAGTGTATATGAAAGTTTTTGGGATAAAACCAGTACCTGCTGAGCAAGAATTTGTATCTGCATATACAAATGACTCTGTTGTATAGGATGTTGATTGGTATAATGTTAAAAAACCAATGTCGTTTGAAGTAAATGCAGAAATCCATAATCCATATTTCTTATCTTCAGATGCAGATAAAACTACATCTACAGTTACTACTATAAGACCTTTTATAAAGTATGAATCTGATTTACATAAGTACAATCTTCAGTTATTAAAAAAATATAACCCAAGATATGTTACTTTAATGGATTAGGCTATTGCTAAATATTGGAATGATTATTTTAATCACAACGGAGGATTAAATACAGAGCAATAGAGTATTAAAACTTACAAAGCTGTAGTTGATCCAACTATACCTCCAAGTCCATCTAAAGATATAGATGATCTTGTAAAACCTGATGAAAATTTCTCAGGATCAGGAGGATCAGGAGATTCTGAAAATACAGGTGTTGGTGGAACTGATGCACAAAATAGATATGGAACAATTACATTTAGAAATGCTCTTGTGCTTGGATTTGGTGATAATGATGGGAATAGTTGTTTTCGTGGTGCATATATCGCCTCTTTATCTAAACCTTATAGAGCTGGAAGTGTAAAACGTATATTATGTGAAAGTATAGGGGAAGATACAAAGTCGATGTCATTAGATATGTTGACAAAAGACAAAGATGTTATAGAACAATCTAAAAAAATATCTCCGTTATTTTATCCTACATTATTTATGGCATTTTGTAGAGATATAGATGGATTACATACTAATCAAGGTGGAGATAAATTTGAAGCAGACCTTCATATTGGTACTTATTCAAAATTAAAAGATACTAAGGATGATGATACTTACAAAAAATTAAACATAAATACAAGTGTACATGGCAGGTGGCTTCCTAATTATAATGAAGATACTGATTCTTATCGAAAGGTATATAATGGAATTGAGAAAAGAAATGGATTCAGTCTTTACGGAGGATATATTGGGTGTACAACTACTAATGGAGTAGTTGTTGATTTTTTAAATAGACCTGTTAGTACATAGACAGAATTAATAGAATCAGACATGAACTCTTAGTTTCCTTGGGCAGATAGATCTGTTATGAATGTAGCTTCCGAGTTTGTATTAGGCTTGTTGGGATAGCTTTATTATAAGGACAGATCTGAAGTAAGAGAGGGGTATCATTATAAATACTTAAATTATTTTGAAGATAGAGTAGTATCTTATGTTAAAGATATTCTTTATAAACCTGTAATTAGTAATAAAGTAACTAACACTAATAAGTTACTTCTTCTTAGAGGATTAAAGTATTCAGATTATTTATCTTCAATTGCAACAAAGGCAAAACTTCTTGCAGATAATGTGGACTATTCAAATTCTAAGGTTAAAATAAATCAATTAGTTACTAATATTCCTATTATTCTTAATTTTAACGTAACAACTCCAGATATAGAAGATGGAGTTATAAATTGTCAAAGATGGGATATTGAGCAAGGTAAGTATATTGAAAATAGGATTACTTTGAATTTTGATTCTATCGGAGTTTATAATGAAGAAACTCATGCAATGGAAGATATAACAGGATTAACGCATCCTTTATACTTCATGGAATATGTACCAGAAAGCATCGACAGAGAAGGAGGAGAAGAGAATACATTCTGCCTTAAAAAGATTAGACGTCCTATAAGATCTAATAAATGGTTAATTGATACAGATAAAATTGGGGACGATGGAGTTAAGGTGTAGGTATATGATGTTGAGCATTATCCAGATTGGAAATTTTCTATACAAGAACTAATACCTTATTTAGAAATAAAAGAGAATACATTAAATATAAAAGATTCTATTTCTGATATAGGATTTATACAAAATTCTGTATCAACTTTTGTTTCCTCTTCTAATAAAAAGGATGATGATAGTGCAGAAGCTCGATAGGTTGACAGTTTAACATTGTATGAATTTTTTAGAGATGAAACTAAAGAAATAATAAGGAGTATAGATAAAGACAATAATGTAACTTATACTGAAGATGAATATACTTTACAGCAACGGTGGGATAGTAAACGATATAATACATGGAACATATAACATCTTTATTTAACGGAACTACTAAGTTCTATGTGTAGACTAAACGTCTTCCACAAGAAGGAAACTTAGTATACGAATACAATCCGTTTCGTAATTATAGATTAGATGAGGATTTATATGAATACGAAGATAACTATTATACTCTTGGGGAACTTGCTTAGTTAGACATTATTCCAAATTGCAATATAATTGCTGCAGAAGATGATAAAGAACTTTCTATGAAGGAATTTAATGATCTAAACTATAATCCGTCTAAAAATATAACATATTTAATTTCTAAATACTCTGGGTATGTAACAGATAGAATATACACTAAGCGAATCTTGATAAGAAATATCTATAAAGAAGAACTTAAAAGAGCTTTACATAATTACTTTACACAAAATAAATTAAATGAGTGGTCTGGAGTTCCTGAAAATAAAACAGACCCTGTCCTAAGAGAAGCAGGTGAATTAGTTGATTTCATAACACCTGAATTAGAATTTGATTTAGAACATCCTGTTAGTTTACTTCCTTAGAAATCATACGATAATTCAGTAAATCTTATTATAAATGATGGGAAAACATATCCTAAACTTATAAATAATAGATTTAGCGTTAAAGGAAGAAACCAGTATGAAATAATTGATCGTAAAGGAACTTCTGATACTAATATTTATGATAGGGGTGAATAGTTTAAATCTGATACATCTCTTTATAAAATAACAGAGAAGTTTGCTAAGATTAAGCTGAAAGGAGTTTCTTATGGAGGTAATTTAAAAGTAGGAAACTATTTCTTCTATTTCAAATTAGCAGATTCAGATGGTAATGAATCTGACTTTATAGGAGAATCTGGATTAGTAAGTATATTCCTTGGAAATAGTTATAAAACAGCAAGAACAGGAGAAAGAGATAATAATAGTTCTAAAAAAGTATCTTTCTACATATCTAATCTTGATACATCATATACATACATTCATGTGTACTATTCTAGAACATCTGCAGAAATATGGTAGAATAGTACTACAACGTATGCACAAATAGATAGAAAATATCTTATTTCTTCAAACGGAACATCTAACATAGAAATAACTGGATTTGAAGAAGTAATAGATAAAACATTAGAAGATATAAATTGTTTCTATAGTATAGTTGAAAGTGCAGAAGCTCAAGAGCAATGTCAAAATATGTTGTTCCTAGCAAATGTATAGAAGACTAAAATTAATTATACTGAATTAGAAGATCTATCTTTAAGAGTACTTCCATATCTAAATGAAGAAGAATATAAGACTAAATTAAATCATAAATATAATTTACAAACAAATGAATTAGGTTATGTTGATCCTACATTCATTTATAATAAGACAGGATATTGGAATGAAGAATTATATAGATTTGGTATAGTCTATATATTAAATAATGGAGAATTGTCTCCTGTATTTAACATAAGAGGTGCTTTAAATATAAATTCAGACATAAAGTATTCTGATATACCTTTACGAAATAAGAAAGGAGTTCGTAATTATATTTAGTATGATGAAGAAACATATCAGTTAAAGAACAATACTAAAGATGATACTGAAAAAGTAACTGCTTCGTTTGAAAATTCAAAAGGTGTAGTCAGATTAACTTCTTTAAAAGATACTGATATAATTCATTCTTTTAAGTTTATAATATCTGATGAAGTAAAGTAGGAAATGCAGAAATATGCACGAGGTTTCTTTATTGTTAGATAGAAACGTATGCCTATGTTACTTGTGCAAGGTGTTACATTAGGTATTGATAAACACTCTCGTACTCCGACTATTCCTACTGCTGGACCTATTTTAAGTAGTCAAGCAAGTAAATTAGAAAAAACTAATGTAGCAGTAGATAATATAAACGGAGTAAACTATGTATCTGAAGGATTCCTGTCTAGATACCATTATTACTTCAAAAGAAAGAAGGGATCTATATGGAGTCAAATACTTAAGATAGGTGCGTTAGTTGTTGGCGCAGCAGCTTTAGCAGCCGCAGTTGTATTTACAGTAGGTGCTGCAGGTGCTGCAGGTGCTGTTGCTGGAGCGGCAGCAGCCACTGTTATAGCAGAAGGTACCGCTTCCGTAGTAGGAGCATTGCCAGTGATTGGTATAGTAGCAGGAGCAACTATTGGTGCTACAGTTGTAGCTGCATCTACAGAATCTATAGTATTAGCAACTAAGTCTGGGAAAACTACTTTAGATGGGTGGAGAACTAAAACACCATCAGGATTTACTAAAGAGGAAGAGGATGATTCTAGAAAGTTAACACAAGACTTTAAAGAAAGAATGATTATAAAAGATCCTTCTTAGAATGAAGTTTAGTGTATACTATCTCCTGAATACGAAACTAATATAGCATATTTTAATACTATATTCTCTGGTAATACACATTATATATAGAGTGCTATAAGTTAGAATCAATTACAAATAGAATCTGAAGATGGAACTATAAGACCATATTTTGCGGAAGATTCTATATAGCCTAGACATTTCTATATAAAGGATTACTATGATAATACAGATAGATCTAATGCAGAATGTCCTATTATAGCAATGCAAGATTCTTAGAAAGTAGGAGCAGTTGAGGATATTCTTTTTAAAGCAAGAGCAGGAGAAGCAGAAGAAGTATTTAGATATTTATCTGTTTCTACTGAACATTTAAAGAATACTAATAATGAGTATGCTACAGAGAATCTTGATAATGTAAAAGTAAATTCTGATATTATAAGAGGTAATTTTGGTCCATATCTTGGTTTTATAAATGGAGATTTCAAACCTGCAGAAATAGTTAATATATATTTTCCAGGATATAATGAATCTTTAATTGAAGAGTATGCTTCAATTAGAGCAAATGATAAATCTCCTTTTAAAGCAGTTACTGAAAGAATATCATTTACAGACATGGATGATTATTCTAATCAATTAATATATAGTAATATTGATCAAGGAGAGAAAGAATATACTATTCATGTTTATAGAGGAGATTGCTTTATATGTCAAACCACTCATAGATTGAATAGGAACTTCAACGACCCATCAGTACTTTATAATGATTAGATATTAGAAACTGATACATGGAGAGAACATTATGATCCTAAAGATGTAACTACATATTCTAAAATTAATCTTGGAGATGTAAATGCAATATAGATGGGAATGTGGGTTACTTTTAAAGTAAGATCTTCTTCTAATTTAAATCTTTGTACATTAGATGAATCTAATGTTGATGAGATAGCTATGTCTGGACATCCTAGAGGACATTATCCACAAACTCCAATGTCAGTAGAAGGAAGTTATAAGATAGCAGATACTACTGTATACAATCAAGGATTTAGAAGTACTGTAGGAGAAAGAAATCATTTTGAAACTCCTGATGTTCCATATCTTAAAAATAGTTTCCAAACTAGAATAATGTATTCAGATATTTATGTAACTGACGCATTTAAAAATGGATATAGATCATTCTGGGGAACTAATTATAGAGATTATACTAATCAATATGGTTGTATTATCCAACTTATAAATATACAAGATAACTTACTTTGTGTATTTGAGCACGGAATTGCTTTAATACCTGTAAACGAAAGAGCAGTAGCAGCCCAAGGAGCAGGTGGTCAAGCATATATTAATACTTCTAATGTACTTCCTGAAAATCCTAGAATTATATCAGATACATACGGATCTCAATGGAAGGAATCTATTATAAAGACTGATAGTTATGTTTATGGTGTAGATACTATTGCAAAAAAGATTTGGAGAACTAACGGATCTAACTTTGAAATAATATCTGATTTCAAGGTTCAAGAATTTTTGAATTAGAATATATCTTTAACAGAAAGAGAAGTTACACCAATTATAGGTATTAGAAATGTAAAATCACATTGGAATAAGTTTAAGAACGATGTAATGTTTACTTTCTATGATAATAAATATGATTTTGAAGAAGTATCTTGGAATTTATGTTTTAATGAAGTATTAGGATGTTTTACAACATTCTATTCTTGGATTCCTTCTTATTCAGAGAATATTTATAATCAATACTTCTCGTTTGATAGAGATACATCTAAGCAAATTGCTAAGTTAGGTATTTCTAATTCTAACAATGATTTTGCAGATGGAATTACATTAAGCAATAATGTATTTAAGAATAATTCTTAGACAGTTGATGGATTATATAAAGTAGGAATACTTAGTTTAACTAATAGGAATCTTCCAGTAGGAGATGGAATAGAAATAGAAGAAATATTCACTTTAGAAAGAGATTATCAATTAAATAATAAGAATTTTGAAATCCGTCAAATAGATGGTGAATGGTGGTTACTTTCTAAAGTTCCTGCATGGGAATTAAGTACTGAATAGTATTGTAGAGTTATTGGTAATAGAAAAATATTAGATATAAATGATATAAAGGATTGGAAATCACATGTGAATGCTAGTTCTAAATTCATTTATAAGGATAATACTAATAGACGGAAAGAAATCTCTGGATTAGAAGAAGCTACTTCTCATAATAAAGTAATTACATATTTAAATATATCTTGCTCTATTACTGTAAAGAGAACTTCTGAAGATGTTCCTTTTGCTGATGCGTATGCTAATGGATTTAATGAATACTATACTACAAATGCAGGATAGTTTAAGAGTAGAATTGCTATTATTCCTGAATATAATCTTCAGTTCTTAACTACTGATTTCTGGAAACATGGACAATCAGGAATTATAGATATTAAAGATTAGATATTACCTGCTCACTGGTATGGTCATCAACATCCTTTTGAGTTTGAGTTTGTAGTAAACAAATACCCTGATTCACATAAGATATTTGATAATCTGCAAATCATAAGTAACTATGCAGAACCTGAATCATTCCATTACGAGATTATTGGGGATTGCTTTGATTTTGCAAAAGATAAGGAAAATATGTATATTCGCCAAGAAGCAACTAAATAGTTATATTAGTACAATGGATCTGATATTGTATATGATCATGACTATAAGAAACTTCATACAGAGAAACATAGATAGTTATTAGATGCTAATTACAATCCTATTATCGGATAGTACGATAAATCTACTATAATGCCATTGTTCTATTGCAGAGAAGATAGAATAGAGCATATACATGATCTTTACTTTACTTTAGAAAGTATTGATGGATCACATAATTATGATTCTTTATCAGGAGGAGAAATAGCTTATAATCCTACTACTAGAGAATACTCTATTATAAATCACGTTAAAGCAGTTAACATACAAGATCCTAAACAAGGAAGAATGTATGGTAATATGCATTATAAAGAAGATAAATGGCATATACAAATAAATCCTTTAAAAATAGTTCAAAAGAATGAAGAAGATTGGGGTAAGAGTGATTTTACCAATGATGCTAATCCTGATTTAATTCCTGTCGAATTATGGAAACTTCCAATACCTAACGAGAGGATTTCTAATGATACTGTTAAAGAGTAGATTGATTCTAAATAGATTGAATTACCTTTGGATTGGGATAATAGAAATATTGTTAAATGGGGTGATCTTGAAACCCAATGGACTGAAACCAAAATGAAAGGTAATTATATGAAAGTAAAAATAAGATATAAAGGAGACAAATTAGCAATAATACAATCCTTACGAACTTTATTTAGTGTAAGTTATGGCTGATTTAACAACGCAAGTATCATCGTTTACTCCGTCATTTAATAATGTATTAACAGTTCCTGAATTTGACACATCTTCTTATTAGAATACATTACTTAATCTTGCATTAAAGGACACAAAGAACGAGTTTGGGTTTTTTGATTCTTTAATGAGTTTGCACAATCAAAGTTTTTAGAAACACATGCCGGGAATTACAAAACAACAGGCAAAAATTAATCCAAAACCAACTCCTACAAAATTAGATCCAAAAATTACTTCTGCTATTGCTTCTGGAATGAACACAATAGGAAGTGAATTAAGTTCAATGTCTGGTGCATATAATGGTACTTACGGAGGACTCGCTCAAGGTGTTAATTCAGGGCTTACGACTGCAAGTTAGATGGTAGGACAATTTGTTCCTGCTGCTGGTTTAGCAGTTGGTGTCGGTAATATGTTTAATGGGTTAAGTAATTCAATATTTGGATCATTAGACAATGTAAATAAGACAGATGCAATTATGTCATCAATCCCTGGATTAGGAGGAATTTATTCAATGTTTGGTAAAACTTCTGATACGTTTTCAATGGATAACTCTACAAGAAGTGCTATAGGTTCTAGTTATGGTGATACATATAGTACCTTAGATGATGCTTCTAAATTATCTGGTAAGAAGATGGTGTCAGGTCTTGGATCTGCTAATCGTAAAATTGCCACTGCTAATGAGATGCAGAGTAATTTATAGAATATAAATGCAGAGAATAATCAACGATTAGATCTCTTAGAAGCAGGTAGTAAGTATAAGAGATTAAATCGTGATTTCAATATGACTGGCGGATACGATTAGAGATACTCTGCTACTTTTAAAGATGGTGGAAAACTTGAAACTCAAGAAGATAATATTGAAAAGTTGTATTCTGATTTTATAAAGGAATTATCTATACCTAAGAAACAAAAAGGAGGCACAATCGTAAAAGAAGTAGTTGTACCTGCTATAGTTAAATAGGTGATGATTCCTGCAATTGATGATATTATCGAATATAAAGCAGGTGGTTAGTTTAATGTAATACCTGAAGGTGCTTTACATGCTCGTAAACACAATATGAATATAGATAATATTACTAAAAAAGGAATACCAGTCGTATCCGAATCAGAGGGTGGCGAATTAACTCAACAAGCAGAAATTGAGCGTAATGAAGTAATACTGCGATTAGAAGTTACTGAAAAAATCGAGGAACTTTATAAAGAATATTCTAATGAAGAAACTAAGAAATCAAGAAAGGATGAATTAGCATTAGAAGCAGGAAAACTTCTTACAAATGAGATATTATATAATACTTAGGATAATACAGGAATATTAAATGAATAAGGTATATTTAATTCCGAAATATTAGGTCGGTGCTAAAACAGCATATAATGCGGCACGAGGGCGACGCAGACGACAACAAAACGATGTAGCACAAGGCCCTAGAACTCTTACAATGTCTCCCGAAGAAAGAAGAAAATTTGAGTAGGCTAAAAGGGATGAGCTAAAAAGAACACATAAAAAACAATACGAAAAAGAATATCAGAAAGCGTTACAACAAAAAATAGAAAAAGAAAGGCAAGAAAAAGAAAGAGAAACTAGACATAGATTAGAAATTGGTTCTAATTTAATCAAAAATCTCAAACAATAGTTAGATGATTTAGGAGTTCCTTATAATCCAAATGCAAGTCTTGGGGAATTATATGCTGCTGTACTTGATAATCAAGAAGCATTAACTAACTATTTACATGATGGTGTATATAATCCTGTGTTTAAAAGATTTGATGTTACTGTTAAACTTCCAGAAGAATACAAAAAGTTTTTAGATGCAGCAAGGGAAGAAAATTACTACCCTGGGTTTATGTAGGATTTAGAAAAATATGCCAACTATTATAGAAATTAGGATGTAGCAGGAGTATTACAAAATTACTCCGATTAGGATGTTGCCTTAAATGGACCTTACTTATTAGATGCAGCATACGCCCAAATGGGTGAATCCGCTGGAGATTGGGAACATCAAGCACACAATCCTGAAGGAATTTATTACGGAGACCCTGATAATTACCAAAAAGCAATGAAGAGTTAGTATGGCAAACAAATGGCTAATAGATCTTCTTTAGGAAATATTGGTAATTTATTCTCTCCAGGACAATGGGTTGGATGGGGTAGAGATATGGCTAAAGCTGGTGATTTTAATCCACTTATGTATCTAATACCAGGATATGGATTATATGAATTTGCTACAGATAGTAATGTTAGGCAAGCACTTTGGGATTCAATGCTATACGGTAATTCTGGATGGGCAACTGAGGATTTCGCCTTTCGACATCCACAAGCTGCAACTTTATTGAATATAGGATTAGATTTAGCAGTTCCTTGGGCTATTGGAAAAGGAGCGGGTTTAATAGCAAGAGGTATTCCTCGTTTAACGCCTAGAATTTAGGGGGTTGGAAGAAATATGTATAATTTTCTTAGGAGTGATCCGAGGACTGATCTTATGGTTAAAACTGAGATAAATCCTAACGCACTGACAGTTGATGAAATGGGTAAGATTATGGGCGGCGGTGATTATCTTTTTTCTAAAAGCACTGATGGACTCACTATTAATGCTAACGATAAGATTGTTAGAACAGGAACAAACCAGAGACCGACAAATAAACAAATGACAAGAGCCGTTGAGACAGTGATCGATGATTATGCAAGTATACAAGAAAGATTACCTCAAGATCTACAAACGGAATATAATAATATTTTAAACGGACATTCCGAAATGTAGTAGGTTAAAGCTGCTAAATAGTTTAATGAAAAAGCATCTGCATATATAATGGAGCATGCTCAAGATTTTGATGACGTATTATCAACAAAACCATCTCTCGCACCTCGTCAAACTGCAGAACCTACTGTAACTCCTAATAATCCAGTTACTCCAGAATCTACTACTTCGGAACTTCCTGCAAAAGCAGCAAGACCTACTGAGGAAGCACCTGCTCGACCTGCAGAAGAAACAAATGCTTCATACGAAACTGTAGAAGCAGAGAAGCCACAATCTAGCACTATAGAATATGGTGATAATTATAGAACTACTATAGACGATGATCTCTCAACAGAACCCTCATCATAGACAGGTGTTCCTGAGAATAATCCAAAACCTGCAGAGTCAGGAACTACTCAACAACCTTCATAGGCAGCTTCTTCAACTTCTGAATCTAGTCAAGCAGCTCCTACAGAAAGTACTCCTGCTAGAAGTGAGAGTGCTGCAAATGGAGAGAGTGCATCTACAAGTGGTAATACAGGTGAAACATCTCTTGATAATCCTGGACAGAAATACGGATTAACAAAAGAACAATATGAGGATTATGTAAAATTGAGTGAAAAAGGTGGATTCCGACAAAGAAAACTAAACCGAGCTGAAAAACTTAGATATGAGGATTATGAAGCAAAAGTAAAGGCTGTATCACAAAATGAAAAACCTAAACTCGCTAGTAAAATAAAAGGTATAACTCCTTCAAGAATTTTGAAAGGATATGGGAAAGCTGCTGCTATTGCTACAACAGTTGCAGCACCTATTGGGGCAGGTACTGCTGTAATTCTTGCAGGTAAAGATGTTGCTACAGGTGTTTCTCCAGGAGACAGGTATAAAAGAGCAGCAAAAAAGGCTCAAATGGAAAATGAAATGGAAAACTCCAAAGTTAATATGGAAATATTAAATAAAACTAAAGAGTTAAACAAATAGGCAGAGGATATGCAAAAACAAATGGAGGCAATGCAGCCTAAAGACGAGATTATTGGTTATGAATATGATGCAAACGGAAATATAATAGGACAACAAGTAAAAACGGCAAACGGAAATATAAAAGTTATACCTATTGCACCGATAGATACTACCAAAGTTAATCAAGAATCAAAAGCCTATGAAGGTGAGTTTAGGCAAGAATGACTATAATGTCAAAGAAGTAACTTCTGAAGAGGATAAGAAAAAAGGATTACAAGGAGTTAAAGAATTACCTAAAGATGAAGGTATGCTTTTTGTGTATGATCCTCCTCAAGAGGTCACAATGTGGATGAAAGATACACTTATTCCATTAGACATTATATTTATAAATGATGATTAGGAAGTAATTAAAGTAGCTAAAGGAGAACCTAACGACACTTCTAAAATAACTGTTGATAATGTTAATTATGTGCTTGAATTAAATATAGATTCAGGGGTTAAAAAAGGTGATGTTTTGGAATTTGAGGACGATGCTCCTATAATGAAGGTTCTTGCTCAAGATGGTTCAACACAAATGGATTTATGGGGTGGAGAACGTATTATATCCAGAGCAGAAACAAAAGTAATTATTCGTAAAGCTAAAAAGGCAGATGCTTCTAAATCAGATAATGATTATAAAACTTTAGGAAGGTATATTTTTAAAGTAATAAAAGGACAAGACAGTAGAGATGCGGAATATGTATCTAAATAATATAATATAAAACAATTTTAATTATGAAATTTACACCTATTAGAAAATTTCAGGATGGTGGTGCAATGGGAGCACCAATGGAGGAGCAAGCTCCTCAGGAGATGCCCGCAGAAGGAGCAGCTCCTCAAGAAGCACCTCAAGGTGGCGGTGACCCTTTAATGTAGGTTGCACAGCTTGCAATGCAAGCACTTCAGAGTCAGGATTGTCAAGCCGCTATGCAGGTTTGTCAGATCTTCTTACAGTTGATTGAGCAAGCCCAAGGTGGCGGTGGCGCAGCTCCTGCTCCTCAAGGTGAGCCTGTATACCGCAGAGGTGGTATTTTAGTTCGTAGAAAGTGGTAATAGATGTCTAATCTTAGATGGGAGTATGTTGTAAAAAATATACTCCCATTTTTAATATGAATATGTCATGGCTAAAAAACAAACATATAAAAGAATTGGAGATGAGGTACTGTTAAGTGATTTTATAAATCTAGCAGATTCTAATTTCCAAGGTTGGCTTGATACAAGAGCTTTAAATAAAAAATAGAAAGAAGCTGTAACACAGCAATATTCTCGGATAATGAAAGAAATAGCTAAAGATCCTTCTTCCTTTGTCATGGAAGCAGGTAATAGCTTCAATAATAATTTCGGAGTTACAAACGCTACAGAAGGATTTGATGCAGCAGGGGCTGCCGTTGGATACATAGGTGAGATGCTTCGTAAAGTGAAAGCATATACTCCTGAAAACCTTTATAAAAAAGGAGATAATATGTTTACACAAGCAATGCAATCTAGGTTAATTGGCAATGATCCTAATGCGTTTTTAGCATTAGATGCCGCAGACGAAAACGGACATCGATCTACTAAGAATAGAGATACTAAACTTATAACAGGGTTGACTGACATTTATAATAATATTGATTAGTATAGAGATTTTGATGATGAAGAAACTAAATAGGATTTCTTAAATAAGTTGCAGCAAACTATCAAAGAGTTACAGGATGGTGACCCATCTAATGACTGGTTCGCATTAGAAAGATTAGGTCTTCAAGGGATTAAGAAATTCTATTCAACATAGGATGAAATAGAAGAACCTGAGCCAGTAACTGTTCCAACAGAATCAAGTGAAGGTAGTGATGATTCTACAAGTGATAGTATATCTAATGATCTTGGTACTTTATTTAGCCAATTTGTAAATACTAGATACCCTGTTGGTAGAACTGCTCCTGATTATAATCTCGGAAAAAATAATTATAATACACAATTTAAAATAGATGATTTAGATATGCGTTTAGGAGCAGTTTCTAATGATATATTAACAAAGTTCTTTAAAGATTATATTGTTCATAGAGACAATTTTAATGTCAAAACATCTCTTGGAATTAGATCTATATATAGAAACGCAGCATCAGTATAGGACTATCCAACAGAATTATATTTAAATCGTCTTCTTAATGCGATGTATCGTAAGAATATGTTAATTAAATTAGGAGAGAATAGATACTTAGTTCCTGGAACATGGAGAAAGGATAATACAGTATACGTCTGGGACACTAACGGAGGAGGATTAGGCACTTTGCAAAATGTATCTATACATAAGATTCCTTAGTACAGAAAGATAGTAGAGGATGAGTTCTTTAAAGAGCATCCTGAATTAGCATCAAAAAGAACAGATTCAAGTGTTGCTGAAGATTATCCTGATATGTTTGTAACTTCATAGAAAAAAGGTGGTGTGTTGAAAGGTAAAACTGGATTGGATACTGAATTAATTAAAGCAGTAGATCCTATAATAGACAGAACTACTTCTACACTTAAAATGCCTAATGGAGTAGACTCTTTAGCACCTCGTAGGTTTGCGGAATTGAATTATGGATTAGATACAGGTAATTCTGATCCAAATGTAGGTAAGGTTGATTATTCTTATAATACATTTATTCTTCCTGGGTGGAGTTCTAAAAATAGACATGATAATAGAACATCTTCTATTGGGAAAGATCCCAGCAGACCAAATATAATTGGATCATGGAGTTCACAAAATAATTATGCTAAATCTGGAAATATTAAAAAGGATGTACTTGCATATCAATCTGCAAATCCTAATTTAACTGCACAACAGTTTATTGATCTTTATAATTCTAATGTTGATACACTTCGTGCTACATCTAATACATTTAAAGATAAAGGATATAATGCTACTGGATTTAAATCACATTATAACTTATTTAATTAGATGTATGGATCTCGTGCTTCTGAATATAATTAGAATGTTGGAGCGATGGGATCTCAAGATAATATATCTGATATATTAGGATCTACAATGTGGTTAAGAACTCCTCTTGCTTTTAATTCTGATAGTGATTATTAGGATTAGAGAGTATTTCAGTTAAATGATGGCACTAAAGTAAGAGTTAATAATGATGGTAAACTTGAAATATACGATCCTGTATCCGATTCTATAGATAATGAAGGTAAGAAAATAAAGGAGCAAGCAGAACAAAGGAAGAATGTTTATGGTAAGGATACTAAGGAACAAGAAGAACCTACTTGGCAAGATAAAGTTCGTAATTTAATTCCTCAATTATTACGTTCTAATCGATTAGCAGATGCTTTAAGAACTAATAATCGAATTAGAGATATAGTAATGCCTTCATTACAACCTGCACTATTAGAACCTTACGATTTACATTCACCAGTGACTGGCGATTATTATTCACTTAAGACGGCTAATAATATGGCAGCAGACATCCGCAGAGAAGGATAGAGGACAGTTTCATCTGATGCTTCATTAAATACCGCTAGAGCATTGCAAGGCGAATCACAGGCTTCTGATCAAGAAATAAAAGGACAACAGGTCGATAATGCAGCTATAGATAAGTCACTTACTGAATCTCAAGCTCGTGAAGAAAAGAGTAGAGAAATTCGCAATAAGGTTGCTAATACCAATACTGCAAGTGTTATTCAAACTAATCAACAACGTGCTTAGCTTGATGCTAACTTAGAGAAGCAGAATTGGGAAGCACGAGATAAATTCTTCCAAGAGCTTGAAAATAATATCAATAAGAGTAATCTCGATAGAAGAGATATTAATCTTCAATCAGCTTAGCAGTTAGCTTTATCTGATTATGAAGAGGAAACTTATAGACTTAATGCAGGATATTATGCTTGGAAAGCACAGCCTGGTAATGAAACTAAAACACCTCAAGATTATGATGCTTACACAGGTGGTCAATATATGACTGATTTACGAGATGCTTAGAAGAAATATAAACAAGCTGTTTTACAAGCATACGTAGACCAAGTAAATAGTACTTTAATATGAATGTAATACCTAAATTTCAATAGGGAGGAGGGTTTTCCTCCCTATTTGTAACATATAATCCAGTTCCTCAACCATAGGCTCAAGCAGAAGCTCAACCTACGGCAGCATCTTCAGCAGAAACAAAGAAAAGTGAAGATGATGGAATTACTAAAAAAGATATTGCACAAATGCTTGATAATATAGATGGATTACCTAGTGACATGTAGGCAGTACAAGCATCTCTTATTAGTTTGCTTACTTCACCAAGTATAGGTAGTTCTTCTGATATGTCTGTTGCTTATATGAACGCAATGACACAATTAAAAATTGCTAAGTTTAATAAGCAAGAATATGATAAAGCATATACTGCAGTATAGTAGAATGGAGGACTAGATGAACAAGCAATTACTGCATCTGGTACCTTAGTTGTTTTTAATAAAGATACTAATGGAATCGATGAAGTAACTGTTAATGAGTTTTTGAAAGATAAAGGAAAAACATATGGCACACTTACTAATTCCAACCTATTACAAATGAGAGCATGGCGTCCTGAGTATGTAAATAAAAATAACATATTAGGAGTTGTATCTAATGGTATTGGAATGAAAGAAATACACGAACTTGCATCTAAGATGATTGGTACATTGGGTACATCAGAGCAAGCAAGAGAGCAACTCAATATTAAAAAGGGTAGTGTTATTGCTCAAGGTTTACAAGTACTTAATGATGCTCAAGCACAAGCAATGATGACCGAGTATGGAATGTCGTTAGACGGTCTTTATAAAGCAAAGGTAATTACTAAAACACAGAAAGATCAAGCAGAAGCTGCTCTTAACTATGTTTATAGCATGCTTCCCACTAATGCAAGAACAATGCTTAAGTTAAGATCAGGAGATACTAAAAATCCTGATGCTGGTGCAAGAAAAATACTTGGTGCACTTGTTATGTCTAAAATGGATTCTACTTATGATCAATCTATAGACTATCTTGGAGGATTTGAGAAAGTAATGGGTAAAAGCAGTGGATCAAAGAAAGGTTCAGGATCTGGAGAAGACGGAGATTATGATGATGGAATAGACGGAAAAGCAGGTCCATATACTGCTATTGCTCGTATGATTGGAGCAACAGATACTTCATTCACTTTAAATCCTGGTACAAGTTATCAGTTTACTGTGGATGGTAAAAGTTATGCATCTCTTCCTGATTATCAAGGCAAACCTGTCGGTAAGACCAGTCTTGAAAACTTACTTATAAGTGGATTACAAGGTATTGTCACTAATAAAAATTCTATTACATTTGGTGATGTTACATTGGATGCTCAAGACTTTGATAACATTATGTACGATGGTCGTGGGGGTACTCTTATTGTTGCTCCTACTAAGACTGATGCAAATGGTAGAAAGACAATTGACTTGGATGTATTAAAACGTTGGAAAGAAGCTAATGACGATCTTAAAAGTAAAGGTATTGATATTAATGACTCTTCTAAGATCAATGAAATATATAATGTCCTTCGATCACATAAACTTGAAGGTCTTGTAAATATAGGTGATAAGAAAATTGACTATTCTAAGTTTGGTATGTTTATGGCAATTAATGCAGTTGCAGTTGCTAAAACAGATAGAGCTTAGGATAAATTTGAGAACAGTAAATTTGTTGTTGAATAGGATGATGACGATGATATTGTAGAAATGCTCAATAAAGCATTATCAACTAATGAGAAGCAAGATAATTATGAAGTAAAGACTGGCTGGTGGGGAGATGATTTATATTCTGGTGTAGTATATATACCAATTAGTAGTAATCCTTATCAATCAATGGTGGCAGAAGGACAAACGCCTAAGGAAAGTGTAGCACAAGCAAGAGAACATAATTGGCAAAGATCTAATAAGATGCTTTCGGCTCAAAAGCCTGATTCTAGTTTAATGAATAATAAATGAAAGAAAACGATTATATATTAGCGAATATATTAAATCCTGAATTTGATAATTAGGATTTTAAAGAAGTATTGGGAATGGATATGGATAATACCTAGATCCTTCCTTATAATAGTTATGTTAATAATGATTATATTAGATCAATAGGGGCATTTCAAGATTCAGATGGTACTTTTAATGAAGATAAATTTAAAAAATATTATCAAAGTGCTTTAGTAGGATTTCAAGACTTTAGTACTAATCCTTTAGTCGATGACAGTTTCGAGTATGGAGTATTTGATGCTTATCGTAAACCTGATTCTAAAGTAAAAGATCCTCAATTCCAACTTATGAGAGTGATGAATCCTAATCATGAGAGTATTGGTATTGGTGGAATAAATCAAACCGCAGAATCTCCTTTAACAGGTGCAGAAATTGCACAAACACAGAAGATATTTGATTCTGCTACTGGAAAGTATTTGGATTATTCTCCTAATGATATATCTTTAACTAGTAATGTATTTGGTTGGTTTAAATCATTGTTTGATGATCCTTTAGTTAGAGCAACTTACGATGAAGATGGATTCCATAAAGATCCTTTCACCGGAGAAATGGTAGGACATAAGAAAGGAGAATATAAACTTAATGATAACGGTGAATATTTCTATGAGACTCTTAATGGTAGATCATTGATCGGTAAGGAAGTACTTTCTGCTACTGATATTCTTACTGTGGATGGTGAGGGATTAAATAAGTATGACTTTTTAGATTCTGACGATAAAGAGAAATCCATAATGGGGTCTCTTGCTAAAACTGCATTATTAGTAACCCCTTTGTTATTTGGAGGTCCAGTTAGTGCAACTTATAGTGCATTATTAGTAGCTAAGGAAATGACTAAATCTCTTCCTATGCTTCAAGGTATGTTATCGTCTGCATTTGGTGATGGGAGTGATTCTAAACTTATAAACACTCTTGCAGGGTATGCCAATAAATTTACAATGGGTGTATCTGAACATTCTAAATAGAATGTATTTACTTGGGAAAATACTATCAACCTTATGGGAGATGTTGCTCTTCAATGGGGGCAGCAGCAATATATTGCAAAAGCAATTGCTGATTTACAAGGATCTACAAAGAAAGTAAAGGCAGCAGAGAAAGCAGCTAAAGAATTTTATAAACTTAATACAGGTAAAGAAGCCATTGGAGAAGAATGGCTAGAAACCACAGTAGGTAGAATAGCTAATAAAACTATTCTCATGCCTGCTAAGATAGAAGCACAAAATGCTTATAAACTTGGTGCAGATGCATCTCTTGTTTATATGGCGTTAGTTTCTAATGAACCTGTATACGAAGAAATGCTTAATCATGGAGCATCAAAAAGAGATGCAGCGTTAGTTTCATTTGCTAGTTCTGTAGGTATGTTCGGGGTAGATAAATGGGCACATTTAGGAGAAATCTTCTTCGATGAACTTAAAAATGAATCAAAAATTGCTTTTAGAAATACTGTAAAAGATTAGATTGAGAAATCTATGGACTCTCTTACAGAGATAATTAAAAATCCTGAAGTAAAGAAGAAAACCAAGAACCTTATCATGAGAGGAATGGATATTGGTAAGAAAGCGGTTAATAAATTTAATGATGACTTAAAGAATCACACTCTTGGTTTCTTTGGTAAAGCAATTGGTGAAGGTTTGGAAGAGGTATCTGAAGAGTTTGTAACTGATATATCTAAGACCATCTACGAAGTAGCAGGTGAATATGATTCTAACTTCTTTAATAGATCAGGTATTAGAGACGTAGGTGCATGGGATAATATGCTCGAAAGATATAGCATGTCCTTAATAGGTGGTACGCTTGGTGGTGGATTATTCTACGGTGTAGGAGTTGTTAAAGGTGGTAACTTTAAAAGAGATAACACCAAAGATAATCTTATTAACTTAGTTGCAAATAATAAGACTAATGAATTACTTGAACAACTTGATAAATTAAGAGACCAAGGTAAGTTAGGAAGTACAACATTGTCTGCAACCAAATATGAAAACACCAGTGACAATAAGCCTGTTTATCTCACTACTACTGATAGTGAAGATACATAGAATCAATATGTATATAATAGAATAAAAGAATCTATTCTTCAAATTGATCAATTACTTAAATAGACAGGTACTAAATTGAGTGATCAAGATCTATTTAATCAATTAGTCCAAAATGAAGAAAGATTTACTTAGCTCTCTGAATTAGAAAAAGAACAATCATATCTTACACGTTATCAAGAAGATTTTCGTGTATTAACCAGAAAACTTATTGATGCTGAAAAAGATTATTAGAATGCATTAACAAGTGAGGATGGTACACCTGGAGGAAAGCAATTTGAAGGTGATGTTATTGGTGAAAGATATAAAACAGATGCGGCTCGTTTAGAGAATATTGCTAAAGCAAAGAAAACAGTCGATGAACTTAGAAAAGCTCGTAATGATTTTGCTTCTGGTAAAGCATCACTTCCTTATTTGGAGAAATTGTTATTTACAATAACTCCTAATATTCATAATGCTTTCATGTCTATGACATACGCTGCTTGGGTAAAGAATAATAAAGGAAAAGATGTACTTACTCTTACGGATTCTGAACATGCTACTTATAAACAAGAATATCTTCAATATAAGAAAGATAATTAGAAAGATGATATTGAAATGGCATATTCTTTCTTTAAATAGCTGTAGGAGTTAGTAAATCCAGAACTTAAAAATATTTCTGAGAAAGCTAAGGCTTTTAAAGAGAATGATGAAATGTTTCAAGAGTTATTTGGTAATGAATCTGTTTTTGTAAAGTATAAATTAATTGATTATAATGGAAAATTAGAGGAAGAATCAGAAGAAGAATATAATAACAGGGATACTAAATTAGAAGGAGAAACGGATCAAGAATTTGAGGCAAGGAAAAATGCTCGTATAAATAAAATAGAATAGAACAATCTTCGTAATATAAATAAAATAAATGATTTTATACAAGAATTAATTGATAAAACTGGAGGAATTGATTTATCTACATCTAGACAACTTGTAAATATTTTAGGAACAAGAAAAAGAGATCAAGTACAACGTGTTATTGATGATTATTCTGATGAACAAGCTGCATATAATGTTCCTGTTATATCTGAAATTATTAGACAGCTAAATGTTGATAATTATGGAAATATTACTAATATCAACGATATAATTGAGAAAATTGCATCACATGTATCTAGTAATAAAGCAAAAGCAATAGTGCTGAGTACTGATGACACTTTAGAGGATGCTATTGAGGGAATTACGAGTTTAATGTCCTACTCTAAAGAAGTATCTGAGGATGAGAAGGAGCAATTATTAAATAAATGGTTGCAAGATGATGATATGGTTGAGGAAATCGTATAGGAATATAACGCAATTGTCAATCAATCAAAACAAGAAGCAGCTGATTTAGTTCAAAGAATTTTAAAAAAAATTCAAAGAAATCCATTTATTCAATTCTTTGATATTGTTCGCAGTAAATTAATTGCTAATAATCCAATTCAAGCATTAATTTCTAAACTTCCTGTTAATAATCAAGAAACTATAGAATAGTTGCTTAATAATATGTATGAAAGAATGTTAGGATTAAGATCTAAAGAAGATTTTATTTTAACAGGAGAAGAAGAATCATCTATCGAAGAAGCAGTTAATGTTTTAAATGCCTTAAGTTCTTTGCTTGCGACATAGGTTGAAAATCCGTCAATATCCGATAGTTATGCAGCAATTATAAATGAATTTGGTAAGAAGTATAAAGCTGATGGATTTGAAGAATTAGTAATTTTAGATGATGATGTGACAGCTACATTAAAAATGGAAATTGATTCATATCTGGAAGAATTAACTGGAAGCACATCATTATTAAATGTATCTAGTATCAATCAGGTTAATACTATACAGAAGTTGATAAATACAGATACTAATTATGCCAAATCTATGGTAGAATTTTTCCATGTAATTAAAAGTAGTGGAAATTTCAAGTTTGTTCATAATGGTACTGAATATGATTTGTTAGAAGGAATAGACCAAATCTCTGATGAAGAACCATAGGTTAAGTTGGCAAAAATAGAACATCTTTACTATACTAATCTACAAAAATGTTTACAAAACATGTCTTTTACAGAAGTATTAGACGCTTGTAAACTTATTAGTAAAGATGATCCTAGCTCTGTTCTGAAATTAGATGAAGTTTTAGGACAAAGAAGTATTGAATTAAATGAAAAATTTGAATTTAATTCCGTAACAGACTATCAAAAGTTTATATATTTATTAAGTATAAGTGCTTTAGATTCTGAAGAATTTAACACATATGTAAGAAGTACATCGAATGATACTAATACCAATGGAGATCCTATAGTTCCTTTAACCTCATAGGAAGTAGTAATTCGTACTGGAATTGCAAAACTTAAGGATAACTCTATATTTGAGCAAGGTATTGCATATATTAAAGACCACATAAATAAATATTAGTTTACACACATAACGTTTATAGATGGTCTTGCAGGAACAGGTAAATCTTCTGTTTGTGCAAAGAAAATTATTCAATTTAAAAATACGGATTAGGTTTGGGTTAGTTCTAATACAGATGTACAAACAGATTCGATTCATAGTGCAATAGGAAAAGGAACAAAGTTTAATAAAAAATAGTTATTTGAAAAAATAATAGATCCTCATATCTATGAATAGTTAATGTCTGATTTAGATGCAGATAAAACAAATTCTGAATTATTTACATTCAAAACTGATCCAGATGGAAATAACTATATCTTAGTAAACTTTGATAAAATTACATTTAACAATGTAGATGATGCTCCTGTTATTTTATTAATTGATGAAATCACTCACTTTAGTAACGCTGAATTACAAATACTAAATAAATTTGCGCAAGATCATAACGTACAAATTATAGGGTTAGGTGATACTTATCAATCTGGATTTGAACACATTGGAGAAAATGTACAAAGACCAAAAGGATTTATGGTTAGATCTCCTAAGTTATCAATCTCATTAAGAGCAAATAACTCTTAGAAATTTGCAAATCTCAATAAAATTAAATCTTTAATAGATTTTGTATATACAGTAGATGATTCGAATGATCCAAAACTTGATTTATTCAAAAGAAAAGTAAGAGAATTAACTCTTCAAGTATATAACAAAGAAGAAATAAATGGAGATTTGATAACGGATACAATAACTGAAGAAACTGCTCGTAAATTAAGTGGATCAATTGCATACGTTGGAGATACAAATACAGAAGCATTTAACACTTTAAAGAGTGTTCACCCTGAGGTCAAAGTATTAAGTGTCAAAGAAGTACAAGGTCAAGAATTTGATAATGTTGTAATAAATATTGATTGGAATTATGATTTTAATCAAAATGCTTCCTATTTAGAATTTTTGCGAAAGTTATATACTATGATTAGTAGAGGTAGAACCAACTCTATTATAATAGATAATAATTTAACGCATATTATTCAAGGGAATGACATTTCTAATCGTTAGATGGCTGCTCCTAATTTGTAGAGTTCTGCAAATGTATTTATTGAATAGAAAAATATAATTTATAACAAATTAAACGTTCCTGTTCCTTCTCAGAATACACCACAGCAAGGAGATACTACACAAAATCCCTAGCAGGGAGGATAGTAGAATCCTCAATCACCTGCTCCTCAGGGACAGACACCACAGCAAGGAGGAACTGGTCAAGGTGGATAGAATCCTGCTGCGCCATAGCAAGGTGGTCAAACACCTCCTGCGTAGAATCCTCCTTCAACACCTCAAGGTGGATCTGCTAATAGAGTTGTAAAATATGGAAATTCAATATTTAATCCAAGTACTGGAGTAATTACATTTAATACTCGTGGTTTAAAAGATGCTAAAGATTCAAGTAAATACTTTATAGTAGAACTTGATGATGCAACTGGTACTGGTACATATAGAATAAATCCTGATGCAATAGACTATATTAAGGGCGATATAGATGTATTCAGAGATACTAATGCAGTTGAAATGGATACTGCTGGAGTTACTGCAAATAACATAAAAGATCTAAAAGATACACAGGTAGGAACACTTATAAAAGATGGGGATGGTTGGAAAGTTAATAAAAAACTTAAAGTAGAAATCATTAAAGAAGGAGTTCCTCCGACTACTCAACCTCCTATATAGAACCCTCCAGCTAGCCCGACCGTAAATCCTCCTACAACTGATCCTGAATCAACTGAATCTTAGGATAATTCAGGATAGGATCAAGGATTAACTGATGGTACTGGAGAGACACCAGCCCACAAACGCGATGTTGATGAAGAACCTGAAGAAGATGAACAAGCATTGATTGCTTAGATGGGTAATGACAATATGGAGGATAAATTAAAATCAGCAAATTTAGATGATAATTCTGAAAGCATTATCCAAGAAGGATAGAATAGATAGGAATCTGTAAAGTAGACTAATAGTTTCCCGATAAGAGTATACAGTGAAGTATCACTTAGTGGACTTGTAAAACAAGGGACTATTTCTTCAGGCGATAGAAAAAGAACAATATATAGAAAAGGAAATAATTTAAATAATCCTGGAGTTACACATTAGGATTTACAAATATTTATAGATACTGACACTATAGATGGTAATAATTTAACTCCGTATGTAAAGCAACTACGTTTATTAAAATCTGCAATCGTTTATGAAAGAGAGTGGGAAGATCTTCCTTCTAATTTCCGAGATTTTCTTTCTTCTAAAGGTATAACAAAACAGAGTTTTAATGAGTTAAAAAAGAATATACACATTAAAATTCGCAAAAGAAGAGATAGTGATCATCATATTGGTTGGAATGGACTTGAATCAGATAAACTAACTATAGGTGAATATGTTTATACAGTTGTTGCTCAAGTAACCCCTGAAGGATCAACTAATACTTTTGAAATAACATTGGGAGCATTAGCTAATCCTGATTCTTATACTGTTTCTGAATGGGCAAGAAGTAATGGTAAAGAAGAACAAACTAAACAAAACATATAGAGTTATAAAACATTATTCGATAGCTTAACTCAATAGGCAAAACAAGCTATTGATCAAGGAGGTATACTTGATTTAGTGCCTGGAACTGTACAATTCTCAGGAACATCTTACCTTAGACATTATCAAGGCACTGGAGCAGAAAGAACTAGGGTTCCTGTTACAGATGTAGGTCATTATAGGGCAACACATCCTTTTTAGGTGATTACCGAAAAACATATTATTGTTAATCAAGATGGATCGTTTGATTAGCCAAAAGGTAAAATTCCGTTAGGAGGAAAAACTGTTTTATTTGTATCGGACGATTTAACTTTAGAAGGTAAAGATTTATACGAATTATATATTAAACAAAGAGAAGCTAATAAAGATGGAAGAGTAAATCCTAGTTCTAAGAAGTATCCTATTAGAATGATAATTCTAACAAATACTGGTATTGCTTACACAGATTTCTTTAAATATGGTTATAACTATTCTACATAGCAAATGATTCGTTTTCCTTTTGAAAGAGATTTTACTGGAGCAAGAATGATGACCGCCCTGTGGAATTATCGAGCATCTTTATATAATTTCAAAGAATATTTGGATGACTTTATTAAAAAAGGAATTGAAGGTCATCCTGAAATAATATTAACGAAAGAGTTAATATTAGAAGCATTAAAAGAGGAAGCTAAACATTATGATGTTAATACAGGGACATCTACTGTAGATGAAAATAATTAGTATTACACCATAATTAAAGCAATTAAAGAATTTAATGATTCCTTATCAGATAGTGTTCGACAATTTAGGCTTGGTTATTATGCCGAAGAAAAAGCATTTAATTCTCAAATTAGAGTACTAACTAATGCTAATAAAAATGGAAATCCTTTCTACGGGAAAATAGTTGAAAATAGTAAAACTCCTAATAAACAAATATTAGGAACTTATATATCTCCACAATCTTTAGATATGCAGATAAAATTATTGGATACATTAATGTCCACGATAGAAAGTATTGAAATAAATGGAGTTCCTTTTAAATTAGTGGATAAAGATGGTAATATTTATGATAAAACTAGATATATTACTTATAATGAAGGATACCCAAATTCTGTATCTCAATTAACAAATTTAGTTAATCAAGAAACAATAACTGTCGATGGGGTTACAATAACTGGATTTAGTAAATCGTTCTTAAAACTACTTCCTCTTTTTCTGAAAGAAATAGAATTAACAGCACGTCTAGATAGGGGAGATAACACTATGGATGTAAATGGTGTTAAAGTTAATACAACTAACTTGCTTGATACTTTAAATGAATATGCAAATGGAGAGCAAGGATATGGTTCTGATAATTTCTCTTTATATACTGAATTATTAAATTTAATATTTCATGGAAACGCTAGAGGAGATATTAGTAGAAGTACAACTCATGCTACAGATGCTATGTTTAAATATGGATTCTTTATAGATCCGTATGGTTCTGCAGTAATTGAAAATACAAACAAACAAGCGTAGTTGAAAGAGTGTACAATGTCTGATAAGATGTTTCTTATTGATGTTGAAGTTGACATGCCTGTTTTCTCTATTAGTCTAGGAGAAATGAAAAAAGCTATAAGACAAGCAACTTAGAATACTAATCCAAGTTAGACTGAACAAACTCCAGTAGGGGAGCAAACTCCACCAGAAGAATCAGCTTCAGTAGAAGAGTAGAATCCTCCTGCTGAGCAAACTCCTCCAGAATAGACATCTCCTACTACAACACCTACTCCTAAACGAGGTAGAAGAAGGGGTGCAAAAAATACTGCTGTTAGCTTTGAAACATTTATTAGCAATTTAGACGTCGATACTAAAGTTGCAGAACTTGGAAATATTACTATATCCGAATATTTAAAAGCATTAAATAATGGAGAAGAAATAACGGATTTCAAATTAACTAAAGATGGAAATAAACTGATAGTCGATACTCCAGTAGGAAAATTTGAATTTTTCCTTGATATGGATAATAATTTATAGGTAACTAATCCAATTAAATCTCCTAAAAAACTTGATCCATCAGATATAATTTCTACTACTCCTATTAACAATCCTGCTTATAATATTACCAAAACACCTCCTTTTAAAGCAAGATTTCAACCTCAAGGAGGTAGAGGTAAACTTATATATGCTCAAAGTGGTACTGGCAAGACTACTATCGCAGACAATGAAACAGTATTTGATTCTGATTGGATTAAAGCTAAATTGCTTGGAGTTCCCACTGAATTAGCAGGAACTGTAGAACATTTAATGTCTGATTATGTATGGGTAACTGAGGAAGTAAATGGGGAAACAGTTAAAAGAAAAGTTCCTATTGAGTAGATGCAGCTCTTGAATAATCCAGAAGTAGCACAACAACATGCTGTTATAATGCAGAAGTATGAAAATGGTATCGATCTTACTAATTCTGAACAGTTTGCAGAGTTCTAGCAATTATATCCATGGGAACAGTATGCTTTATTAAAGAAATCTGATGATATTTTTTACGTTGATGAAAGCACTTTAAGCGTTAGGCTTGATGGATCTAAGACAAAAGTATATGTACATGAGTATCTTGATGAATTTCCAACTAAAGGAGATATAGCAGAGCGTGCAATTAATAACATAGAAGCAAATAAAGGAAATGTATCTTTAATAACTAGCAATGGGATAAAAATTGACTTTAAAAATATTAAATGTACTAAATACCCAAACGCTTAGTTCTTTACAATTGAATCAATAATTTCCGATCCTATTGCATCCTAGGAATATAATAAAGTTGTAGCTGCATTAAACTATCCAGATGTTAATTTAAGAAATATAAATGATGTACTTGAAGGTACTAAAATATGTAATATTTTAATAGATAATGAATCTGGTGTATCAAGCGAGGCTATTATTCCTGGTATGAAACCAATGCTAGAAAGTTATAAAGGATTTAGTAAAGTTTATCCAAACGGAGAAGTTGTTTCTAATTCATCAGAATCAAAGGTACAACAATGGATAAACGGAATACCTGCTGTTTCGGCTAGTGATGAATTTAATGTACTAGTTACAGTTCAAATAAATCAATTATTGGATCAAGGAATGACTGTCCTTTCTACTAGAAATTAGGATATTGGTCAAGCGGATTACATTGTATATAATGAAACCGATAGGCAATCCAAAGATCGTACTGGTAACTTTGATAGAGGTAATTAGTATGATAGCACTGATGCTTGGTAGAAGTCAATGGACATCATTAATAAAGTACCTGATGATAGTAAAAAGTACGCATTAAAAGAAGGAGAATACTTAGGTCATGTCCTCTTAGAATCAGGATATGAGAACTTTAATATAACGTTAAATCGTATTAAAGAAAATAAAAATGTAGCCTAGGCGATTTAGACTTTTTTTGGTAATTTTGGAATAACTGTTGAAGAATACGGAGCAGCTGGATATAGTATTGATTATTTACAGCGTGTAATTCAAGGTATTCATGGAGAAGGGGATCTTGTTGAAGGCGCAGGTGAGTTTATATCATTCATGATGCAATGGAATGAAAGAGTTAAACACATTATAGGACGTGCTGAGGAGCTTAAAAATCCAGATGGTACTAAATACTTCTAGGAGAGAAAAACTAAAGCAGGATAGCCTTATACTAAGTTTAATGATTTTGCATATAAAGACTTAAATAAAGCAAATTATTTTAAGATGCTTGGTGCATTAATTGATGCAGAATTAGCACGTCAATTTAATGTTATTAAAAATACAGATAATGTTTCTTCTGCATCATTAGAAGGATTAGCAAGTATCGAAGATATAAAATCTATTATATCCAGTTTTGATTCTAAAGTATCTGATGATGAAGATCTTGTTGAAGAGATTTATAAATTTGTTCAATATGCTGCTTTTAATATGCTTGCTAATAATCAAGGAATTATATTGCAGAGTATTACTAAGCCTGGGGCAAAGATGGAAGGAAGGGTATATAAGGTAAATGTGGAATAGGCATTTGATGAAAACCCATGGGAGTTTGAGATAGTAAAAGCTCTATCCAATACAGGAGTGGTATCCTTAGCAGGAAGTACAGCAATGGCAACACAAGGAGTAGTGTATAGACCTTTAGAGAATCCATTACATGATCTTGATTTTAATACATACGCAACTGGTAAAGTAAATTCTAACGAGGACGCAAAAGCTGAAGTTGATAAAATCTTAAATCAAGTTAGACAATCAGATATTCAGAATAGAAAGCATGTTAGAACCATGAATAATCCAAATAAAGAAACAGGTAATATAGATAATTACACTGTTACATATTTGGTTTTAGCTGATGCAGATGGACGTACAATTCCTTCTGATTCGATTACTTTAGAACAAGAAGATTATGTTCAAAGAGGAGAAACCAAAAATGATAATACACACCAGAGAGTTATTGTCAATGGAGAAGTTATAGGGCATATTGTTAGAGGTAACATAACATTCACTAAGGCAGGCTTTAAAGGTAAATTACTTGATTTCTTTGTACATCCTAATGGTGTAAAACTTTCAAATGGTACACAGCTTCATCCAAGAGAATATAATTATAAAGGAACAATTCTATTAATGACAGATTATAGAATGGCTCTTGCAGCAAAACAAAGATGGGCAAGATTAAAAGACATTTTTGATTATAATAGATTTGTAAAAAACGAACAAGAACTTACTACTAGAATAGTTGAATCTACGAATAATAATAATTCAAAAGCAATAATAGATATGCTGAATGAAGTGGTAGGAAAAGTAACTATTAGAACAAAAACTTAGAAAGATAAGGTAGTTTAGTTTATACAACTATTCTCAGAAGATCAAAGTATAGATAACATAAGAAACAATTGGAATAGTAAAAAAGAAGTTCGCGATGCTGTTAAAAGAATAGATGTACAAACATTCAATACTATAGATAATATTATTAATAACACAGTAAAAGATTGCTAATATGGGAGCATATTGTGAAATGCCTAAAAAATTCTTTGAAAATGAAGAATCTGTAAAGAATGATAGAGATATTAGTAAAATCACTTCTTAGATACAAGATATTATAGTAAATTCTGAAGAAAAAAATGTAGACACATTAGCTAATTCAATCAAGTCAATATTGTTTGACCAAGATAGTAATGTAAATACTGATACAAATGATAAAAGATTTGATACATCAATGCAAGCCCTAGGTAAATACCTAGGGTCTGTATTGAGTGAAATGGATATAGATAATTCACTCAAACAATCTTTAATATCACAATTAAAACCAGAAGAATTATCCGCATATCTTATTGGTAAAGCAATACCTGTAGTCGAATAGGAAGAAACTCCTTATATGGAAGATAATGAGAATATGCAAGGTGAGAAAGAAAGATTGAAAGAAACAAAAGATTCTATTATTGAATCTTTTTATAGTTATATTACTAACGGCAATGTTTATAGGCAAAGAGAATTTAATCTAGAATTTGTTAATTCTATTTTGACTACTAAAGGATAGAATGGATTAACTAGAGTAAGAACAACCCGTGATTTAAATATAGCTATAATTAAATTAAAAAATAAATGGTTCAAACTTATCAGTGATTTTGTAAAAGCTAATTACGAAGGAGATTTCACTGATGTAATGTTTGATAGTAATGGAAATGTTGTATCTAGCCATATATAGGTATTAAATAAGTTTTATAATTTAGTACAAAAGTATAAAGAAGATGGATCTTTAGAGCTAAAAGTACAAAACGGATGGGCTAATGCAATTAGTTATCAAGATACTGCAAATTCTCAATTCTTTCATGTACTAAATGCATACGTTAACTTAGTTTACTTTGATTCTATTATTCAATCACTTGATAATACAGTATCTCTTAAACACTCGTATATGTCAGGAACTGAGTATAATCTTAATGATGGAAAATATGAATTTGGTAAGAATGAAGCAAACAAACGAAAAGGTTATCAAAATTCTGAACAACGTAATGCCGATAAGGATTTAGGTGCTTTTCCTAAATTAGTATTAAGCTCAATTCCTATAATTAGTTATGGTAGAGAAACTAGAGAAACTGTATCTCTTTAGTTATTAATGTATGCTTGGACCCAGCTTCTAGATGCTCGATTTGATAAACTTCCTGCGGTTATTAAAGAGGCTTTATTAAATGCACACGGTGATCTTAACGAATATCAAAAAATATTTCAAGAGATAGCAAAGCCTGAAAGGAGGCAAATGTTCAAAGAAGCAGGTGTTTCGCAAAAAGCATACGATGTATTATACTCCGTTGCAAAAAAAGTATATGATCAAAATAACCCAGAATCATACTACAATGTTGAAAAGTCTGTAGAAGAAAATGATCCTACTCCGTTAGGTTATTCTTTAGTTGATACTGTTAGTGCTGCTTTAAATAGATCTAGATCTGTTACATACGGAGAGTATGTTTATAATAGAGAACTTGGAATATACTAGTATAGAACTAAAAGAAAATACGCTTTAAGAAAGGATTAGTTTAATATAAAGAATAATATTAATAATTCTATAGTTAGTATTCCAACGTCACAAAGAAAAATTATTAGAGATAAATGGAATTTTAAATAGGCTCTTTCTGATAGTGACTCAAATGCAAAAACTTGGAGTGGCTTTAAAATTACATTAAGTGATGGAACTGTTTTAACAATAGAAAATCCAAAAGGAGCTACAGTTCTAGATTCTTCAAGTGGTTCCTTAAGTTTTAATAGTGAAAATAAACCATTACATGAAATATTAACTGAATATTCTAAATATATTGCATTAGATGATTTAGACGTACTAAATGCAATTATTAAAGGCACTTCGCTTAATGAGCATCAACGAATGTTTAGAGATATTCTGGAATATGTGGATGACTATTTAGGAACTGATTTTTTAACCATTGATGGCTTAAATACTATAAAAGTAATGACTGAAACAGATCTTGGGAATACTGTAATCAAGTAGTTACTTACAGCTGCATCCAAGTCACAAATAGTTAATGAATTATATTATCAATTTGAATTAGCAGTTCAAGATTAGACATAGGAACAATATCAATCTATATTGGATTTTTATACATTTTTAAGTAAGGAGTATGTAGGATTTAGCAAAGCTAATTTAACTGATAGTAAATTTATAAAAGAAGTAGGTCGTTTGGAAGATGGTATATTCTAGTTATTTGCAGTAAGATAGAAAGATTTATGGGTTGATTCCTTTGCAAAGGCAAGAGCTATTGTAAGAGGTGCTGCTTTTAAATCTACTATAAATGACTTATCTAAAAATAAAGTTCCAAATACAAGAGTATCTTTCTTAGGAGGAAATATTAGTTATTATATTAATAAGTATAAACGTTAGACAAGAGAAGCTATTAACAAAGAACTTACATATTTTGAAGGATCTTCTCAATTTACATCTCTACTAAATCTTATTAAAGATTCAAATCGCACACAGAAAACAGTATATGGTATAAATATAGATGATTTAGTTGGATCTACTGAATGGGCTAAGGCTTATAACTTAATTGAAAGACTTGCTGAAAAAGATGGAACGTCTAAAACTCAAGCACTTGTTAAATATTTCAATGATAATGGTAAAGGACATACAGCTCAGATAATGAAAATTGTTGTTGAAGCAATGGAATTAGGAGTTAATGCTACTAATTGGTCATTATCTAAAATATAGATGATGCTTAAAACTTTAACAGACGAGTACTCAGGAATTGCGTATAATGTAATCGAAACTCTTGAAGGAGGTAAAGAACTTGCTTCTAAGATAAGAGGTGTAAAGGTTGTTGGATAGTCTTTTAATGGGTAGTTATTATTTGCAAATAATGATATTATAGAAGATTTTGTAGTAAATACTGACTCAAGCAATAGAAACAAGCGTGTAAAACAAGTGAAAAAGATGACTGCCCCTGAGTTATTCTATTCTTCTATATTTGGCAACTTTTATTCTACTTATTATAGAAGTAAACTTGAATCGAATACATCTACAAAGAGTAAAAACCCATTAGTAAATACAGTACTTATATAGCCAACTACATATTCTGATAAAGTTACACTTATCCAGTATGCTATAAATGTTAATAAAAAACTCAATACTGGAAAATCAATATGGGAATGTAATAGTGATGAATTGATTGATTTATATTTATAGACTATAGGAAATTCCTATAAGAACTTATATAATAAAGTAATTGATGATTATTCTAAAATTATAGGAAGACCTGTAACAGTTTAGGATATTAATGACTATTTAAATTCTGGTAGAAAAATACATGAAATTGCTAGAGAATTTTTTGATGCAGGAATGGAATTTCAAGAAAACACATATTATACTAAGATAAATGGTAAGTATGTATTTAATCCACTGCTTGAATATTATGCTAATGATCTTTTCGCAAGCAAAGAAAACTTAGCAAGAAGATTCTAGCAATTAAAAATGGAGTTTGTAAATGAATTGATTAATTCAGGAGTAAACTTCTTTCTTAATGGAAATTACGAAGGTTCTGAAACTGAAATTGCAAAAATTATAAAAGAATTTGTAGCAGACTCTGCTAATACACAATATTCTGATGAACTAGAATTTAAATCAGATTGGGTAAGAAATGGAAAACTTATTATTGCTAAATAGAATGGATAGGCAGTAAAATGGGATCTATTAACATCTGTAGAAGGAATTGAACTTAATCCTTTACTTGAAAAATTCTTTTATACTGAATCGTTATTAGCTAACAATCTTCGTCTTGAATTAACAGGTACTGAAATCGGACATCCTATTAAAGCTAAAGTCAATTACAATTAGGAGTTAACTACATTAGGAATAACCACTGATAATGGAGATCCTACTAATCCATTCTTAAATCTTAGAAATAAAAAGGGTAAACCTAAGATTATATTTGGTCATCCTGCTATTGGTAAAACATGGGTTAAATAGAATAATCCTAAACTTGGAAATCTTTTCATTGATTGGGATGATGAATTTAACGTAGGACGTAATAAATGGATTAAAGAATATATTGAAAAGAATGGTGAGAAATTACCTGGAGAAACTGCAGAAATAAAGAAGTAGAATATTCTGATAAATCCCTATTAGACTGATAATGATGGAAATTTAATTTATAAAGAATACGTAGACTTCTTAGAAAGTGAATGGACCAGAATAAAGAATAAAGCACAGCGTGAAGGAAAAGTATTATTAGTATCTCCTCACTTCTTGTTGAGAAATCATGCAAGTGAGTTTGATGCTATAATAGATATGGATTATAATTAGTTCATCACAAAAGACGTTGATAGAGGAAACTCAAAGACTTTAGAAAACGCAAAAGGATGGAAAAAAGGCATAGATGAATCTATTACACACGCTCAAACAGTTAATCCTGAGTTATAGACTTATATGATACAGCAAGGAGAAACTTTATTAAGTCTGTTAAATGATGCAGACCAAACAGTTTCTATGGATCATATTAAAGATATAAATTGGTTAAGAGAGCATGCTGCTAGTGATCCTAGATTGCAAGCATTGTATTATAAATTAATGCAGCAGTATGAATCTGTTGCTCAAGGTGCTTAGCTTAAACGTAATGTGATTATTCCTGCTACTCTTTAGTATCTATCTCTTGGTGTTCGACAAGGTGTTAGAAAAAAAGTAAAAGTAGCAGTAATTGAAGATGAACAATCTGAAGCATTTAACTTCCGTGGAGAAGTTAATTCAGGTCTTGATTCACGAGATGGTTCTGCAGATATAAATATGCTTGAAACTATTGCAGAAAATCAATCTCTGGAGAATCAAGAAGTAGGATTTGATAGAAAGCCTATATGGCATCATTTTAATCCTAATTTAGGAACTGCATCCTTAGTTAAATTTGCTGCGTTTACTGATACATCTGAACGAATGAGACATCTATTGTCTAAATCATCTGCGTATAGAAAATTCAAAAAGATGAATGATAGTATTAAATGGGATGATTCAATAGATTTAGCTCAAAATATTGAAGATTATGAAACTACATTCTTTAATGATATTCTAAAGAAAGAAGAATTATGCTATATTCAAGATGGAACATATTATAAAATTATAGATTTTGGAAGAGATGATTTTGGATATTATACAATAGAATGTAAAACAAATGAATTAGCTGATATTTCTGGAACAAGAAAGAAAGTATATCATAAATTCAATTCAAAAGGAGAGCACTTAAAGTTTAGATATGATTTTACCAAAGAGGATGGGGATTATGTAACTAATACAGAAGAAAATCTTGAAGAAAAGTTCCAAGGATTGGATGATATAAATACATTGTTTAAACTATATAATGTTTTAGGAGGTATTTATACAGTAAATAGATCTACTGATGCAAATGGTGATGTTAAATTTGTTTTTAACAATAAAGCAGCGTTTGCTACTTCAAACTTTATGAACACAGTCGTTGATGAACATGGAGATTAGGTTCTTAAAGATTGTATGATTAGTTACTTAATTAATAAATCTGCATTTAAAAATGGTGCAGCTAATATTAACCCTGAAAGTGCCTGGAGTGATAATTCTAAGTTAATGTATATTGAATTAGACACTGATGGTATTGGTCCTTAGATGGATGCAGACCACACCATTGATGAAGCAGAACTTACCGAGTTCTCTCAGGTTATTGCAGCACTTGAAGCAGGAGGAAGACTTCACCACTTGACTAAAAGAGTTTATAATATACTTGGAAATCTAGCATTGGAAGCATCTAGATTAGAAATAGATGCTGCTGCAAGATATATTTAGGCAAGACAAAAAGGTAATCTAAACTTAGAGCAAATTAAAAATTATATATATGATATTGTAGGTAGGGCTATGATAACAAATTATAGACCTATTGAAGGAAGAACAGATCTTTCTCAAAGTATAATGTCTGAGTTGAAAAGAACTTTTAATTTTACAGAAGATCATTCCGATGATGCGTTTTGGTTGCCTTTAAGTGATTCTAATATTTATTAGTAGGCTGTTATTGAATTTATATCATAGATTAATAAGAAATCTATTAAACGTAAGTATCCAGGATCTGGATGTGTAATGGTTCCTGGATATAATACAATGATGACTTATAAATATGATGGTAAAATCGCTATGTTCTAGGATGTTTTCAATGAAGCTAGAAGCTCTGCATAGTCTTTTGATGAATCTAAAGAGAGCTATCCATCATATCAAATAAGAGTAGTACAGGAGTTTTTAAAAGGGAAACAAGAAGCACTATATCAAAATGCTCCTGCAGTAGATACTACGGTGGATACTGAATTAACTTCTGCAATATCTAGATTTATACCTACAGATATTGTAGATATTGTAGATGCAAATAATAATCATATTTGTACAATCACTCTCGATTCAATTTATGATTATTATACTTTTAAAGGATATAAAAAAGGATAGAATTGGGATAAGAAAACTATCTTTGATTTTATATTACAAAAGAATAGGGAGCAACATCCTGAAAGTACATTAGAAACACTCCCCACTAATTTAAAATTTGTAACTAATGTTACGAATCCAAGAAACTTAGCACCTGCTAGAATTACATTCTCTTATACAGACGTAAATGGAAGACAAGTTGATACAAATGTATTTGACACTGAAGAGGTTCGTAATAGCTTCTTATACGGTCAATCTCCTGAGCGTAGACAATCTATATAGCAAATGTTTGATAACCTGGATAAGGGACTTTATCACGAACATAAGGTATTTAATTTGCAAAATAAAGCGGCAGAACTTATTGTTTCTAATATGTATGCATCCAAATTTGGAACACAAAATGCTTCAATGAAGGAAATATTAGAACAAGGTCCTAGCTACTTTGCTTAGTCTATTCCAAATCTTATTTAGGAATCTAATTATGCTATGGCATTTATAAATTTCTCTGGAGAAAATACTTATATTTCTTTCTCTAAACCTCGTGTTAATGATGAGGATGCAAGATCTGTAAAAGAAATTTCTTGGGGAAATACTAAAACTATTAATGGAAATGTTTTTTGTACAGATAAAAACGGAACTCCGTTATTTCAAATAGGATATTTATTACAACGTCCTGACTTAGATTTAAATGGTGATGAGATTGTAAATCATGATACAGGAGAAGTAATAAGAGATAAAAAATATAAAAAATATAAAGGAGGGGTGTATGAGTATATTTAGTTTGCAACTAAATATAAAGCAGTACAATCTAGAAGTTCTAAAATTAGTGGAAATACAATAATACACATTGATGTTAATGCTATTAATGCATTTAAAACAGCTTAGAATCAAGCCTATAAAGCTCCTTCTTTTACGTCTACTTTAATTAGTAAACTATTTACAGATAGTGGTGCAGCTACTGTAATGCTAAATGAAAATTTAAATATTAAGTCTGCTCAAATACTTAAACACTTACAACCATTTTTTAAGTCAGCTAATATAGCAAATGGGGATTTATCAAGAGCTATTGATTGTATTAACAACGATGCTGTTATTAATAAGAAAAAATCTGATTTATTAAATGATAATAGGTATAATGAGTATTTAACTAGTACTTGGGATAGACTTGCTAAGGAGGTGTTTGCATCTTTTGAAAGATCAAGATATTATATAGCATCTCGTATTCCTGCCCAAACGCTTCAATCATTTATGCAAATGGAAGCAGTAGCATTTACAGATACTACAAAAAATGTAGCGTATGTTAGTCACTGGCAAACTTGGTAAACTTGTAGCCAAGTATAAACAGGGTGAATTGCTGGAAACTCCAGAGGTGGACAATCAGCAGCTTAGCTAAACTTAGGATAAGGGAGTTTAGAAAGTTCAACGACTAGAAGAATGAGCCTAACAATAATTTCTTCCACGAGTGCCCTGCATAGAAGATATAGTCTAAACTGTATATAACCTAATAAAGAAAATACAGAATTAATGGATAAAGAGCCATTAAATAAATTGTACAAGGATCTGACTATAAACAATATTGTAGTCATTAAATCTCGTAAAGTGCATAGAACTCTTAAATAAAGACAATATGCAGCTTATCTTTTATAAGAAAGTTCACAGACTATTAGAAATAAATAATTAAAATAAAAACGAGACACTTTTAATAAGTGATGATATAGTCGAAAATGGATATTGATAAAGCATATATAATGGGTGTATCTTTTAGTGACAATGGTAAGTATATAGGATGGTCGCCTTTATTCGACGTCACTTCTTATAAAACACTGAAAGCATCTGAAAAACTATTAGTTCCTTCTGGACAATCATTTAAACTTGCTTCTAAGGAAGAGGCACAAATTGACGCGCAATCTGAATTTCAAGCAATAGAAAATGCAGAAAAAGCACTTGCTGAAAATGATACCGAAGAAAATAGAATTAATAAAATAAATGCGTATGTAGCATTACTTGAAAAGTTAGAAAACATAAGAAATAAGAAAGGGACAAATAGTGCTTATTTATATGCTGGTGATGTATAGAGTGCACATGAAATATTGAGAACATTAAATTCGCACTCATTCTATTTAAGAACAGTTCGTAACACAGAAGAAATTCTTAAAAATTCAGTATAGTATTATATATCTGAAATTATTCAGAATCTTAGAAATATGGATATGGCATACTCTCCTATTTCTATGGATGCTATGCAGAAGGGTGCAGAAAAAGAAACAAAGGTAATGTCTCTTATGAATCCTCTTACTAAATATGCAATGCAGATTGAAAATATGACTGGTAAAGATTGTATTGGTATATCTGCAGTTGGTGAGAAAGCATTTTTTGCACTAAGTTACTATTGGAATGAAGGTATTAGATCTGGAAATGAAAAGTGGGAAAATGATTTAAAATTTAGAAAAGAATACACAAGACTTTCTCAATCTATATCAGAAACTGAATTGCAAAACATGACAGATACATCAGATATTACAGTATGGTATGTTAGACATTCATATTCAGGAGATGAACTTGTAATTGGAACATATAGTGATTATATGTCTGATTCACTCAATAAGACTTTCTTAGATGCAAAACGAAAGATTGTAAAAACAACATTAGCTAATGCAAACTTTGAAGGACACACAGAGTTACTTCATAATTTCTTAGACATTAATAATGAAATAAATGATGCAGCTTCTTAGTTAGCAATAAGTAAGGAAGATTTTGTTAAACTAATTGATTCTAGTGATTCCAGTGTACTTGATAGAGTCAAGCAATTATGGAATTATTCTGAAATATTCGATAGAGCTAAATATTTTAAGGATAAAATAAGACAATTGTATAATAATGACGTTTATGCGGACGACCTTATAAGTTAGTTGTTGTCGGCAGCTACTGATTTTCATATACTACAAACATGTTTTGACTAACATACTTGTCAAATTTAATTCTATTATTTAATTTCGTATTAGTGATCACAGATAATAATATCGTAACTAATACTGAATTAATAATGACAAAAGAATTAAATTTGGAAGAAGTCAAAAGACTATACATTGAAGAAAATAAGATAATAAAAGAGATAGCTCAAATAATGAATTGTGGATATGGTACAATTCAAAAAAGAGTTAAGGACATGGGCTTATCTCGAAATCGATTTAAAAAAACTTCAAAAGAAGCAAAAGAACTAAAGGAACAAATTAAACACTTGTATATTGATAAAAAGTTAAGTACTAATCAAATTGGAAAATTTTTAAATAGGGATGGAAGAACAATTCAATACCATTTAAAAAGTATGGGTATAAAATTACGTTCTACTAAGAAAATAAATCAAGAAGAATTTGAAAAGTTATGGGAGGAAGGTAAATCAGATAAAGAAATTGCTGATTACTTTGGTGTGAAAGAAATAACTATGAAAAGTTATAGAACTCGTGGAGAAAATTCTGGAAAGTTTAACGTTATACGTTATTTCTCTCAAAAAGAACATCAATTATCTGAATTACAAGAACAAATGATACTAGGTTCTTTACTTGGGGATATGGCATTAAGAAAAGATACAAAGAACAGAAGTATTAATGCTAAACTTTTCTTAGTTCATTCTATAAAACAAGAAGAATTATTTATGAAAAAAATAAATATTCTCGGAGAATTTATAAGTTCATATAGATTATGTGAACCTAAGCCTGATAGTAGAACTGGTAAAGTATATAAAACTTGGAGAGGTGAAAGTAAAGCACATCCTTGTTTTACCGAAATATATAATTTATTATATCCAAACAATAAAAAAACTATTACAAAAGAATATCTTGATAAAATAAATAATCCAATAGCTTTAGCTTATTGGTTTATGGATGATGGTACTTATAGTGGAAATATTGCTACAGATAGCTTTTCATTAGAAGAATGTGAATTGTTAAAAGAGTGGTTAGATAATAAATGGAACATAGAATCTACAGTACAATCATCTAATCATAATATTCATATTCGTGAGTGTTCAAGATTTGATTTTGAAAGTTTAATTTTTCCATATATAGTTCCTTCAATGTATTATAAATTAAAGTATAAAGCGAAGTTAGTAAAATACCCAATGAACTCAGGGGAGGTCTCTCAGAGATAATCCTGACCTACTATCGATAAGATACAGGGCAACGACTACTAGTAATAGTAGAGTTTTATAACTCGAAGTTTTGGGAGTTTAATATAATTAAACTAAGATATAGTCTAAACTTATATGCGAATATAAGAAACATTGAACGCAAAAGAGCTTATATTAAAGAAGATTAATGCAGACTCAAACCTTATGAAAATGTATATAACAATGATTGTTACAGGTATAAATATTGAGGATGCTATTAACTTTATGACATCTCCTAGTGTAAAGGCGATTAGTCAGTTATTACAGGAGAACATATTTGATGATTATAATCCAGTATCTAAATTGGAATAGGTATTAAATATATTAAAAGGTAAATTTAGTACTGGTAAATTTATATTTGGAAAGTCTTGGACCACGACAGATGATGGTGCTAACATTAAAGATTTAAATATTAATATTATTTCAGATGCAATATTAAAGCACCTTAGAACTAATTATACTGAATCTGGTGAATCTTTCTATGATTTCTTGATAAAGAATAAATATTTGGAGCCTCTTGATCCAAAAGAGCATAGAAATCATAAAATACAAGAGTTTGTATATGCAATATATAAAACATCTGTAGAAGGAACAATAGATTTGAAAGCAGATAAAGTTGCCCTTTCTGGATAGTGTGCTGTGTAGTGGAATAACTTAATGGATTATATGGATAGAGTACTTGCAATTAGAAGAAGGTCTGGAAATAGATTTTTATTTGATGAGGACATAGCTTAGTTTGAACAAATATTAAATCAAGCAGATGAAATTAGTACTTTAGGATCTACATTATTATCTTTAAATCAGGGTATTCCAGTAAAGAAAGTAGATCTTATTAAAAAAATAATTGATATTGAAGAAGCCATCAATAATCAATCTCGTAAAGTAATTCCAGATCCAACTAAAGTTTCGACATATATTCCAGATATTCTTAAAAACAAGCCTTGGCTGTCAAGAACAGATGTAACAGAGATAATATCTAAAGCCATGGAAAAAGGAATTGTTCAAGATTTTAATTTTGAGCAATGGGTATTCGATGATGATTATAGAAGAATTGCATCAGACTATTATGGAGTGATAAAAGATACTTTTAATATCTTAGATGTGATTCGTAAATTACCACACTATGACGCAATCTTTAAATTATTTAGATCGGCATTTGTAATGGATAGTGTATCTATAAAAAAGAGTGAGTTCCTTAATTATATTGTGAAAGATATTAGAGAGAATTGTGATGGCTATAAGAATTATGATAAAATTCCTTAGCTAATTGGATATATAGATTCTTTGTTCATCAAAGCATTTATCAAGGAAAAAGGAATCACTCTTCCTTTAAGAAGAGGCTATAATTATATCAATGAAGATTATGACTCTGTTAAAATAAACGAGGATGGAGCTACATTTACTCTTGATTCTAATTTTAATATAGCTGCATTTAAAAAGATTTTTGAAACCAATATTGTTCCTGCATTAAAATCTGGAAACATTCAAGGAGTAACCGCATTAGATCCAAAGCTCATTCAAGGATTAAAAAATAATGCTTTTATAAAAGCATTAAGATTTGATACAAATTCTGATGGTCAATCATATATACGACTAGATATAGATATGATGAATATTGAATCAACTCCATATAATGCAATTAAATATCAAGAATGTATGTCAGATTTTATAAAACTGAAAACAGTGAAATTAGATGGAATCCCTCTTACTGATTTATTCATGATTTATTCATTGATAATTAATAGAACTAACTTTGGTGAAGATAGAATGACTACTTTATTTTCTAACTTTATAAATATATTCAGAAATGAAAATTCAATAATTAGAGATTATTTGGTTTGGTTAGGTGATAGAGATAAAAGTACAAAATCCGTAAAAGACGATTTAGCATTGCTACAATATGATCTTGATGATGCGTTGTACGAAATAGCACCTCTTATATCTCAATACGATGAGCATAACAATACTGCTCCTATAGTAAAGGAACTAAAGGATGGAAGAATAATATACAAGAGAAGAAGTAAAGGATTTTATTTAGAAACAGATAATCAAATTATACAAGAACCAACTGAAGGGGCAAATAAAAACCTACAGAAGCATGATAGATATAATAACATGAAACAATACGGAATGATGAGTAATCCTGTTTCTGAATTTTTTAATAATAGTATGACTAATTTAAAATCTGATAAAGAATCAGATGTAGCAAAAGCATTAGCATATTATATGGAATTAGGTTATTTCAACATTAGAATAAACTGTTAATATGGGAAAATGTGTTGCAACATTTCAAATACTTGGAACTGATTATGACGATATATCAGTGACATTAAACTCTGACGAAAAGAATGGGGTATCTCTTATTGAGATATCCCAGTCTTTAATAAGAAGTGGTTAGAGAAATAATTTTGTAAAGATACTTTAGGATATAGGAATCACAAAAGAAGGTAGAAAAGTAAAAGTAAAAGATATAAAAGTCACAGATGATAAAGGTAAAGGTAAGTTTACAAATGATTTGATGTATAATTATACATATGCAGCATTACGAACTAAATACACACTGCCTGAATCTAAAGATCCTGATTATAATCCAAAAATATTATTTAGAAAATCATTTACAAGAACTGCAACAAATGATTTAGATATATTATTTTCTGATGGAACCATGATCATCGGAGGAAGTAAAGAATCATTAGATCGTCTTAGAACTTTTATAAGATTAAGAAATGGGATTTATAACTATTATGAAAATAACAATACGAATGAAAAGGTAGCAGAGTTGAGAAAGCAAGTGGAAGAAAAATTATAGAAAACTTTTCGATCTGAAAAAGAATTTTTATATGATTATCTAACACATAATTCTGAATATCAAAAGGATAGAGTTTTATATGCAAAAATTCATTCATAGATTGTAAATTTCACTAAAGTAAAAACACATGATTTTACTAAATTACCTGATATGTTGGTATCTTCTTATGCTACAGAAATCACAGATAGAAAAGGTTTTTATAAATTATCTATTTCTAATTTTTTACATATATTAGAGCAAGTAAGTCCAGAGGATTATAGACAATTTGTAGACCAAGAAGGTAAGCGACTTCCTCTATCTAAGATAATGAAAAAAGAAGGATCAGAAGAACAAAAGGACTCTGCTAGAAAACTCATATTAGATTTATTTAATAAAATTCCTTTAACCCAGTTTATATGCAAGGGGATTTCTGTAACAGATAGTACTATAACAATACGAACCTCTGTTGGGACATTGTCTAATACATCTAGCTTTGAAGGGACTTACAATACTATAAATCAATTAGTAAAATTTCAATCGGTTTACAAAGGATTTCAAATTTATGCTAGAAATAATGATGGAGTAATTGATTATTTTTATGCAAATCAACAAGGATTGTCCCCAAAAATGAGAGTAAATAAATATTATAGCACAATTGAGGAATGTTTTAAAGCTGTAGATAGTATTGTGGAAACAGATACATTTAAAAATAGCTGGCATCCTGAGTTTAGATCTCTCAATACTAATTATTTAATTACTAAATTTGAATCTAAAGAAACATTATATCCGGGACATATTATAAAGATATTAAATATTCCTATAAATACTAGAGTGTTAGATAGTCGTTTTTCAACGATAATACGTGGGAATTATACTCTCGCAAATTTCATATAGTTATTTGGCACGGATTCTACTAAAGTTTCCAAGACAATAGATAGTATAGAATCTGCTGCTATACTTGCATATTTATTATCTGAAAAAACTCCTGAAGATTAGAGTAAATATACTCTAGATGAAGCACTTGATATAATAAGTAAAGCAAAATCAGAGAATAATTACAAAACCTATTTTGTAACGGATTTTGATAAAGAAAAAGGATATAATTCAATATATGTTTTTGACATGGAAGGAGATGTTGAAGAAGAAGTTGGAGAAAAAAAGCCAGAACCAATAATAAGACAATTACAATCTTTAGCAGATTGGTTTGAAGAGAAATTTGGAGTACCTACAGAGGTAGTAACAAATTCAGAATTTAATAGCTATTCCCCAGAAGGTGCAGAACGAGCAATATATAGAGATGGAAAAGTTATTTTAAATGGTTAGACTGCATCTACTAATTCTCAGTTATTTGAATATTCTGTATTGATTTTACAAGCAATAAAATCATAGTATAAAGGATTGTATGATTATATACGATAGACTGCAGAAAATATGGATTGGTTTCCTCGAACTTTATTGAACTAGATGGATAGAATAAAATCTGACCAAAATACTGATCCAGATGTTATTCGAGAAACTGCTATAGATGCTATTCTTGCTTAGTAGTTGAAAAAAATGTTTAAACAAACAACTCGTGAAAAAATATTTGATGGCTAGGTTGAGAAATAGGTTGAAGAAGTGGTACGAACTATTGTAGATGATGGAAAAACTGACATTGGATAGTTGTATAAAAGAACTTTAGCTAATTTGTTTCAAAATATATTCTCGTATAAAAAAGAAGGTGCAGGATTACTTCCTTCAACTTTAAAAATAACTGATGTAGCAGAAGAAGATATTAATAAAAAATTTAATTAGAATTGTGGATAAATATGAGTGGTGAAAGTTGTTCAATAAATGTAGGAACTCGTACCTTTAATTCATTTCAATTAAGAAATTTAGTCTATTCTACAGATATTTCAGATCCGTTTGCAGTAATACATGGATTATAGGATTAGGAATTTTATCCTTAGTATGAAACTACATTAAAGTTGTTTGAATTGTAGAAGCAAGGCAGAGAGTTAAGAAAGAAAATTAATACTTCTTTTAATACAGGTAATCTTGAGTTAGAATTAGAAGAATCTGCAGATCAAGATATTATTACTATCTAGCAATTAATGCTTAGCGATATATTTGATGAAGTAAGCTCTGGAAGTAGATTTAATTTGGAAGAATATAAAGCACACACGATTCAACAACTTCAAAATACAGAAGGACTTACTGAAGAGCAAGCAAGAAAAAAAGTAGAAATATTGATTGATAATTGGATGCAAATTGCAAAAGATTCAGCAGCACTCCACAAAGCAATACAATTATATAATGAAGATGAGACCAAGTTTGAAGAACTTTGTATGTAGGATGAAGACATAAAACCATATAAATTACTTCTTTCTTAGTTACATGCATCTATAACTAATAGTTTGAATACCTTTATTTAGAAGGGTATTTTGATGAAGGGATGTAGAATTGTAAATGGTCTCAATTTGGTTAGCGAAATGAAAGATTTGGATAAGAAATTATTCGGACACATTGACAAAATTATAATTGATAAATACAATGATGTATATATCATTAATTACAAATTCACAGAAGGAGGATTTAAATTATCTACAACAAAATTGGAAAACTGTAGATATCAAATGGCTTTATTGACAGAAATGCTTGCAAAAAAAGGGATAAATGTTAGAAATATAAAGTCGTATGTAATTCCTGTTAAGTTAACATATAGCACTCAAGATGATTCTTTGTAGAATCTTAAAAAAGTATCGGTTGATTCTCCTTTTAATTTATCTATTTCTAACAATAGAAATAGATCTACAAAACATTTAAATACTGCGCGACATTTTATTGACGCTCCGATTTAGATTAAAACAAGTATGTAGGATGTTAATGCTGTAAAAAAATAGATAGATTGCTTGTTTAGTTCTACTGATATAGCAGCTGATGGTGTAACAGTAATTCCAAAAGCATGGATAGCTAGAAATCGATCAAAAATTAAAGTAAGTAATTCCCCTGAATATGCATACGAAGTTAATTTTGGAGAAAATGATACTGCATATATAAAAAGCTCTGCTCCTCCCTCAAATAATTAGGAAATATTTGAAGAAATAATAAAAAGACAAAATGATTTATTAGAAGATGACGATTCAGTAGTAAGAACACTTGTTAAAAATGTAAGAGCAGGAATCAATGGAGAAATGTTTAATTTATGTGAATCTGGAATGTTTGGTAAAGCAGGTTACTTCTTAAATAATTTATTTGGTCAATACTTTAAAAAAGACAAAGATGCTCCTCAAGAATATGAATTTATTAGAAATGATGTTCTAAATTCTTGTAATATTATATTAATCAAAAAAATAGGTAAAAATGGTATGCCTGATCAAATAGATGTGTTTAGGATAAGTGGATTTGACTTAGATCAAAAAGTCAATCTAAAAAGAACATCACAACATATATTTGGAGATATATTAAGTTAGCTTGATTCAAAAGTTAAAGAATCAATCAAATATAAACCTACATACGGCAATATAGAAGCACTTGTAACAATGCTTTTATTAAATCAAGTACTTCCTAAAATATCTGGAGATTTCACATTAGGATCAGTCAATGTTGTTTCTACTAATTACACAGGACAATATATTCCTTATTCTGCTAGACAATTAAATACTGAACTATTTTCTACAGCAACAGAAGTATTAAATGATTTTTCAGAATTAACTGTTAATAACAATTTCAGTAATTAGAAATTTGTAGATCCTATTGATTTAGTTGTTGAATAGTTTAGAAATATTATTTCAGATCCTGGAGTATATAATTCTGAAGTTGATAAATACGAAGACATGGGGTTTGATGATTTATTAACAGTAAACAGTAAAGAAGCTAAGTTAACTCTTCTTAGATCTCTTGCTAAAAAATTAGTTGAAGATAAAAATTGGTTAGAGAATTTTGAAGCAGTAAGAAGATCTAAAAATGGATCAAGGTGGAATATACTATACAGAAGAATACTAGAAGCGATAGCTTATTATGATGTTGGAGAAGTAAGTTCTGTGGAAGAAAAAATGTCTTTTGCAGATTCTAAAGGAATGATTTCTAGTAGAATTAGAAATAAAAATGTTCAATTAGTAACTGAATTATATACTAGAACTATCAATGAAATATCTGAAAAAGTGCATATTAAATGGGAGCCTATTAGACAAGTATTCTTCTAGTTCTATAAAGATATGGGATATTCTACTACGAGGAATGCTGTAATAGGTGACTTAGTTAGAATATTTGATGATCTATATGCTCAAGACGAAAGAGGAGAAAGAACTCTTAGACTTTTAAACCCATACGATAATGCAGATATGGCTCAAATTAAAGATAAAAGAGAAATTAAACGTAAATTTCTCAAAAGAGTATTATTTGAGTTCGCAAAGGTAAGATACCCTCAAAAAGGAATTGCGTTTAACTTTAAGAATGAGAATGATCCCGATCTTCAAGAGTTTATCAATAGACATAGACAGGATTATTTCAATATACCACTCACAAGAGCAAGTAAAAGTACTCGTAATGTAAAGATGAGTGTTAAAGAGAAATGGAAAGATACAGCTCGCCTTGCAGTTAAAATTATCAAACATCCTAAAGCAGCTTTTGAAGAACTTTATAATGATGTTGCTAATCCTGATGAAAGAAATTACTATGAAGATGCAGGTATAGGTAGTTTACAAGTTCGCAATAAATTCTGGAAAGGAGATGATCTTGATGAAAGAGATAATTACATTGCTCAACAAGGTGTTAATTACTTTGAAACTAATCTTGAATCATTACTTATTGACTATATAGAAAAAGATATTCAAACTAAAGGATATTAGAAAGCACTTCTTACAATTAAAGGTGTAATTCTTTAGTTGGATTTATTAAAAGGAAGTCCTAATCTTAAAGCAATTGCAGAACAAACTATTAAAGAGATAGAAGACTACGTTAAAGTCAATGTGTTTAATACGTCTATTATGTCTAAGTTGTCTCAATAGATTATGGCAATATTAGCTATTCCTAAACGTATTGTATCTGATACATTAATTGGAGGCCATGTAGTAGGAGGTGTCCGAGATGTTTTTCAAGGTACTTGGGAGAATATGTTGCGAGTGATTGTTAAGTTTGATACTAAGCTATCAGCTAAATCTTTAAATAAAGCATACGTTGAAGTAACTAAGAATGTATTTAAAAATGCTAGATCTATCAACATAATTAATCAATTATGTTAGATATATCGTATTTCTAATGTGGATGTTGCTCGTATATCAGAAGGTTTGAAAACCGATAGAGGTATGGCTAATTTCAAGACTTGGTTATATGCTTCTCTTCGTAGACCTGACTTCCTTAATCGTATGGTAATGTTTGTAGCGCATTGTATGGAAGATGGTGTGTATGATGCTTTTGATATCAAAGATGGTAGATTAGTATATGATTGGAAAAAGGATAAACGATTCAGCATCTTTGCAGCAGGTAAAACAAGCGATCCAAAATATAAAGAATAGATGGGTGCATATTATAATGCAGTAAGAGCATATAATGCAGATCACCCTGATGCTACCATTGGATTTAACCCCTTTGAAGAAGGAGCTACACCACTTCCTATGCCGTATTCTTTTAATGATGTTGAGAATATTAAAAAGGTTGCAAATAATATATACGGTTCATACGATAGAAGTACTCGGCAAGGAATTGAGAATATATTTATAGGACAGACATTTGGAATGTTTGCTACTTGGATGAATGGTATATATGCCAACTGGTTTACAAAGCCTGGAACTTACTCTACTGGTTAGTTTGAAATGCAACAAGCTAAAGATGATCAGGGTAACTTATTATACTTTGATATAATGGGTAATGTGATTGTTCAAAGAGTAGACACAGATGGTAATGTAAAATATTACTATGATGGAACAGACACAGAAGTAACAGAAGGATTGGATAAAATAGTCCCTGTTATGGATAAAGTACCTATTCCAATACAAGGTATCTTCTATACTCTTAAAGAATGTGGTAAAGCCTTAAAGAATGGAGACTTTAAAGAAGAGATATGGTAGAATGATGTTAATAAAGCTAATCTTAAACGATTAATGGCAGAGCTATTAGCTTGGTTAATATTTGGAACTATTTATAAGTGTGTTCTCACTCCTGGATTTAAAGAATTTAAGAAAGGAATGAAGGAGCGAGATATACTTACAAATGCAATTACAGAGCTTATTTATAAATCATCATCTTCATCATATGATAGTTTTAAAGGATTATATAATATAATAGATTTTGTTGGAAATGCTGATGGAACACCTATTTATAAATAGAATAATAGACTACTTATGGATTTAGGTAAAGTTGCTTTAGGAGATAAAGGATTCTTCGATGCTTTTAAAGGTAACATAGCCATATTTAAAAATTTCCAATATTCTATATCAGCAGAAATGAAAAAATAATGGGAATACTAGACACTTTAACTGAACATTTAAAGAAACTGAATGGAACTCCTTCTGGTAAACCTTCAAACTTAATAAGTGAAATTATTTAGGTGGGGGGGGTGAATTTAGTTAAACAACAATTTTCCCCAATGGTAGAAACCTTTTCAAATATGTTTCCATCTTTTACAAATTCGGGTGAATATACTGTTAAATCTGGAGATAATCTTTGGAATATTGCTAAGAGTCATGGGATAAGTTTAAAAAAATTAAGAGAACTTAATCCACAATAGAAAGGAGATACTATACATGTTGGAGATAAATTGAAAGTGAAAGATGGGAATAGTTCTAAAGGAATGCATGCAGTAGATATAGTGGAAGAAGAGCAGAGAGAAAAAGAATATAATAAATCCAATGCTACTGCTATATTTAATTTTAAGCATAATGGATCATTTATAGTTGTAGACAAAGCTAATACTAGATTAACAGTATATGATAAAAATAACAATCCATTATTTACTACTACAAATATTGCATCTGGAGCTTCTGGGAATGACTACAATACTATAACATATACTGATGATTCTGGAGATCTTAAGGATATGATGGGTAATAATTCTACTCCCGCCGGAATAACATATATTGGAAGTATATCTGATTATCATGGTCGTCCTTCTTTTACCAGACAGAGACAAAATAGAGATGGGTCTCGTGAAGATATTGCTTCTTCTATGCATTATAGTAGTAATACTAGTAAAGCACATATAAGTAATGGATGTATAAGAGTTGGAGGAGACGATATGAAGAAAATTGCGAAATACGTAACCGAAGGTACTCCAATTTATGTACTTCCTGAAAAACCTGGATCTAGATTTGTATTACGAGCAGGAAAACTAAATTATATTGCAAATAATCCATACGGAGTTGATACTGGTGAGAAGAAGTTATGGGATGATTATAATGTATATATAGATAAATCATATAATCCTATAACTATTGAACTAAAAAATAGAACACTAGACCCAACTTATAATCACAATGCTACTGTATTTGCAGAAACAATTTCTAGAAATAAATATCAAGTTTAGAAATAGTTTAATTTGAGTAATTATGAATACAATAAATTGGCACAACTTGCAATGGGTATTGCTGATCAAGAGTCAAAATTTGGTACTTCTACAAAATATAAGATGAAAAATGGAACATCTATGAATTAGGATCTGATAGCTGTAAAACACTTCTTTGTAGATCATCTTATAAAAGGTAAACCTCTTGTTTCAAATAGTAAAGGAATTACTCAAATTAAATATGGAGATGATATAAAAAACAAGGAGCTACAAAATTTATATAATTAGTTTGGAATACACAGAGGAGATGATTTAGATAGTATTGAAAATAGTGCAAAAGCCACTATGATTAGACTTGCTTTTATTTATAATTCAGAAATAAAAGGAAGAAATTTTACAGGAGCAGGAAATAAACCTATTTCTCCTTGGGATGCACTACTGTATATATATAATGGAACTAAGTATAACTTAACTAATAAGTCTGCAACCCCTGAAGTAAATAAGTATATTAAAAATATAAATCGTTACGCTAATAATTTCAAATATACAGAATATAGATATTGAAAAAAATAAGGGAGAACCCTAGGTAATTAAACCTAAGATTCTCCCTTTAACTATTTTTAATGTATGGAAAATGCACTACAAAGACATTCGATGTTCTACTAGTGCCAAAATTAGGCACTGTTAGTGTATCTGTATAAAACTTAAAAAAAAATAAAAATAAGGAAGCATAGATTCATATAGAATCTACACTTCCCTTTAGTTTTTTATTTAAATGTAAGTTAATGTTATTAACTTCATTTGGTTATTCTTACTTTCTTACATGCTGCAGTTACTCCTTTGAGCGGAACTATCAACTTTGTTACTTCACCATTTCCATAATATATACACATAGTATTATTTTTTTTCAGAAGATTTAATAAAGTCCTGTCATAATCATCGAAAACTATTCTTAGATAAGAACCGTCCTTGTCTTTAATACTTACAACTTTAAAATCATCAAGAGATTGAAGTTCAGTTGAATCATCAAAACTTATAATACAAGTCATATAGTATGTTGTTTCTTTTTTAGGTATGCATGCACCATAAGGACTAATATTTGTAAGAATAATAAGTTGATTATTTTTAAGATTGTACATAGTTACAAAATTAGAATAGTAATCTGTATAAGAAACACAGTTACCTCCTTCATATCTCCAATATGCCGCACTTATAGAACTAACACTACATACAAACGCAATAAATATAAATATAAGTTTCTTCATATTAAATATAGTAATTATATTGTTCTTCTTTATCTTCATTTTGTTTAACTAATTTCTCAATTAGCTTTTGACTCTCTTTAAGTTGATCTTGTAAAGATGCACATACTTTCTGAAGTTCTTTAATGTCTTCAGAATTTTGAGTGATTCTTTCTTCATGATTCGCAATAGCCCAAATTACTGCTTGACCAAGATCATTGAGGTGATATAACTTAGTATCTGTTTTACAACCTGTTTCAAAATCCCTTAACTCATTCTCAATAACGGATAAATAATTCTTTCTAATTAACTCATTATTACATTTGCGAATTGTAGATTCAGGCATATTTATATGTTTAGCAAGTTCTACATTTGGTAAAGAAAGTTTTCCATATCCTTCTACATCTTTATACATGTACTGTTGAGCAGCAACTAAATATGACTTTGTAGTAAATGATACATCATCTTTATTTATAAATTCTGGACTAAATGGTTCAAATTTCTTATATTCATTAAAAATATATTCTTTACCTCTACCTTTAGTTTTAATCTCTATGTATCCATTCTTTTCTAGTTCCTTAAGACTATTCTGTATAGTAGGAATACTTGCACCAGATCGTTGGCTTATCTTGGTTAAAGACGGAAAACATCCATCCTTACCATCAAATGATTTCAATACTGCATAAATAAGTTGATCCCTTGGTTTTAAATCAGTTTCTCCCATACCATTTGGAACTTGATAATGTTGTTTACTTTCTATATTTTCCATATATCATCAATTAAAATTAAACATCTTCATCTACATAATCTATATGCGATATTACATAAATATTTATAAAGTACAAAAGTTTAGTATGTATAATCTGTTTTTAAAATCTGGTGCGAATCACTCGCACCATTTTGCATGATCATCGCACCAGATTGTAAGGTCGTCGCACAGGATTGCATATAACTATACTTAAATACTATACTTATAACTATACTTAAACGTTCCGTATATTTCATTTCTAAGACACCCATACATCGATTTTCAGACACAAGTTGATGAGTTATGTTACCATGAATTTGAGAATCGATATATGAGCCTCTATGAAAATCAACTATCTGTAGATGAAATATTTAACTTTATATAATGATTTCAAATCAATTTTCTCTTATCCTTAATCTTAAAAAGTACAATAGGTGCTTCATCCATTTTATCTTCTCCAAACCATACTTCATTTCTAAAGTCATATATAATATTCTTATCTTTTGAGTACTTCTCTTTAAGAAGATTAAATTTATTATCAGCTTCTTCTTTAGTAAGATTATCATACTGTTCTAAATCAGTATCTTTAATAACTGGAGGATTTACTGGACCTCCATTTATCTTAGCAATGACACTATATACTTTATTATCATCTACAGTATTACAATCATCAGATATAAATATTATATTACATATATCATCTACATCTTTTGAATGCATTAGAGTATCGAATAAGCTCAATAAATCATTAGCTGCAATATAGCGTTCAGATCTATTAAAATATTCTACTTTATAAAGGTTATTTTTAATCATACAAATTCATGCATTACTTCATCGAGTACTTCTCCCATCACATTCAATCTAATACTTACATCAATCATCTCAGGACTATGTTCAAAGTCAGTATCAAATTCATCACATACTTCTCTAATTAGATCCCAGTTATGGCACAAACATTCTTCTGCTTTCCAAGCATTACACCAATATGAACCAGATATATTACCTGTTACATCATCAGTTTCATAAAATGTGTCATAGAGATTTTCTCTGATCTCTTCATAATCATCCTGTGTAATAATTATATCATTCTCGTTGATATAATCTCGTATATCATCCTTTACGGCTTTATAATAATCGTATTTCATCATTTGATTCCAATAATTTCCCAATCAACAAGTGTAGAGTTATTACTAAACACAGGAGGATCAGCAATAGTTATTTCACAAATCTCATAACTTCCAGTATGTCTATTACAAAGAAGAACAACATCTCCCTTTCTCAAGAGAGGTGCTGTTCTATAGTATTCTCCATTTAAATATACTCCATTACCTTTAATGATGAGTGTACCTAAATTAGTTTCTATTCTTCTAGGCATTATTTTAAAATACCCGATCAAAGCAATAATTATAAATAGTATAATTAGAAGCGGTATCATTTTTCTACTATTTTATCATATAAATAAACTAAAGCATCTGTAGTAAGTCCGTGAGAATCATATTCTGTAAATATTTTTTCATCATTCTTTACAGTATATCCTTCAAGGATAATATGATTATACTCATCAAGTTTAACTGATTCTACCCAGAGATCTTGATGATCATAATTAGAAGGATCATGATCATCATAATTGATGAGTGTATCCTCCATTACAATAGGCTCCTCAAACAGAATCTTACCGTTCTCTTTAATCATATTAAAAATATATGACCAAATGATTCTATAGAATGCTTCTACAGTAGGACGAATATTATTTGCTTTCTCAATTAGCTCTTTAATAGTAGACTGTTTTAAATCTACTAATGAAATGCAATCACCAACATAAAATATATCTCGAATATCAGATTCGCCTTCTATTGCTTCTTGTGGGGATTTAGCAATTATATATGCAGAAGTATAACCACTATATTCTACATAGTACACCTTAACTATAGTGGAAGTATTTTTAATAATATAATCTTTAGATACTGTCTTTATAAATTCCATATTACTTCCATCTGTACACAATGAAGAAGCAATACTTTTTATATCGTTTGCAATGTAAAATTTCGATTGAGTATCCTTATAAGTAGGATTGTTGTATTTTGCTTTATATAACATATTATCAATAATTAGTAATTAAAACTTCATCTGTAAGGCTTCCTTTATTAACTGCACTCCATTGACAATAATCATAATTCCTATTCAAATGATGTACATTATATTTCTCACACCATTCTTTAAGAATATCATTAGACTTCTTCTTATTTTCTAATACATTACTTAAAGCAAACTTAACACCTTGTTCATTAATATTATCTAGAAACTCTAATAGTTTAACCTCTTTATCTTTATTCCACGGATCGTTCACATTATAAAATGGATATGTAATCAGATAAGGAGGATCACAATATACAAAATCTCTAGATGTAAGAGAACTTAGATCTATATTATCATACGATGTAGAACAGAAAGTTATATTCTTAATACTATCCAGAAATATATCTAGATTCTTTTGGATATTAGGATTAAACCAACTTTTATTATTTCCAAAAGATTGATTAAACATTCCATTCTTAGCAAATCTAAGTTGATGATTATAACAGAATACTATAAGTACAAATAGATCTAAAGGATTAGGATTCTTATTATAATCATCTCGAAACTTTAAGTATGCTTCTTTATCTGTCTTAGATAATCCATACTCTTCTATTCTATTATTTATATGCTTAAATACATCTTCTTTCGACATCTTTTGAAATGTAGTATATATATCTATAACAGGTTTTTGTATATCATTTGCTATTACTTTACCTGCTTTTACGTTTATAGCAACTGTTGCTCCACCTGTAAATAAATCTACAAAATATCTAATATACGAAGGAAACAAAGGTAAAATTTGTGGGAGGAGTGTAAACTTTCCTCCCACGTAATTTAATGGACTTCTTTTATACATAAATCATTCGTCTTACCATTCTATAATAGTAATAGTTACCATCTTTCTTTAGATGATTAACTAATGTTTCTGCTTCTTTATCTGTAAGACAATATCCTATTACAGAATTAGGATCTTTCATTATTACCCATATTACACCAACGTCTGTAGCCATGTTTTAAAAAGTTGTAATACTGTTTTACCCAAATTCTATACTCAAAGGGATCTTTCATTTATTAAAAATATTTTTCCAAGAGATTAAATATACATTATCATCTTTAATTGCATCAATGGATTCAGAAAGATTAATCACTTCAAATCCTCCCTCTATAAAAGGTTGAAATATTTCTTTGATGTGACCTTTCAAATCGTCCTCAATATCAATGACACATCTATATGATTTTGAGAGCTGTAGACTGAACTCCGACTTACCTTTGATAATATCCTTTATAGAGTCTTGTTTATCCTTTATACGCTTCTCTATGGCTTTGTATGAGCCTGGTCCGTATGTGGTTTCTATCCAAGCACGCTCTGCAGTAAATGGAGTTTCAGTCTTAGTAACACACTTTTTAATAGTATTCTTAATGTTTTCTGTTACGCTCATTGATTTCTTTTTTAAGTTGTTTGATTCCTCTTTTATTTAATGACATTGCTACTACTGGGATATTATATTTACTCTTCTTTATTTCTCCATCTTTATCACGATATTCATAAAGTCGAGATTCACCTTCCCAATTAGAATATCCTTTATCTAATGATTTATGATATTCTAATACATTTAATAAATATTCCCAATAGTATGCTGATCCATTTTGTCTTTCTCCAAATTCATCTCTATAGTATATATTAAAATTAATAGAGAATCCAAATTTTCTAAAGAAACAAACCCATATAAATGGATTTGCTTCATGTCTAGGACTATTGTATTTATCTTTCCACATTATATCACTTGCCCAAATATCTAATATACTTGATATATTTTTAAGCCAAGTATAAGGACAATTATATATAGGGTTAGAAAAGAAACTAATACTAATTTTTGGTCTTTTAAACCACATTCTCATCTTCCACCAAGTCTTAAGTGGGTTTTTAATCGATATATTAATTTTCATAACATTCAAATTCATCAATATTCCACCCATCAAGGTTTGGAAGCTCAACTTGATCTAGAACATCCTGTTTTAATGTAGGATACTCGTATGATACATTGTATCCACTTTCTCCTCCTTGTTCTAGGAGTTCTGGTTCTGCAAATTCTTCATAGTTATCTGTATATATAGTAAAGTCTTTACTAATACACAAACATACTGTTACATCAACCTTTTTCAAATTCAATTATCCATTCGTTGTCTTCAACGCCAATCTTAGATACTTTCATCCCATCTATCTCCTTTCCTACGGAGATAAACGGACCTCCAGGAGGATCTATAAAAGAATAATTATGATTCTTATAATCTTCATCAGAATCAAAACCTACCCTTACATGTTCTCCAGAGCATTTTAGAATATATTTATTCTCAGATATTGGTTCAAGATGTACATCATCACCATACCTGTTATAAAGTTTAATCATTTCTCAAGACGTTTAATTTCGTCATTAATATAGAATCTTGCTTTCTTTAAATCCTCTATCTGTTTATCTTTAGATGATATTCCTTCTTCTGATTTATGACCAGCACGAATTACATACTTTATTACATTTCCGAGATTAAAGTTCATGTGTCTAGTTATATCAATAACTTCTACACCACATAAATCTTTAAGCCAAGTATAATGCGAAGGATGTTCTACTCTATCAGGAGTTCTATTTAAATATGCTTGTTTTAACCAATCTCCCATGTACTAGTATAATTAGAATAATCAACTTTAAAAAATTCTACATTATTGTAATCAACGTGCCAAGTATTCACAATTTTCCACATTCCAATCATTTAAATCAAGTCCATTTAGTTTTAATCCTACCTTATTTAATATCTGTTGAACCTTAGATAGAGCATTATGAGGAAGTAATATTTCCTCTTTTGCTCTATTTAAAAGTTCTTCATCTGAAGTATTCTCACTTACTTCTAAAAATAAACTTCTACTCATGGTTATATTACAAACCACTTCTTTCATCAATGAATCCATCCTAATCCTGTTTCAGGTTCTGCTGGTATCGGCAACTTTTTACAAAATACAGACGCGGCATTTTCCATACATTCTACTAATTTAGGAACTACCACATCTTTTAACTCTTTTGGGTACTCTATTACATTTTCATCATGTACAATATTACACAATTTTACTTTACCAAACAAGTTACTGGAAATAATCCATTTAAAGAACATAATATTTGAGAGCTTTATAATACAAGCACCAGTACCTTGAGTGGGTGAATTTAAAGACAATCTTTCCCACTTAGATATAGCCATATTATGTTCTTTTAACTCTTGTTTAGAATAAGTAGCTCTTCTAATATCATCAGGAATACTTTCTATTTTAGTCCATTTGTCAAAATCTTCCCAATAAATTTTATGACCAGTGACAGGAGTGATTAAAACATATCCATACTTTCTTACAAATGCAGCTCCCTTCTTTCTAAACTCAGAGATTCCTTTAAAACCTTCATTATAATTTTGTGCAATTTCTTTTGCTTCTTGCATACTACATCCTAAAGAATTTTGAATTGCTCTTGCACTACCGCCAAACTGTTGTGAAAACTCTACAGGTTTAGCTCTTTTTCTAAGATCTGGATATAGTTTTTTAATATCCTTTACAGGTACATCTTTTAATTCTTTAAAACAATGCTTAGCAGTTAGAGAATGAATATCTCCAGAACCTTCTAAATACTCTTTAAGCATAGATTGTTCATTATAAATATCTGCACCTAGTCTTGATTCCAAAGCGGCATAATCACAACTAGTTAAAAGATTACCATCTTCAGGAGAGAAAGCCATTCTAGTATCGTGATCACTAGGGAGATTCTGTAATTGAGGATACTGACAACTGCCTTTAGGTAAATGTTTATACTTAGTTAAATCTGTATTCTCATTCTTAGATCCACAAGACATTCGCCCAGAGGAAGCTCCTAATTGTCTGAATACAGTGTGTATTCTATTAGTAATAGGATTTATAGCATCAAGATATTTTTGCCCAAAGGTATTGCACACAATTTCTGTTTCTTTTACTGCTAAATATAACTTTAAAAATTCATCATTAACACCTTTTTGTTTTATAAGTATCTTAGCATTTACACTTTTCTTAGATTCTCCTGTTTTTTTATCAACAGCACTAACATCAAAACCGAGTGCTTCTACTATTGGGATTACTTGTTGTGCAGAAGACCAATTAACTGTGCATATTGGACCAGTATTAAATTCTTCAAATAAAGAAGCATCAGGTATCTTATACATTTTAATAGGGAAATCTTTATGTTGCATATTAAAAGATATTGCCCATTTATTAAGATTTTCTAAAGCCTCTTTATTACCATTCTCATCCTTCTGCATCTTTGTTTTCCATTTATTTACATCTAAATGAATCCCACACCATTCAAGATACGCTATAACTGCAACAAAGCTATTTTCTAATTTAGCTCCATTATAACAAGATTTATCTTTACATTCTTGTAGTTGTTGCTCATAAATTTTTTCAAGATATGTAACATCTCCTGCTGCATATATTACAACATTAGAATCAAGACCTCTCCATATAATTTCACCACGAACTGTCTTATCTATATCAATGCCTAATCGTCTTTCAGCTATAGCTTTTAAAGATACACGAAAGAATTTGCTATCATAACCAAGATGCAATAGTTGCTCTACTATCATAGTATCCCAAATCTTTCTAGGAACTATTTCATAATTATAGAGGAATTGTAAATCAAATTTAAGATTTTGACCAATGATAAGTTTTGATTCTAATATATCTTTAAAAAGAGTAATAGGGTAGTCTTTAGCATCTATAACCACCCTAGCATCACTAGAATCATTGCCTAATTGATAACATAATAATTCGCATAAATGCGGATCTCTACCACTAGTTTCAGTATCAAACTGAATTACATCCCAACTTTTAATGATATTATAAGCATCTTCAAATGGTACTACTTTATACTGGTCTGTACTTTCTAAAGTATTACTTACAAGAAGAATCATAAATTATTACATTTCCAATAGGATCAACAATAGTATCTTTAATGTTATAAAGTGCCAGTTTCTGACTAAAATATTCAGGTTGTTTATCTACTACATATTGCACCACACTATCAGACATTGGTATTTCGCAATATATTTTGCCTGTGATTATATTTTTAACACGAGGATCTTTAGACAGAATTACATCAAGTCTATGTTCATATTGAGCATTAGTGTACCACAAATCCTCAGTTACCATAAGTCCATGATGTGCAATATCTCTAGTAATACTATCACTAATTGCAATTGCAGATTCCATTACACTAGCAGGATTCACTGTTAATCGTATTCTGCATTTAAGTTTATTAGCAAAATATTTTAATTTATCTATTGAATCAATTAATGCTTGACAACTTCTTACTTTATATGTTTGAACAAATTGCGAGTTCGCAAGACTTATTGTATAATAATAATCCTCATCAAACTTCAGAAACCAATAAGGTGTTAATTCGTGTCGATTTTTAATCATATAAATTCACTTAATTCTTCGGAATAATTCTTTTTTAAATTAGAGATAGTAACTATAAGAAGTTGTCTTACTCTTTCTTTAGTAAGACCCATTCTAGCAGCAATCTCTTCTTTAGTTAAAGATTGCATACCAATTCCAAAGTACATACATATTAAATCATGTTCCCTTGATGGAAGCTCTTCTACTATCTCGTGTATCTTCTTAGATAAATCATTATTAATAAGAGTACTATCAACTAACTCTTTTTCATCTTTCAAATTATCGGCAAGAGTGCCTATTTCTCCTTCACGAATAGGATTATCTAAAGATACGCCTTTATTATAAGTAGATAAGATAGTACTAATCTTTTCTTCATTTAAATCAGTATCATCTTGTATCTCCTCGATAGTAGGTCTTCTTTGATACTTTTGCTCAAATTTATCTATAACTCTATTCAGTTTACCAAGATTTGCAGAATAATTGGTAGGTATTCTTACAGATCTACTTGTATTAGCTAATGCTTTAACAATAGCTTGTCTAATCCACCATACTGCATAAGAGATGAACTTAAATCCTCTTGATTCATCAAATTTTTCAGCAGCTTTAGTAGCACCTATTACTGCTTCTTGTATTAAATCAACTAATGGAAGACCTTTGTGTTGGTATTGTTTTGCTACAGATACACAAAAACGAAGATTGGCAGTCACTAATTCGGTAACTGCCTTTTTATCTCCATTTTTAATACGTCTTGCTAATTCAATCTCTTCTTCATCTGAAATCATTTTTATCCTATTTAAATCCATAAATAAGATACGAAGAGAATCATCAGGTCTATCAGTTATAGATTTGGATATTGTAAAATTACCCATTTATAATCCTGTTTGTATTGTAAAGAAATTAAAATCCTTACTCTTTCCAAGTACATGTACTGTATTCTTAAGAGTTCTAATGATATTAACATCTCCTTCAAAATCTTCAAGTACTGTTACACAATGAGGATATTCTTTAATAAAATCATTAAATGTAGGATTCACTTTAAGAACTTCCTTAAGAAGAAATACACCAACCATCCCAGCATCTGCAGTAAAAGTACCTAGCTCGGGGAGATCAATATCATAATCACTTCCTGATTCTAAATAAGAACAGATTTCTGCTTCTGGCTTCTTATCAGTTTTAAATGTAGTACATGTCCAATCTCCACACACAGTATTACTTATTATATAATTTTTAAATTTATGATTTGTTATCTCATCATAAATATCATCATACGCATTAGTAATATAACATGGATCAGTGATAATAATTGTTCCTTTAAACATCATTTTATTAAATTAAATCAGCTCTAAAGGCTAAAAATTTAGGTTGTTGAGGGATTCCCTCTTCTGATAATTCAAAGTATTTACAATCTCCTAATTGATTTCTATAACTCTCAAAATTATCAACGTATTCTTGCTTAGTTTCTCTATCTCCTAATGGCATCGCCCTAAAAGTTCTACCATCTTCCATTTCACAGATAAATACCATATCTTCTGAACCTCGAAGACCAAGCTCATAATCAATAACTTTAAAAGTATCATCCTTATACTCCTTTATCTTTATCCAATCATTGCCACGAGATCCAGGTTTGTAAACAGAATCAGCTAAACGAATAACTAAACCTTCCCAACCTTCTGACACGAAAGCATCATGAAGTTTTTTCATATTATCCCAACCTGATACTTTCTCTTGTGGTACTAATTGTATGCGTAGATCATCATCAGAAAAAGACTTATACGGATCGAAATCAGGCAATTGTAGCTCCTTACTCCACTCCAGCATAGTCTTATATCGTTCAGTAAATGACTTCGTCAGATCGACTATATCATACCAATAAAACTGTAAATCTTTACCATCATCTACAGTACTTTGAGTTCTACATATTCCTGATATTTTCTGTAATGACATTCCATGTTTATAGATTTCACCATCTAAAACAGCATCAGGATGATTTTTGAAGAACTCTTTAAGTATAGGATGTTCAATTATATGATATAAAGCTATATCATAATTCATTGCTCCTCTAGATGCAGTATGTATTTTACCATTTTTGTAGTATAAAAGTGCTCTTGTTCCGTTAATTTTTCTACTTCCATAATACTCTTTATTAAAAGCACTTTTAGGAACTTTCTCGCTTTGTTTAGCGAGCATAGGTTTGAGGATTCCTTCTCCTCTAGTCTTTACTTCTCCGATGAGTTTATTTAATTCATCTTCGGAATAAGCATCGATAGGATTAAGAAGTTCCTTGTAACCTTTATCTTTATATTTCTTTATAAGGCTATTAAACTCAAGTGCTGCTTGTTCAGAAACAGTTCTCTTTGCTTTACCTTTCTCTATATGTTTATTAGGTTGTTGGGTCATTTTACCATTATAACAACCTGTAAATCTATAAATAATATATGAGTGGGACTCTTCATCCCACTCACACTTTATAGATACAACTCTTATTTTTCCTTTCGAGTCTTTACTTACAAGATCCATTAATACCAGATGCTAAATATAATTTCTTGATCATCATCAAGAGTTTCTGCAATATCAAGAAGGTTTTCAAACTCATCAAGAGCATCTTTTACATCTGCAAAGTAGTTATCATCATAGTCAGTACTACCAAAGAAGAAACCTTCACGAGTTGGAAGAAGTTCAGGTGCTTTAGAATGGTCGTCAAGAACAATTCTTGCTTTCTCAATGAAATCACGAATATCAGATTTATAAATGCATACTTCTTCTTGAGTAGCTATCTGTTCATCTGTCATAAACTGAGGAAGTAAGAAATTATACTTTCTAAAGTCACACACACCTCTTTCGGTTCTAATCGATACATTAATGTCAAGTCCCATGTTATTTTAAATTATGTTTAACAATATTCCAAATATCTCTAAGTGTTTCTGTAGGTACTTCTTTATTATCTATCTTCATTATATAATCAGGTCTGTTCTTCTTTTCATATAACCACCAATAGATAGTTTCTGCGCCTTCATCATCGAAGTAAGCATGTATTACTTCATCAAACATCATAAATGCATAATTTGTTATAAAGGCATCTCCCATATAAAATCCTGCATCATATATAATATCTAATTTATCATTTACTTCTTTAGTACTATTCATTAACTGAATAAAAGATACTTCGTTCATTAAGCCAATTAATTATTTCATTTTTACTAGTTCCTGATTTCCACCAGAATAAATCCTCTATAAGTTTATTATCCTTCCATAGATCAGGATTATCTAAAGCATCCATGATTTGATTAACTGATACAGTATCAGTCATTTCACAACAATCATCACACCATACATCTTCTTCAGTTTCGCAAAATTCACAAAAAGAATAATCATTTATATAAACCCATGCTTTACAACATACATTATCAGATCCACATTTTTCACAAAACAGAGTGTTGCTTCTAATATTACTCATTCTCATTTTCTTCAGTTTTAGATGAAATGGTAAATCTATTACATCCGTCATGGTGATATGCTTCTAATTGATATGTTGGCAGTTCTGCATTATCATCAATTACCCAGATATTAAATTCATCAGTATCTTTTCCAAGACATTTACGTACTGCCTCAACATACGTATCACATTCGTATGGCATAATATCCTTTTGACCATGCCATAAACCAAGTGTACCTGTTATAACACAGGGATCAGTAGGAAGTTCATCTATAAAATCATCATACATCCAATCAAATTCATCATCTTCCTCAATAGGATGTCCGAGAAATGATTCTTCTGTACTAAGTACCAGTTTACGAGTTTTCTCTTGCATATTTATAAACATTAGACCATTCATTACTATTACGAAGTGCTGCTTCAGCAGTTTCAAGATTACAACCAGTTGCATGAACAACTTTCAGAATATTACCAATACTATTAGAAATCATTGTCTTCTCCTCCTTTAGCGATTAACCATCCAGTTATTAATATAATTAATATACAAATTATAGGTATTACCCAATTCATTCTTTTATAAGTTCTTCAATACAGTCCTTTATTGTATCTTCATCTGAATAAAGTTCATCCATATCTATATCAGCATCTGCAGGAATATCACAAACTTGCTTGAGATAATGATAAGGATCTTCGTAGAACTCATCTATTAAATTATCTATATCTTTAATGTCAGGATTTTCTTCTACAATAACCTTTGCTATATCATAAGCATTAATCCTATCCCATTGCTCTACTCGATATACAACATCAATAAATTCCATATTCTTTTACTTTATTTTTAAATGCTTCTTTTATTTCATCTTCATATTCTTCAATAATCTGAAAGTCATAATCATCCTCTCCTACCGTCTCAGGCAATCCTGCACAATGTAGATAATATGTACAATTAGAATAAAAGAGGTCAAGGAGTATTTCCATGACCTCTTCTATATTCTTATTATTAACTATATTAGATTCTTTAAATTCATGCTTCATCTGTTGTTTAGTAAACTCATTAGTTACTACTACATTAGCTAACTTATCAATATCTAAATCTAAAGAATCTTGAATAGTATAATCAATATTTATTATCATTTAAATACCCTGCGTCTTTGTGCTTCAGTTACTTCATTGGCTTGCTTACCCCATACTCCCTCTTTCTTCATACGATTTATAAGGGCAACACTCTTCCAATTACCATCACCATCAAGGTATCCTTGAACACCTCTAATTATGATAGGTTTACGACCTGCCCGCTGATCTTTATCAAGTTTAGCTATCTGAACTTTGTTAAGTTTCTTAGGTTGCATTTTCTCAAAGTTCGCTGATTCGTCAATTATATCATTCTTAGGCATATTATTTTATTTATTAGATATATAGTTTCCATCTTTATCGAGGTTAGAATGCCCGAAGCCTCCGCCACGGTTTTCTCCGACTAGCTCTGAGAGTGATTTTACACTCTGCCAATCTATATGAGGTACTTCACTTAGTACCATCTGTGCTATACGCTCACCATCTTCAATCCAAATGGTCTCAAAACCATGATTAATTACTGGTACGCCTATCTCATTTTTATAACTCGCGTCTATAGTCCCTATAGAGTTAGTTAAATTTAATCCTTTCTTGATTGAGAGTCCACTACGAGGCCTAATTTGTATTTCATAACCTTCAGGGATAGAAGTGTATAGACCAGTAGGAATAATTGCTCTGCTACCTGGTTCTAAGCGCAACATAGTAGTAGGATGCCCTTCACCAGCAAAGATTATCTCACCTTCTCCATAAAGTTTAATGGGGTTCTCTGGAGATACTCTACTAAAATCTGCACGGATGTCTGCACCTGCATCTGTAGGATGTGTGTATTCAGGATTAGGATTATTAGAAATGTTATAAATTTGTACTACTACATTAATCATATAGCTTCCTCCTCATTAGTTTTAATATTACATCTATAAACTACATCTGTATCTACTATTCCATACCATCCATTAGCTAATGCATCAAATAAATATACATAGTCATCTAAGCAGTATGGCTTTTCTACTTGAGTGTGTCCTACTATTTGTTTATAACCTTTAAACTTATCCATTATAAGTGTATTAGGTCTTATCCAAGTGCAGGGTTGAGTTACACTATCTCCTGAATGATCCCAAGGATTATGTGTAGCATAGGCTTTTAATCGCATCTGCATATCTGCGGCAAATCCTATCTTTAATCGATCAGAAGATTTTAATAAATATAACATTAAATTTTGACCATCAAAAGTCAACTTCCTCTTCGGAAAGTTCTGCATACGCTTCTGCCATTTCAGCGAGTGTATCTTCTGCACCCTCATCAATATCAAGACTATCGTAGTATGCTTGATTTTCTTCTGCAATTTCGGCAAGTATATCCATTTCGTTTTCAGTATACATAATCATTCATTTAAATATTTAATAAGTGAATCTACAACATCCTCTCCTGTCTCAGAATAAAACGCCTTAATCGCTTTATCATTCTCATATACTACTATAAAAGGATCAAGTTTAGCAGCGAATTGATTTTTAATCTTCCATGCTTCTTTTTTTCCAGATCTAGTAGTAGAATCTATAAAATGAAGAAAAGGAGAACCTGTAATTGCATAAGGTCCTCCTAATCTTCTTAATACTTTTGGATCATTATAGATTAAATATATATCCTTCATTCAAAGATAATATATAATCCACACATCATTACTAGTACACAATCTAAAGCAATCAATACTCCTGCTAATTTTACTATTTTCTCACTAAACGTTTCAAGAAATTCACTTTTAGAAGCAGTAGTATATACTAGTATCATCTTTAGAAAACTAACTATTGTTACTATAATTGCTATTATAATCATATTTTTAATTGCATCGACTGAAACCACAGGAATTGCATTGAATGCAACCTCCAGAATGAATCAAAGTTTTCTTATGGCAGTTAGGACATTCTTCTAAAGAATTATCCTCTTCTTCAGTTTTATTTTCTACTTTAGATCCATTACATTTGCAAATAATCTCTTGCATTTCATTGTACATGTCTTTAATTGCATTGCCGATAGCAACAGGACAACTACTTCCTTTAGAAGTATCGTTCTTTGTTGCAGATCTAACAGCATAAGAAGGACATACACCACAAGATTTCAATTGATCAAGAATAGAATCAACCTTAATTCCTCCTCTAGCTGCAAGTGAAATCATTCGAGATAATGAAATCATAAAGTTATTACAACCTCCTGTAGATCCTTTAGAAAGATAAATCTCTCTTAGATCCCCAGTCTTATTATCAAAGAAACATTGAGCATGTAAGCTGCCACATCCAGTACTAAGAGTACGTTTAATTCCAAGACAATCATTACTTGAAGGAATTATAACACCTCTCTCAAGTTTATCTGATTCTTCTTTAGATTCAGAGGTAGTAAGTATACCTTGTCTACTTCCATCTCGGAATACAGTAATACCCTTTAGTCCTTTCTCCCAAGCATACCTATAAAGTCCTTTAATATCCTCTACAGTAGTAGACTCTGGGAGATTTACAGTCGAACTAATCGCAGTATCTACATACTCTTGCATTGCTGCTTGCATTTCTACTCTTTGCTTCCATGGAGTATCATTCGCAGTTACAAAATAAGAAGGGATGTCATCATTGCCAGTTATTTCTTTATATTCATCCAATGCTTTTACATTAACTTTATAGTATGTCTCTTCTTTATTTAGAGATACTGTTCTTCTCATATAGCTTAAAGCAAAGAATGGCTCACAACCAGTCCCTATATTGAGCATAGTTCCCAATGCATTTTTGTTCCAATAAGTTCGCAACACTTATTGCGCTTTCGCAGCTTATAGTTTCCCATAAGATCAGACTATATCTTATTATTCTCTATATACGTTATCAATATTACTATTTGAATGAACAAAAGTATGACATTTATGACATAAGCATATTAAGTTATCAAGTTGATTTGCTTCAATAGGATCATTAAATGATTTATATCATGTTTTGTCATAAATCTACGGACAGTAGTCTGTCCAACTCCCAATTTTTTAGCAATATCTCTAGTGGATAATTCCTAATTAAAATAAAGTTCCTCAAACTCTTCTTTTGAAATAGTAATTTTACTCATAAATAAAAAATAATTTCCGTGTTTCCATTGCCATCAGCTTACAATGTACATAATAGTCGTTGAACCTATAAAATACTAAGTCAAAAGTATTTTTAGGCTGCTGATTGCCCATCTTTGATTCTGATTTAGATATTGACTCAATACCAATATTCTGCACAAATACATTGTCAATTCATCAAAATACAAAATCTAAAATTATTTTAACTATTATTTAATTTTTATAGTAAATTTTAGCTTAAGGGTGTTCCAGCAATTAACGGAATTTATACTGAGCCATTAATAAACCAACCCAGTTGGAGCAATAGATAACAGACTACAGTTTCTAAGTTTGTTTATTCTCTTGAATTTCTTTATTTCTTCAGTAGAAAATGCATGTTCTATTATATGAGAATCCCAAACTTTAGATGAATATCCAGGAAAGTTTCCACGTTCTTTTGCAAGATCTACACTTGCTTGTACTGCAGTCCTAAATATTTCTCGCATTACATTTCTAACCAAGTTAACTGCATTAGGAGATCCGTAAGTTATCTTACACTTAACAAGAAAGTCTGAAAGACCCATGACGCCTATGCCTATATTTCTAAATTTTTCTGCCATAGCTCTTTGCTCAGGTAAAGCATGACGTTCTAAGTTCTCTTCAAGTACGTCATCCATTGCTTTAACTATAACAATTATATCCTTCTTTAGATTATCCCAATCAATAGAACAATTATCTTTAAATGGATTAATTACATATTCAGATAAATTAATAGAACAAAGGTTACAAGCAGAATTTTTAGCCAAAGGTTGTTCCTTTATTGTTATCGTGCGGGCTTTTTATCCTACACTTCCGGGAGTTTCCTCCTTACTATATTCAGATTTATCATCTGACGGAACGGCATATATTTTTATTAATTCTCTTGAAATTAATATTGGACACTCGTGGGAGGATTATATTTATTCACCTCCTATGCTCTACGGTGATAATTCGCCTTTCGCGATCGAATTATTTACCACGGTATTATCATGCAGATAAATTATCTGTGTAGACTTCACCGTTTTTGCCCAATTTTACTGCGGCAAACGTCCACCGCAGGGGTTGCAAGTCTCTATATTATATTCTGGTACAAATTCCATAAGATTATAATTACGGAATCTATTAGTATAGATAATCCCAGGCTCTGCACTCTTCCATGCAGATTTTGCTATAGTATTAAATATTTTTTCAGGATCTATTTCTTTGGATGTATAATTCTTCCACTTTAAGGACGGGGTATAAGTTGTACCCTTATTGAGATTTTCCATAAATTCATCATTAATCTCTACAGAAAGATTCGCTTTATTTATTTCATTCGGATCTTCCTTTATAGTGATGAATGTTTCAATTTCTGGATGTTCTACTGATAAGGACATAAGTAATGCACCTTTACGAGATCCTCCTTGGCTGATAGATTCTGTTATGGTATTAAATATATGCATAAATGGAACAATTCCATCAGATTTATATCCACCTTTTACAAGACATCCTTTGGGTCTTATCTTAGTTAAAGATAATCCTTGTCCACCTTGAGCTTTAAAGGTCTTAGCAATATCACTAGAAGCCTGCGTTATTCCATCAATAGAATCATCTATAAATCCTCTTGAATAACAATTTGAGTAGCTTCCAGTATCTCTAATACCTCTATTAGCTAAGGTTCTACCTCCAAACAGGAATTTCTTATCTTTAATCAACTGACGTATCTCTTTATTACCGCCACTAACTCTATCTAACCACTGATTAAAAGATTCATTTTCAAATCGATATTTTTTATTCCAAATATCGAGAGAGAGTTGATTGTTGTTAAGCCATTCTTTTTCCGTCATTTACAGTCCATAAATAAGGTTCAAATATTTTCTTAAAATCCTTTTCCATATCTTTTTTTACTTCTATATTCTTATGCTTATAATCTACCTTAGCATAAGGATAAACATTATCCTTTGTTATAAATGCAGAATTATAAATAGCACATACTAGATCAGATCCAACTGCACCAAGGAAATCTTCTTTAGTATCAAAGTCCTCAGTATATATATCAAGGTCTAAGAAATAAAGAAGAAATTCAGAATATACATCAAATGCAGTATTCCACCATTCTTCTGCTACATCTTCATGTGCAAGTTTAGACAAAGTTATCTCTTTTATGTCACTTCTCCAAGTTGGATTCTTCTCAAGGACTCTTTCAGCTACGGAAGTAGGAGATGCACCTAAAGCAATAGAAGAATCAAACATTGTTTCATAGTAATCAGGCTTATAAAAATTCTTATAATCCTCTAATACCTGTATAACTTTAGCAGCATCAGGAGTAAGTTTATCTAATGTAGGAACTTTCTCTGCTCCTCTTCCAAATTCCTTAGTATATGTATTTTTAAATCCACCTCCATCTTTAAGAAGAGATATTATAAAATTCATATTCTCACTCCAGTGATCTCTAATGTTATATATATTTTTATACTTATTAAGTATTTCTCTATACTTAAAGTTAGATAAATAATGTTCCTCATATAACTTTCTATCAGGAAATTCCTTTTGTATCTGAAGGATTTCATCAAGAGTTATAGAAGGATAAGATTCTACATACATTTCATTCAGACACTCCTTATATGCCTGTTCAATACAATCTCTACGACTTTTCATATTGCCATTATATTGGAAACTAACCAGCATTTTTCAAATTTATTAACTATATCTTTCCCTTTATCATTACAAATAAGATTAGTGAAAGCATTGTAAGCATCAAACAAACAAATATCCCCAGATTCAGTAAAATAATCGGAATCTTTGTTTATAACAAGATCTTTATATGCTTCTACTGGAATACTCTCTGCGAGTTTTACTTTACCATAACCATTATTATAAGAACTATTAATAGTTCTATCAATCCATTGTCCGAGATAATCAGTTAATTCATCTCTCTTTATAAATGTGTTAGACATCATTTCGAGTGTTGCTTTAGTATTATCTGTCATCTCCATTACAACTGAAGCAAATGTATAATCCATAGCTCTTTCAGGTTCAAGCTCCTGAACTAAAAGATGCTCTGGATTAAATACACACATATTTAAACAAGCCATTCTAACTGTATTTTTAAAGATCTTATAAATTGGCTTACGAGTGTCAAGAGCATAAAGTAAGCTAACAGATTGTTTGTGACCATCCATTGCATAATCATCTGGGAGAATAGCCTCAACCCACACTCTAGAATATGAATTATTAATTTCTCCGTTATCAGAAGTCATAGACATAATATCTGGATTTTTAACATTTATAATAAAATTATTAGTGTATTTACTCATTTTTTCTAAAAATGGTTCTACATAGGCAGATGTAGAAAAAAATCTATTATTTTTAATTATTAAAGGTTTTCCTTCATAAAGTTGGTTCATTGTTATTTCCATATAATATTCTTAAAAATAAAAGAAGAGAAGAGTAATACTACTCTTCCCTTCATATTAGTTATTCGTAAAAATCTATTTCTTCGATATTCACTCCACACCAATCTCTCCAATCATAATATCTGTTATATGCTTTCTGGAGATCTTCAATACTATACTTAGGAAATAGTTTATGGAGATTTTCTACTTCATTATCATCTTCCTCTTCTATTCCATGCTCTTCATTGTAATCCCATAATCTACAAAGGAGTTTATCATATAATTCACTAGATATGACTCCATGTTCATTATGTTCATCTTCAATCTCTTTTTGAAGCATTTCTGCTTTCTCTTTGGTGGTGCAAACGGCAAAAACATGTTCCCATCTATCTTCCCATTCTCCACCAAATTCACTAACTACATAAACCTTTCTCATATTGTTTTAAGATATTCTTCAAGTTCTTTACGAGTAATTCCTTCAAGTACACAGCATTGTACTTTAGAAAGATATTGTGTTCCTTTATAAGTTACAGGAACTGCCTTATGATTAGGCTTGTAATTTTCAAAACTATAAAATGATTTCTTATCCATAATATTAATTTTTAAAAGGTAGAAATTTAAATGTTATATGTTCTTCACTTGATTCTATTATTTTAGTAAGTAGACTTGATAGAGAATCCTCAACTAATTCTGGAACATTATTAATGTTTATATAGTATCGCCAATCCTCATTATCGTAATGATAAGCAATATATCCTCTAACATTACCATCAAGAAGTACAAGTATAATTCCTTCGGAATCTGAATATATATCAGAAGAAAGTACTGTATCCTTAGGTACTTTAGTTATAGGAATAAGATCTAAAAGTTTCATATTATAAACAATTTAAATATATTTCTCTAAATACTTTATTTATTTCAAATGCTTCTGCATGCTTTTCACCAGTTAATTCCTCAATATGGCATTCGTTATAATGATCGTTGACCCAATTCATAACAAGTGCTTTTGCTTTAGGAAGTTTACTATAAAGTTTAGAAGCACTTAATCCTGATTCTTCAATTAAAGGTAAGACTTCTTTAATTAAGTCTTCTATTTGAGATTTAAAAATATACCCATAAAAATAGGCAGAGTTGAGACAAAATACAAGACAATCTTTCTTTACAGTTTCTTCAAGTTGAGAATAATATCCAAGTACTTGAATTAACTGCTTAGTTATTTGTATGCGACTAGCAGTTACATCTCTCTTAGATTCTTGTAAACCATAAAATGCAATTACTCTATTTTTATATCTAAATCGCATAAGACCATCAGTCCATCCTTTTTTAATTATGTCTACTTTACCTATACTGGTTAACAAAGTGTTATTATTATAAACAGTTTCAATAACTGCTTCTTTATCTACTTTACCCCAGTAAGGTGTATCTATATAAAAATCAGGACAAAAGTCAGTTCCTTTTATAATAGTAAGGAAATTCTTAGGAAGTCTTTGTCTCATTACTCGTATACATCATAATAAATGGGAAGATACTCAAATCTACATTCTCCCTCATAGTCCAATATATCATCAATTAAAGACTTGAGGGAACTACTAGAGCAAACACTATCCTTTAAAGATAGGCTTTTAATCATGTGCCAAGTTACACCGATTTCATTCTCTCTATCATTATATGTACTAATAATATACCCTATCAAGTAATTCTCTTTGTCATATACGAGAATTACACCATTTGATTTTTCATTTAAACATTCTACTGCAACCTGTGCAATATCACGATCATGTATTATTTCCATTACGATTTTTAATTCAGTTACGATTTTAAACAAGAAAAGGAGATCCTCCATTACTGGAGAACCTCCTTAAATAAAAGATTATTAATTTATTGACCTTGCAAATTAGTCACGTTCTACACCAAATACCATATAGCTACCAATACGAGCATTCTTAGAAGGAGTATACTTAATCTTGAATGCAATGGGAGAACCTTCTACAACCTCCTTAATTACATTGCAAGTAAGATCACCACGATAACCATTCTTATAAAGCTCCTTAGCTTCTGCAATAGCATCTGCCTTAGTGCCATCGCAACGCTTAACGATTGTACCATTGTCATCAATAAGTGCATGAACAGTCTTCCACTTACGAGCACCATCACGCTTAACTGACTCAACAGTATAAGGACGCTCACGAGTGCTTGCTACAGCTGCTTCGAGAGTAATTGCGAAACCTACACCAGGAACACACTTAGTCTTCTTCTCGAGGTAGTCAATCATAAACTGCTTCTTATCTGCCTCTGTAATAGCATTAGTCTGCTTCTTACGCCATGCTGTATATGCCTGTGTAGCATCACCCATAATCTCAAAAGGAGCCTTCTCCATTGCTTCTGTCTTAGTTGCACCACTTACTTCAAGAGTTTTAAAATTTACCATATTACAAAAAAATTTAGTTTAACATTAATTCATATTTATCATCTAGAACTCTGTCATTAATCTCATTTCTAAGTACTGCAAACTTACTATTCCTAATTTACTACCCAAAATTGAGCATTAGAATTTTGAGTTAATAAAAGTTAAGAGATTTATTTACAATGATAATCTAACAGAATCTACAAACCTATTCAAAATGGTAGATACATTTGAAGAATAGATTTTATCTTATTAGGTATTTCTTTATCCTGTAATCCGAATGTGGGAAATTCTTTACAACCGTATGCAAAATCTTCACATACTATTGCTAAGCCTTCCATTATGACATCTGTAAGATTACATTTACCTTTATTATTAATCTGTTTGATTATATCTAAGTAGGTTATATTAGGTTTCTTTGGATGAATCTTAGAATATAAATAACCAATAAGACTTATAAGTGCAAATTTAGTATTTATATCTGTATTTAAATATCCTAGAGAAAATTTACCTGCATAGAGTAATCTTTTATCAGAAAAATTCATAATTAAAGATAAAACTTCATTTTCTTCGGAATGTTTAATTTGTTCTGAATCTCTTCAAGAGTTCGCTTCATCTCCTCGTTTTCACGCTTAAGTTTATTAATATCTTCTGTATTTGTTTCAATTCTTTGATCAATATCTCTGAATTTTAGGATAAATAATTGATCAAGTTCTCTCAAATTAAAAGACTTAGTTAAACTAGAAGAGCCACTTAAATATCCTTTGCGTTCTAATTCTTTGTTACACTTACTTATAGTAGCAACAGGCATATTTATACGTTCACTTAATTCTTTATTAGTGAAACTTACTCTTCCTTCTTCGGTATCTTCATCTTTATACATATATTGTTGAGTAGCTACTATGTATGCTTTTTCAGTAAATGTTAGGTTCGGGTTATCTAAAAAATCATAAGAAAATGCTTCGAATTTCTTCTTATTATTAAATTTATAGAAGATTCTTCTACCTTCTTTACGAGTTTCTAAGTATCCTTCTTTGACAAGATTATCTACACATTTTTTGATAGTTTTAGCAGCTGCTCCCGTACATCTAGTAATCTCTGCATAACTTGGATAACATTCCATTGTTTTCTTATTCATATACCTACGAATTGTAAGATATATCAATTTGTCTTTAGGATCCAAGTCCGGTTGAGGTTCACTATTTTCTTCGTGTGGATAAATTACATATTGATTCTTTGTATATTCCATAATAACTCATTATTGATTATGGTACAAATATATTAATAATATGAACTATGCCAAATAAAGTTTAGTTAAATACTGTTAAATCTACCAGTTACCAAGATAATCTATGAGGGCTCAAGATAATCTATCAGCTACCAAGATAATCTATCAGATACCAACTAACTATACTTAATACTATACTTAACTATAACTATACTTAATGCGCTTTTTGGAGATATTTGGATTCACGAATTATCCTTTTCTAGATCCACACACCAAAATCACTATGTTCCTTTGCTATATTTTCTGCAACCAATTTAAAAAGAATAGTAAACTGTTTCCACCCTTCATAATACATAAATTTAGTCATTGGAACTACTTTAGTATAATATTTTGGAATAGTTGATACAACTAGATAGTTTCCTTTAATTATAGGATTATCCATTTCATAATATTTCTTAGCACAAAGACTTAATAAGAAGCTGTAGAAAGCAAGCTCCCTATTATAGCTATAAGCAGAAATGTTCTTGTCGAACTCTGATACAATTCTGCCTAATGTCTTTACATCATTTACAGTAATCGTATTATTCTCTTTATCTATAGTATAATTATCAAGTTTTGCCTTAAGTTTAATAATGAAATTTGCATCATATTCCGGCACATTTACTTCCACATCAAGAAGTATTGCTTGTTCATTCTCGCTGATAGGATCTTCAAGCATACCTTTCGGATGAAGAAGTTTTTGCACTGACCTATTGTTATCCAGTGCCTTGATACACTCACAGGCTGCCTGACGAGTTTTCTCATCCAAGTAGATCAATTCCTTGTCTGAGGTATATGATTGCTCATATTCACGTCTTTGATGCCAGTATGGACGACACTTCTCAAGTACCGAATTAATCTGACTTTCATTGAGCAATCCTTTATAATAGTCAACAGCAACAGCAGCTTCACATATATCCTCAATAGTTATATCTCTATCTTTAAAAATAGGATATAATTTATCTGCAATAAGTCCTACCTTTGCTGTAGGTTTATTTATAGATTCCACTATCTCAAATAAATCCTTCTGGAGGGTCAATTCGTGGACTGCGCTTCCGAGAGCCAAACTCGAACTAAAGAATGGTTTAAATCCTTCAACGAATTTTTCAAAATTTCCCTCTTTATTAGGATCGATTAGGTTTAATCGTGAGTTAGACAGATAGTTTTTATATTTTTTACTGAAATAAACGGAATCGTCTATTTTTTCTAATCGCAGTGTATCAAGTAATATCTTTATATCCATAAACAAGAAAAGAGGAGATTAAATCTCCTCTCTATTTAAATAAAATGAATTGTTAAATAAGTTCCTTCAACTTCCTCATCAGCTTCTGCATTACGAATACGACATTCCAATGCTTCTGCATATTTCTTCATTGCGGCAAGTTGAATACATTTATTAGCATACTCTACTTTATCGTCATTTTCAGATCGATCACTATAGATATAATTATGAAGTCTTTCAATATGACCTGAAAGCTCTTCATATTCATCACGCATACGTCCAAGATAGTTATTACTCATAATGTTGTATTTTTACTTTTAGATTATTAAATATGTCATTTAGTTTTATACAAAGATCATTTAGATCTTCGCTTGTTAGTTTTGTATATTCTATCATAGTATGACCTAAATAAGGTTTGTCTGAAAACATCCAAACTTCGTTTGTTGGATCGTATAGAATCTGACCTCTTAGATTATTATCATCACTATATACAAGAATAATTCCATTTAGATATTCAGGGTAAATCTCTGAAGGAATAATAGAGTTATCATCTGGTATTTGAAATAATACATTCAACATAAATCACGAAAGTTTTTAAAAGTAGTTTTCATAAATAAATTATATACTTCCTCTATTTCCTCCTTCTCTAGAGAGAATATTCTACCTATTGGACCCCAATCTTGATTATTATCAGAATCCATTAAGAGAGTAGGAATACCTGCAAGATTACATTCTATAAAGTTAGCAATAGAATCGTCTATATGCACATCACATCCACTTCGTCTTAGTTGTGGTACTTTACTCAATCTTACACCGAATACCTGATACACAGGTGCAGGAGGTAAGTTATTTTTAATGAGATATTGACGCATCCATCTTTTAGGAATAACTCGTGCAGTAGTATAACAATGTACATCGCATTTAGGATAATGCTTTATAGGTAAATCCATCCAAAAATTCTTATCTTTACGGAGGATTCTCATTACATTACGAGTTATTTCATAGTCATCAGAAGGATTACCAAATCTTTCTAAATAAACTTTATACCAGTAATTTACAGTATCATCTAAATCTAAAGATATTTTCATAGTTCTTCTACATCTTGTATTTTACCAATAAGAATATCACTCTTATCAGCAATCTTTATAAATTCATTTAAATCCATTACTTCATCTAAATCATATTTAGATGCTATAGAGGTTATCAGTTTCTCTTTACATTCTGCGAGAGATCTAGCACTGATAATCATATTATACACTTTACTATATCCTATATCACAGATAGGAATTATATACTTATTCATTAAGTGTAATTATTTCTGACTTAGTTGGACCAAATGATGTAAAATAAATATCATCATCCACCATGTTAATCAATCTATCGTATGTCATATTAGACATTAATGGAAAACATTTCTGCGCAAATATATCATTTGCAGCATCTTGAGATTCTGCTTCAACTTCATAAAGTTTGACAGTATCCATCCATGTATCACGAATACAATATAAATATTTCATTTTAGTATTCCTTGTAACGCATTTCTTACATATTCAGGATCACTAACATCTTGAACTTCTTTAGTAGGTTCTATTGCATCAGTTAATACGGCAAACTCATCAGAATGAACAAAGTTAAGTTTTACTACTTCGTCATCTGTAAATTCACGTTTACCATATATTTCTACTCTACCATCCTCATTTAGGAGAGCTTCTGTTATCTCATAGTTCTCCCACTCATCTCCTACGTCTTCAGATGCAACAAGTACGACTCTATCAAAAGTATAGTGACCGTTATGAGCTTGCAATGCTCTTTTAAGCTCATGTAGTTCTATTCTATTTATAACATTATGCATCCACCAAGTATCACTTCCTTTCATGTACTTCAAATAGTTTAAAAAAGTAATCTATATCTATCATTACTACAGTACCAGGACTATTGGTACCTGCTTCTGCTGCTTTCTTCCATATTAAAACAAAATCTCTTGGATCAGGACATTCACTTTTAATTTTAAAATAATTAGGTGTGTTAGCATAGTTTTTGCACTGAATGGCTATAGGAAGTTTACCAGAAGGATCAGCAATATCGACCTTTGAGTCGTCTAAACGCTTCGATTCAGATGCAGACCTACATGCTTCTGTAAATCCTATATTTTTAAGTCGATTAACTATTTCAGTTTCTAATTGACCTCCTTTATTTCTACTCTTCTTAGATTGATAAGATCGGAAAGTAGTATCATTGATCCATTTGCAATGAATTTTATCCTTCTTGCTTGCGGAACCACTTCTAGCCTTATTACACCTAATCTTTATACTAGCTTCACTTAATCCTGAAATCTTACTTGCTTCTTCTAATGAAGATGCTATTTGCTTAGATCCATCTTTAAAAGTTATTTCTACAGATGTATCTAATTCTCTCTATCTCTTTGCCATATTAAATATTGCTTTATATATTGTTTAACTTGTTCTCTTCCATACTTTTTGAATAAATCTGAAAAATCTTTTGCTCCATACTTTCTAGGAATTATAAGGCACTTAACTTGAGGATACATCCTCTTTATTTTATTTAAAAATGTAACACCCGTAAGATCATTATCCCATATTGCAAATACATTTTCAAATCTACTAGTTAAGTCATCTATTAATTCTTTAGATGGTATAACAGTTTCACTATTAGGTGCACAAGCGGGTACTCCTAACGAATAGAAACACATAACATCTTTCATGCTTTTTGTAATTACACATATTTTACCTTTATCAGGCAATTGCTTATATCCTTGAATATATGTAACTGGATAGTTACCTAAGAATCTATATTCTTTACGTTTAGGATAATAACATTTCCATAGTTCTCTACCATTATCTATTCCACCAAAATAACCATATATAGGACATTCAGGCTTAGATACAGATAATAATGAATCATTTAGAAATACATGTTTACAAGAATACACGTTATAATGTCTAAGTATCTTTTCAGATATACCAAACTTATACCACCATTTTAATTCAGATTCATCAAAATCTTTTAGTTCAACTTGTATCTTAGAATAAGATTTTACTTTTAAAGATGGAGCAATATATCTATCTTTAGATATACTATTTGGGACAATATTAAAATCATTTGCAATTATTTTTAATGCTTCATTGTAACTACAATTATACATTGTCTCAACGACTGCAAATATATTTAAATGTTGCCCAGTTGCAAAATCTTTAAAAATAAGTTCTCTATTTTTATTTCTATAAAAACTACAAGTTGGTTTATTATCCACTCGTAACGGAGAACAGAAAAGTCCCTTTTTAATAGGGACTTTTAAGTAGAAACTCATTATCTGTTCATCCGATACTTGGGATAGAATATCTTTTTTAGTTACATTTATATTAAATGTAAAACTCATTAAAGATACTTATCAAAATCAAGGTCTTCAGTGGATTCATCATTATTAGCAGGAAGATCAAGTGATTCAAGAGGACTATCTTCCTTCATAGGAGTAGGCTTAGCATTCTCATACTTAGACTTCTGCTGCATTTCGTATGCAGAGAAATTAAGTTTATCACCAAACGGACTAATAAGCCAAGTATACCACTCTCCAATCTTTACTCCATTGCTTTCAGCAGACTTCTCATTCTTTGCCTGAGCAATACCAGTAAAGCGAGGGAATGATGCGAATACAGTACCATTAGATTCTCTTCCAAGAAGTTTCATTCCAGTGGATACTTTATTAAGGTTTGCTTTACCCATCTTAACGAAGGCATTAGCAATATCATCAAAAGTTTTAGCCTTTGCAGATGCAGCTTGAAGTTTACCAAAATCATTAGGAAAGAAAGCAAATCCAATAGCAGCAAGCTCATTACTTACATTAGTCCAATTACTAGGAACCATTCTTTTGCCGCCATTAGAGCCATCTACTTCACGCATTTGGAAATTAGAATTATCATTCGTTATAAAGAAGATATTATGCTTATAACTTCCTTCATCACAAGAGAATGTTACTTGAATTGCCTTCCATTCATTACCATCAGATTTCTTTCCTGAAATAATATCAATATCACTCATCTTTACATCCTTGTAAATATTATAAGGCTTGAGATAAGAGGTTGTATTTGCAGGTTTTACTTCACTAAGACTAAAATTAAACATATTCTTTAAATATTAAAGTTGAAACATTGAAACATCTACTTCTTCTTTATCACCATCTATAAGGTCTTCGAGATCTATAGGAAGGTCTGTAACTTCTTCACTAAGTTCTTCAATCTTTATCTCTTTATCACCTTTAAGTATAAACAATCCATCTCTTTCAGGATGTTTAATCACATCAAAGATAGTTCCATACTTCTCCAGTTCAGTATGTTTAACACCCCTACAAGGGACGTTATTAGACTGATTGAGAGCGTTACCTCCTTTAGTGCCGAATACTTCATCAGTACCAATTACAGGACGCATAACACCCTCTATCTTCTCGTATTTAATGTCTATCTTATCTCCCTTCTCAACTCCGAGAAGTTCAACAGCTGCTTCTGTAAGATGATATTTATTCTCCTCAAGAATAAGTTGAGGATTAGGATTCTCTTCCTTTTTCTTCTTTTTAGGCTTAGAAACCTTTACAGATTTACACTCACCAGTTTCCTTGTTAACTACAAGAAACTCTTTAGTGTCAGTATTATATTCAAATTCAAATTGGATTATCATGCTTCGTTATATTCCTTTATACGATTAATTACATAATTAAGATCATTGTCGATATACATCTCATCAAACAATCCTATAGGACTTTTTGCAGTACAAGTTCCATCTGAATTAGTAAGGAATTTATAAGAAATCTCACCAGATCCCTCATCTTTCTTTACTCTTGTGAATAGAACGTAACTAAAAAGACCCTCAAGTGTTATAACAGAATCAAGCATCTTTCCTAAGGTCTTGATCTTATAATAACTATTGATATTATCACCTGTATTCTCACTATGGGTCATAATTACTACATTCAGATCATCTCTAAGATCCATACCTAGCTTAAGAGCTTCATACGCATGCTTAGCGATGTCAGTAAACTTCGAATACCCTTTTTCTTCCACTCTATCCATCGATTCGAAGGCTTGAAGATATTGAAAGTCATCTATAACCAAAGTTTTTATGTTAGGTAGCTTCTTATCTACAAGACTCATTATTTTCTTAATGTTCTCAATGTTTGCAGTAGTGTAAAAGTTACCTTTAAACGATTTACTTTCTTGGTCGATAGTAAAATTAGGATATTTCTTCTTAGCTCCCGGAATACCAGGTCTTTTACCAGTTGTAGAAATAATAAATACTTCCTCAGGGTTTAGATTGCGAATTGAAGAGGTTTTTCCGCTTCCTGAGTCGCCAACAATAGCTATAAGCTCGCTCATTTACAATTTAAATTTAAAATTTTCATTTTGAGTATCTTTAGTTTCTGAATTATCTAGAATCCATTTCGGAGTTCTATATTTTTCATAGTCATAAACTTCATCTGGCTTAGGTAGTTCACGGAAATAATTAATCCACCCATAAAAACTTACTCCAATTTCTACATCACAATCTCCAAATCGATTCTTTAGAACCATAATGCTTCTAAATGTTCCTTGGAGCCTAGATATATCATACTTCTTATAAGTTTTTAATGCATCTCTAAATGGATTATATAGTGCAATCATTACATTACAATCTTGCACAGTATTTCCACTGTCCTTTGCATCATTGATAGTAAAGGCAGACTTACCTTGCTTGAAACGCTCTATGTTGCCTTGCTCTCTATTAGCCTGTTGAATAACAACTGGACTTATTCCGCATTTCTCTCTTAGTGTTACTAGATAACTAGATAAGAGATCCATCTCTTGTTTCAAACTTCGTCCTTGTTGCGGTCTTATTAGTCCAATATGGTCTATAATTACATTATAAATAAGATTTGGATTATTAGGAGTATAAGTTAACTTATTCTCAGTTTCCTTAAAAGTACCCATCTCTTCTAATCTCTTTCTAAGAATAGCATATACAGTATTAGCGTGTACTTGCTTATCATAGATTTCTAATTTAGAAGAGATTTTATCAATCCAAGGCTTACATTTAAGTATTAGATCATAGTGTTCATCGGATAACACATAATTTGATTCTCTAGATAGTATCTTTTTAAAAGATAATTCTATTCCATAAGTTTCAAATATATAGATAGATAATAGCTTTATAAATAGAGATGTTTCATTCATTTCTAATGAAAAATACAGTATTTTAAAGTCATCATCATCTAAATGTGCCATAAGAGGCTTATAGACATATGAAAATAGAGCAAATGAAGTTTTACCTGCTCCTGAATTTGACAGGATTAAAGTGTAAGTGTCTCTACACACTCCATCAATAACTCCTTCCAATTTTGGGAGTCCAAATGGTATACCATGATTAAGTCCTTGTCTTCCTCGATCGATTTCTTTAAAAATGTTATCTGAAATCATAACATTTCTATGGTATCAAAGTTAATGTTACCACTTGTTCCGTCTCGTAATGCTTTAAGATCATTCCATTTTTGATCCACAATAAAAGTAGCTAAAGAGCAATTAATTATATTGTTTTCATTAGCCCATTTAACTAATTCTATTATTTCACTATGTACATCAGGATTAAATCTTATTGCTTTACCATATTTAAAATAAGCATCTTCAAGAGAATTAAACTTTTTGGCAACACCTCTTAGTGAGGTTAAATTACCTCCAACATATCCAAATTGAGGGTATGCTTCAAACAATTCTTTCCCTAATTCAAAAGAGCATTTATAAAGATTTTTGACTTTATTTTTATTTAAAGGAATCTCATCAATACTTTCTTTAAATTCCTCAGGATTAGAAGGAATAATATATGATTTATTTATAATTCCTTTATCTTGAAGAGATTTAATAATAGTACTTAGTTTAATGTTAGATAAATACAACACTTCACAGAACTCACCAAATAAATTATTATCTCCATCTTCCTGACGAATAAGGAGTGCTCTCATAAACATAAACTCATTTGCATCTATCTTATTCTCTTGCATGAAGCGTATTTCAGTATCTAATGTAGGTATTAAATTCAATAGTTAAAGATTAAAACATTACTGAGTCTATCTCTAACTATTATACGTTATTACTTTTTCAAGTCTTTATCGATAATATATGGTTCTAAAAATTCATCTATTAGCTTATAAAGATCGTTTTTAAACTTACTTCCATTATAAGTTTTACCTTTATAAACAAACTCATCAGTAACTCCTTCATATCTGATCATTTCCATGATTTTACACATACAAAGGAATATCAACATTCTTTCTTTAATCATAATTAATATCTAAATGTAAATTTAGGTATATTCTTTACATAAGGTTTAGGTTCTTTACCTTGAAGAATATCATTCAGTCCATTTTCATCTATAGTAATGTATTGCCCTTCTATATGGCTATTTTCAAACCATTTAGTCTCTACTGTGGAGTTAATGATAAGATTAAATATCATTGCTTCCTTATCACCTTCTCTACGGACAACACGTCCGACCCTTTGTGTGGCTTTAATCTTAGAAGAGTCAATTCCAAGCATGATTGCTATAGATAATCCTGGTAAATCGAGCCCCTCATCAGCCTTTCTTACTGAGCTGAGCACGCCGGAAGGAAGTTTAGAAAATTCTTCAAGTGTAATCCTACCTTTTTTCTTAGAATCTCGTCCTGTATATACATATCCTATACCAATAGATTCTGCCATCTTCACATTATTAGAAAATGTAATAATCTTCTTATCAGGAAATGCTTCTATTATTCTACGAGCTACTTCAAGTTTCTTAGGATGATTATTTATAAATGCTTTACGTTGTTGAATTGCTTTTGTAAAGCCTATAGCATGGTAATTGATATTTTTAAAGACTCTTTTCCGTTCTTCTTCTGTTCCATTAGGGCACATTTCATCACGGAGTTTAGCTCTTTCTTTAAAACCATCTTTACCCACGCATTTGAGGGCTCTATCGAATGAGAATCCAAAAAATTCAAAATGTTCAGTAAAACTCTTATTATACTCTTTATAAATATCAATATCATCTACATCTAAAATAACTTGATACTCTTTAAATGCAGAAACCCAACCTTTAAGCTGGGCTTCTGCTAATGTAATTCGATCAAAAACAGGACAAAATTTATTAATTAAAACATGCTTTCCATCAAGACGTTCAATAGTAGCAGTTAAGCCTAGAATCATTGAATACCTAACCTTTTCAAACACTTTCTTGAAGGTTTCCGCGAATACTCTATGAATTTCATCGATTACGACTAAATCACAGGTGTATTCATGTTTAATAACTGTATTAATTACCTCTACCGTACAATTAAGAGATAAACCTTGAGAATCTAATAGACTTAACCATTGATCCTTAAGTGCAGTAGTTGGTACTACTATTAATACAGTTTTATCTGGATCTACCTTCAAAATAGATTTAATACAGTCAATTCCTACTCTTGTTTTACCAAACCCAGTACAAGCTTCCAATGTTCCTTTACATTTATGCTTAATCCACCCTACTCTACATTCTTCTTGACGAGCAGTCCTATCATCAATCAATATAAATATCCTTATATTCTGCTACTTTCTCGATTTCTTGCATCTTCTTCTCCCAAGTAGTAGCATGATAATTAACTTCACCTTCCAAACGATACAGAATCTTATTACGAAGAATAGTAAGTTGCTCAGTAGTAAGTTCTGAATACTTTTTAGTACGATATGCTCTAAGAATAAGCATTGCACGAAGTTCAGAGAATGTAAGACCACCTGCCTTTACGGTAAGTTTTACATTCGGACGTATATTAAGTTGTTCCTTAATCATTTCCATCTTACTACGGCGTTTACCTTCAAGGTCTTTACCATTGAACTCATCAAGTTCTTTAGATGTAAGACAGATGCCAAGATTAAGAATAAAGTTAAATGTGATATGCTTAGAATTAAATGTTCCAAACTTATCAAGACAGCAATCTACAAGTTGACCAAGAGTAATCTTAGAAAACTCAACAGGAACTCCATGCAAGAATGTAGTTATAGGAGATGAATCAAAATCATTCTCTGTAAAATACTCTTTATTCTGCTTTTTAAAGTCAAGAATACGTTGAAGCCAAGTAAAACGAGGACACTTTGTATCATCATTAGAAAAGTCTCCACTCTCAAGTTTACGAACAAACAATTCGACATTACACATATCTCTTTGTTCACGAATCATATCCAAGAGAACATATCGACCAGGATTCTTTTTGTCAGTGCTATAAAGCATAGATTTACAATGATCGTAGAACTTCTGAAGTTCTGCACCATCACAATCAATCAAACGTTTCTCTGGTTGAGTTCCATCACTTTGCTTAGCAAATTTCCAAACAAAAGTCTTTACATCATTCTTTTTTGCAGTTTCCGCTTCTTTAAGTTTTTCTTCCATTACTGTTGCCATGATTTTCTAAATTTATAAATAATAATAGTAATCTTTCGCATTCTTTTTAGGATCATCTATAAATAAATGAAAATACACGGCATTATATTTATAAGGATTATTATTCTCTCCATCATACCAAGTATCTTCACCTGCTTTCACTTCTCTAGTAGTTAAATATCCTACATCTCCTAATTCAATGTTACTACAATTCCAATTAGGAAGTCTTGTACAGGATATATAAATACGTTCTTCTACATTATCTACATCTCGGAATACATAATTAGTGTATCCCATAGAGTCTTCTTGTTTTGCGATCAATTTTGCATGAATAGTTTTTTCATTCATTATAATAAATACATCCTAAACTAGCAAAATTAGACTTACAATTATCTATACCCTCAAAACAAGGGTATTTCTTACATTTAGAACAACTATTATTTAAGTTAACTGTTTTTGGTTTACTCATGTATGAACTTTTTCCGCCAATTAAAGAACTTAAATACTTTCTCAAACTTATGAGGATTCTTCTTCAATTCCTTAAATACCATTTGTTCAGAATTATCAAAAGACTCTTTAAGTTCATTCATCTCTTTAATCTTATTATATTGTGCTTTAGCTTTGTCATACCCTGTAATATAATTACCAGGATTATTCTTAAGATAAAGTGCTTCTCTTTTAAGAATTGCATCTACAGTATCATTATTTATAAGTCCTTTATCTGATACGAACATACAAGGATCTGAATTTCTTGCACGTTCTAAAGCAATTTTCTTTCCGAGTTCAATATTAAATTCATCCTCAGGAGAGCAAATAGATACACCAAGTGAGAGTTGTTTACGAACAATTCCAATTGTTTCATTATCTTCAGCATCTACTTTATTAGTAATATATCTACTTACCCAATGTGTTACAGGAGTTTCTGCACCAAATATAAATGGCTTAAAATCTTCCAGTTCATAAGCCTTAGTAGGAAGTTCTTGGCTTAGTGCACAGATTACAAAGTTATGTTCAAGACCTGAGAAATCAGTAAACTTATCTATTATGTAATTTATTCTTTCTTTCATAAACTTTTAATTTATTAGATTTTACAAATTCTTCTGTTACGGCAATGCAATTAATATGTGTATCAATAGTATATCCTTTGAATTGTTTTACAGATACACTATTTTTAATAGTAAGTGCATTATCACGTTTTATAAATTCTGATTTAATACAATAGAATTTATTAGAAGTAGTGAGATATTGACTTACTTCATATAGGAAATAAGGCAATATCTCAACAACATCATCGCCAAAACGGTACCTCGTTGGGAGCGTAAGTTTTGCCATTAAAAGAATATTTAATTACATTCTTATCAAAACTTCTTACAATCTCAGGTACATCACTTTGCCAACACTTTATAGAATAAGTAGACTTATCATAAATCTTATTCTTCTTTAGAAATATAATAAGTTTAGATTCTACTCTAATTGGCTTATGAGGACAATTATTAAAATGCATATCCTCTTTATGAACTCTTCTAAGTTTCTTAAGTGCTTTCTTTTCTCTATTAGATTTAGTCCACACTTCAGGATCTCTAGGAGTTACAGGATAAGGACGCATGAAACCAGCTTCACGCATTGAGTTGTCATCATTAACATTAACAGGTTTATCCTCTTTTGATTTCTTTGCCATACTTTTTAAATATATTATAAATTGCTCGTTTTACTTTTTTGTTATCATGTACATCATAATGTGGATTCCAATCTCCATTATCGTAAATCCATTTAATATGAGTATAATTTATACTAGGAATAGTATATTCTTCGCAATCCCAGTATTCATCAGTAAGATTGACATCACCGTAATGATTTATATGTATATAGTAATGTTCTACAGTATGAATACCGCAAATACTAGTTTCATCTGTAGTATTTCTATCCATACTTCTTATTTCGTTAATGATAGCTTTATTGTTTCTCTTTACATCATCATCACAACATTTCAAGCTATATTTAATTCCGAATTTATCGAGATAATAAGCAATACAATAAGCTACATAACAACAACCCCCAGAATTTACATCAAATCTTCTATCTAAAGATTCACATACTTTGTTGAGGTCATCGAACAACTTTCTCTTTATATCTTGCATAAATCTTCTATTTCTTTCTTTATCTGTTTATATTCTTCTAAGTATTGCTTTAAGGATACTGTTTCTTCTTTATTATCTAACTTATGTCTAATAATAAGTTTGATAGCTTTCTCAAAAGAAACTCCGTATGCAATATTTTTGAACTGAGTTTTCTCATTTGGTTTACCTTTATTTACAACATAGAGTACTTCCACATCATAGAATAAAGATGAACTTGGTATAATTCTGAAATCAGATTCCTCAATAACCATGTTTCTTCATTACACTTTTAATGTGTTTCTTATAATTTGGATCGGAAGCATATTTAATTCTCTTTAGAAATTGGAAGTAATCTTCTCCTTTACGATACCTCTTTTGGATAAGATTTTTATATGCTTTTACACTTTCCCACCAATGTTTAAATTTCATTGGTCTTCTGCTTCCTCCTAATCCAAATAAATTATTATACTTCTTACAATAATGTGATTTAAAGTAACCAGACTCCCATATTGCTTGAGCATACACTATTTCTTTATGATGTATATCATAATACTCTAATGCTTCCCATAGACCATCTTTAGGAGATTTTCCCATAAAGGAAGGTTCTCTTGCTCTTACATTAAAGGAGAGCAGTAATAATAAACTAATTAGTAAACTTCTCATAAATCTTCTTTATCAGTGAATATATAAGATACCCAAGAATGAATATCCCATATATCACTGTTATAAACATAAAGAATAGATTTTCAAGGATTTTTTTACTCCTTGACATATCTATTTACCGCATCATCAATATAATTTGTAACATTCATATTAGGATGATCCTTAGCATATACAATAAGATCCTGACAAATCTTATTATAATCTATAATGGGATTCTGTATATAGTAATACTGCTGAAGAACCTTAGTCATAATCACTTCATCAATTGAACCATACACAAGGGAACGAGTAGCATCAAAACAACGCAACTGACTATTTATATCAGTGATAGCATTGTGAATTTTAGTAAGTTCCTCTTGAAGATGCTTACGTTCCTCAAGGAGATTCATAATACGCTTGTCATCATCAGACTTAGCAGAGAATCCTTCAATCTTTTCTTTGTTAGTCTTCTCAATCTGACGACGACAAATGTCCTGGATTTTACAAGCAATTGCTTTTACTTCAAACTTTTCCATAAATTAATAATGTACAAAAACGTGAACTTTTAATCTATAATATATATTTCTTGCTTTATCTATCCATTCAAATCCATCTCTTACTTCATAATGAGATAGATTCTTAGGATTTACATATTTTCTTAAAGTATTTGAGTCATACTCTTTATAAATAAGAGAGGCCATTCTAAGAAGTCTAATTAAAGCATCTATCTTATCTTGATTATCAAGATATTTCTTACATCTTTCTTCACATTCAATCATACGTTTAATCCAATATATTTCATATTGCATCTCTGTATGATCAGTGATTAGACCTCTTACTATTTTGTGGGCTTTAAACCAATTCTTTAGATTAATGAAGAATCTTCTAACATCCCAACATACTCTTGAAAAGAAATACTTAATCATTTCATGTTATTTTTAATGAAATTATTAATTGCTTCAGTATCATACAACTCAAAGATATTCTCAATATCAATTCCATGAGAGATTTCAATACACTTACGCATGAACTCAAGATAGTTGTTTGCATACTTCATTCTTTTCTCATATGGAAAATCCTCGTATGTTAATTCTCCACCAAATGTAGAATGAAAGAGTTTGTCACTCTCTTCTTTATTCCAATCTTCCATGTGATTAACATACCAATATGCATCTTCCTTTATTGCTTGAAAATCATATACTGAATTGAGTTTATTTTTAAAGATAAAAATAACAGGAATTGTTTCGCAATCATTATCTTCACTAATAAACACTGTGTACTTTGTATTATCCATAATTATAAATTTTTAAATAGTTAATTAGGGCAGGAGAAGAGAATCGAACTCCTCAAAAGCAACCATGCTCCTACATAACAGATTAATCTTCGTATTGCAATTTTTCTTCTACTGCTTTCTTATACGAATTAATATCCTGTTCTGAATCCCAAAGATAACCATACGGATTCCATTTAGTCTGTAATTTAAGGTATCCTTTAAAGTAATCTATAAAGATTTCTTTAACTTCTTCTTTAGTTTTATTACATACATCAAGATTAGGTACACAGAATAATTCTTCTGATACACAATCTGTACCCAACATTATAGAAGATATACTATTGGGATGTTTGTACTCAATAAATAAATCAGATTCATTACAAACAGAAGTATCATCAGTAAGCTGAGATAGTGCCGTTGAACGTACAGTAAAATCACATTCCTTTAGAACAGGTGCAATTACTTTATTTACATACTTCATATTTTTAACATGAGATTCAAACAACTGCATTTCATATTCTTCTGCATTTTGTTGAATCCATATACACCTCTCAAAATACTCTAATCCATGGAAACCTTCAGTATTATCACGAAGCATTATACCTTCATTACTATGTTGTCTATAAGGACAATGAATTAATGCACCTGTGACAATAAAGTTTTCTTCTTTAAATTCCAATTCATGCTCCTTATTATCACTAAATAGTTCAGTAAGATATTTATCATATTCTTCTGTTTCATTAGTATAAAGAGTTATTCTGAACTTATGTAGTTTATGAATATAATCTACTGCTATTAGACTAGTATCACAATAGTTAGTATATTCAAGGCCATAGCCTTTACTTAGAAGATAATCATTATATTCTTTAAGACTATTTGTTTTCATGATTCTATTTTTAAAGGTTTACACCAATAAGTTTCGTAGAAGCCAAGATCTTCCCAAGCATCTTTAAGTCTTTGGGAGTATTCGTATGATCCATCTACTAATTCAAACTTATTAAGTTCTTCTTCCTTTATATTAATTCTTTCACAGAAATCTTTACAAGCAGATTCTTTAGATGTAAAAGACTTCATTTCTCTCCAGTAATCAATAAGATCGCATCCATCGACAATGTGACCAGTTATCCAAATTTCTTTCATGCTTATTGATATATGTATTCTTTAACACAATATACTGTATATTTCTTTGACTCTTCATTAGGATAAGAAACAGTATATTCTAATCTCAATTCATCATCATGTTTACGAACATAATATTCCTCTCTAATCACATCTACACATGCAATGTCCTTGAAAGCTTTATATGCTTGTTTTTTGGTATAGCAAACATATACATCCCAAGGTTTACTTGAATCTCCGACAACATATACGTAATGTGCTTTGTCAATTCCTTTGCAATAAAGAAAAGCTATGATTAAATATCCTATTGTTAATACAATTAATACACATATCATAATTATTTTTCTATTATTACTTGTTTATAACAAAAGAAACATAAATCTGCTCCTAAAGTATTACAGTATAATCCATCTTCTGTTTCCTTTATAGAGTCTGTATAATCTATTTTTTTAATAGTTTCATAAAACTCTTTAAGGGCATCTTTTTCTGAAGAAAAAAACTTCAAATCAGATAATACTTCAATAGGTTCACATCCTACTACCCATATATTCATTTTACATTTCTATTTTTAGTTTCTGTATAATTGCATAGAACAAATCAGGAGTTGTACTTTTAACAATCCATAAATTTTCTTTTGTATCTATAATTTCTTCAATAGGAAAGTATTCCTTTATCACATCAATAGCATATTCTTTCTCTGTATAAAGACCTTTAATATAAATATCTCGTATAGAACTTAACTTATTTATTATCCGTACAGTATAGAAATATTCTTCTTCTTTTAATTCCATTCATCAAGCCATATAAATGTTTCTCCTTCTACAAAGAAAGGATATATTTCTTTCATAAATTGCTCCTTTATTTCAGGGTTTATATATTTAGTTAAAAGATAAACATCTTCCTCTCGACAAATATCCTTTCCTAAAAGTTCGTTTTCTATTTTTCTTGGGATTGTATTCTCATCAAAAAAATAATTATCCCCTATATCTAATGTTTTATAATTTACATCATAATCATAAACATATTCATTTTTGTACCATATTCTATGACATTCACTTAAATATGCTCTTGAAACATAACCCTCAATATAAGGATTGTCCCAAAGTTCCCAACCATCATCTATTATGTATTTAATCAATTTATAACGACAAAATTTAGGAAGTATTCTTCTTTCTATTATGTCGTCATCTTTTAATATGTTACCCCTAATAACTTCCTCTTTGGAAATGTATTTAAATACACTAATCTTCATTTATTATTCTTATTTTTATAAAATCTTCTCCTTCTATAAAAGGATTATAATCTTTATTGTATTCTTTTAGTTTTTTTCATTATTTAAATCATCTTTAGATGTGAGATAATCCACTAATAGATCGTTCTCCCAAAACCCACAATGTTTAACATACATGATTGAATTATCATCAATACAAAGTTCTTCAGGAAGATTATTACAGTATATATAAAGCTCCATTCCAGACCCAGCAAATAAATTACTCAAAGACTCGAATTTATTAAGAGTTAGTTCTTCAAAATCAACATATAATTTCATAATATTCTATAGATTAATGTGATTATTAAATTTATATCTGTGGCTAAGAGACCCATTAGTATAAATCTTCTGAAAATAATCCATTTTCATGTATAGTTTTCCCTTTTTTCACTTGTCCTGCTTCCAATGCTATTTGCATTGCTTCAGTCCTGCTTACAAAGCGGCCTTTTGAAGTAAAGAAACCTTGTGCTAAAAGGTCTTTTCTAATTAAATCGTTAAAATGGGTCATAATGTCACAGTGTCTATATCCTAATATGCATTTATGAGCATCACTATAAGTAACTTCTTCTACAGGTTCTTTTCTCAAAATGGCAGAACATAAGATATATTCAGTATCTTCTAAATTCCTTTCACTGTTATACAATTGAAGAAACTCCTTGTACTTCTGCTTCCACCTTTCATACTTTACATTACCTATTTCCTTTAATCTCCGCTCTTTATAGTACTCTTCAAGAAAAAGCATGTTTTCTTCTTTCCATGCCTTCCAATCTTGCTTTGCTTGCTCACTAACTCTCTTCTCTAAAGCACGTTCTAATTTTGCTTTAAAGAAGGGATCATTCATCTTAGCATCTATTTTATCCTTTACATCTGAAAGTTTCATATTAAGACTTCAATTATTTTCTTTATACCTCTATGTGTCGCTGTTATTTCTACTCTATATAAGTCTTGCAACTCACTAATAAAGCAGAGAGGAAGTTTACTAAGTTCTTCCACTGTAATATCCTTATCAAACTGAGGAAACAGTTGAAAATTATCTATAGCAACTTCATTTATAGTTTCACTTAAATAGCCACCATACAATATGAAGGATTTTTCATTACTACCTGTATAAAAGAACATTATGCTACTATAAATATTAATTTCAGCTTCTTTACATTGCTCACGTATTTTTCTAAGCTGCTTGATGAAGTTCTCCATATATAGGATGTCAATATCAGAAAATCTTTTAGTATTCATAACTCAATAAAAGGTGTTATCCAATCGATTAAAAAAACAATAAGGAATAAAGTTGTAGGACATATTAAAAAACAGAATATAAGTTATTCTATTTACTTTATCTATTATATTCCAATACTTTAGGAAAGGGTGACGATAAATATTCTTTTTCTAATGCAGTCATGATTAATTATTTTACCATAAACAGCATTATATTATACGCTGTATCATTATCATCTTCTTCAATAATTACACCCCATAGACAATTAATAAATTCTATAAACTTTTTTTCATTTACAGAATCAGAAGTTTTCATATACTTTATTATTAATGGCACATCAAGTATATTATCTTTATTGATACTGAAGTAACATACAGTATCATCGGTACTTTGCCCTCCAACCACACTTAATTCTACCTCATTTATTGAGTAAAATGAAAGAATTGAGTTATTAAGTTTTATTTCATGTTCTTGACAAAACTTATTTATGGCATGACATCTCTTGATTAATGCAGTTATTGCTTGTTTCTTTGTTGTAATCATAAATTTATTATTTAAATTATTGCCAATGACATTCCTATATTAACAGCACATATTGCACTTATAATATAGTATAAAACTACTAGACCTTTATTATTCCACAGTTTCCTACCTTCTTTTCTATAAGGACACATGAACCATGTCATAAAGACCAATACAATTACATTTATAAGAAGTAATAATATCACCATTGGTATGATTAGTTTCATTCAATTAAAAAATTTCTAACATATTTCCACAACTCTATTGGAGTTTTTATTGTAATAGGTTTATGTGTAGTAAGACTGACATATAAATCAGGGTCTACATCATTACTATTTGGCTTGTCTAAATACCAATTTATGCATTCTATGCCTTCTTCTTTAAAGTTAGTCATCATTAAATGACTCCATAATGAATCTATCATTGCATTTTGATAAGAGCAATTTAAATCCATACCATAATCAAATGCAATATCATCATTCATTTTTTGATATTTTTGGTAATCCTTTATTATATTAAAAAATCTTTGTTTAGTTATCATATATGTGTAATATTATATCAACTGTATTTTAATCTTTTAAGTACTGCTTTATTTTCAGGAATTTCAAGAATATCATCAATACTTGTAGGAATTTTCATAAACTGACCATAAGTATGATTTCTCTCCTTGTTATCAATCATTATCTTGCAAAAACTAGGTCTAACACAAGTAATAATACCTGTTTTGCCTATATCATCAGAATGAGAATGAAGTATAACTACTTCATCTCCTTCTTTATATTTCATGTAGTTCTTCATAAGAGATTAATTTATTATATTTCTCTATTTCGATGTTTATATAGATATTTCATCAAAACTTAGAGTCAGTATAAATATGCTTACAATCAATACTAATATACCAATGCTTATCAAATACATATATCTAAGTGTCTTGATTTTATCTATACACCAACATTGCTTGTATGGAAAATACAGATTTTTAAAGGAATAATGCTCCAGCTATCAACCAAAATATTATATTCCTTTAATCCTTTCTCTAAACATATCACTTCGATCAATAAGTATATTTACTAATGTACTATATGTCGTATCATTATTAAATAAACTTGTTGTCATAAATTCTATTTTAGAATTTACTTTATTGTCATCAGTTATATAGAATTGCACAAATGGAGATTTAATATTATATTCATTGATAATTTCAAATACTTTACTTCTTTTATCATCTTCTACTTTATATAAGTTAGGAATTGTGATAATATAATAAATCTTATCTTTCTCTGAAAATATAGTATTAAACCCTCTATACTATTCATTAGATGATCCTAGATCAGTTGTTTTGTAATCCTCTTCCATTTAAAAGTGTATTTATATATTCAATTATTGCCTTGTGAGAGTTTCTTTTTAATAGTTTAAAGAAAGTATCATCATCAAGATGAATATCAAATTCTAACTCTAAAGACATAATTAAATTAAGTCCATCTATACTATCGTAGTCTTTTACTAAGATATTATTTAACTCATTTTCTTCTAATATACTATAATATCGTTTTTCAATTTCATTCATAGCAGTTATAATTTAGTACCTCCAGATGGAATCGAACCATCATTTAGGGTTTAGAAGACCCTTATTCTATCCATTGAATTATGGAGGCAAGTTCAGGAGTCAGTTTTCTAAAGATACCTCTTTACATGTTAACATTGCTGTCATGACTCCTTATTAGAAATTATGAATAAAAAATTATCTATAATCAGCTGAATCCAGATCACAATAATCTTCTATCATTCCGATAATTGCGTCTTGTTTAGACTCATTAGTAGGACAATTAAATACTTCTCGCAAAGCATCTACAAGTCTCTTTTCAGGAGTACTTGTCATATCTTTAATACGAGAGAGTTCAACTTGATGCAGATAAGATTCAACAGAGAACTTAATATATTCTGCTTTAACCTCACACTGATCCTCAAGAACCATCATAGACTTTACTTTCTCAATGATCTCTGCCATAAATGCAGGAGCAATATCATGTTTACCAATAAAGTCACATACTTCTGTAAGATCATCTGAAATTGTATAGCATCCTATCTTAAAGGACTCTCTAATGAACTTTTCAGCAGTCTTTGCATCCAGAAAACTTTAATTTAGTTAATCTTTCATATAATGATTGGCGAATCTCAGTAAGGTTTTTAGTTTCAGTCAATGACTTCAACTTCTTAAGACATGATTTAAATTTCATATTTTAAAGGTACTTCTTCAATAATATAATTATTTATTCTATTTAGCTTTTTAAGCCAATTTAGTTTCTTAATTAGTAAATCCTTACTCCAATGATATTCTATATAAGATTTGGAATTAGTATTTACAGTGGCTTTATAACTCATGATTACAAAGTCTTTCTACTTTTAAAAGATAAAGATAAAACCAACCATATATTTCATGCATACCATGAACTTGATCTATATCTCCGTCTTCGTCAAACTCTTTAACTATATCATTGCAATCAGATAAGAATGTTTCTACATATTTCTCTACATCATCGTAGGAGGAGAAAGTATGTGCTTCCATTCCTTCTGCTGCTGTTTCAATTACTATTATATATTTCATTCTGATTTAGTTGATACTACTATTACATACTTTTCAGGAGATTCTACAGCACTTCTTAGTACTACTCCTCCATCTACAAACTCTGAATTTAAATCAGGATCATCATTTAAAGTATTTTGTCTGACTTTATCTTTATTATACATACGATATACTATATCTTCAAAAAGACCTAATGCATGATCGTAATCCCTAGTTACATAACAAGAATTTCCTATAGAGTTATATACTACATATACATCTCTATCATTTATAAATGATAATGCTTCTTCAAGTATAGTTCCCACATATTCATTATCCTCTCGAGCATCCTTTAATACTCTTTCTATATATGTTTCCATTATAACATTTGTGTTGCTTGTACAGCTAATTTATCAACATATTCATTCCATTCATTTCCTTGATGCCCATGAATATGTTTAAACATAATCATCTGTCGTTTTCCTAACTCTTTATATATTTCTTCCCATAATCTCTTATTCTTTTTAATCTTCCAATTATTATTGATAGTACCAACAACATATTTGGAATCAGAATAAAGAGTTATGGAATCATATTTCTGTTTTATCAATCTAAGTGCAACAAGTACTGCACCTAATTCCATTTGATTATTAGTGCAGTGATCATAATATTTATTATATTCAAATATCTTCTCACCATCCAATAAAAAGACGATGCCTATCCCACCTCTATCTTTAAGAGGAGAATAAGCACCGTCAGTATAGATTTCTAACTTCATTCAATTAAAACTACTTGTCCTTTTTGAGTATTCTCATATTTATATCTAAGAGCATCTGGTATATCATCAAACTTTATAGGTATACCATCTTTACCTGTGCACACAACAGGTTCATTAAATGTGTCAATAACAATATAATACATAGTTGAGGTGCGGAGAGTCGAACTCCGATATAAAGTATACCGTACTTCACCTCATCCGTTTTAAATTAATAATCTTCTATAACTGTCACCAATGGATGTCTGAATATCTCATTAATATGAGCAGCAACTTTCATTGCATCTCCAATTCTTTCATATTTCTTAGCTTTATCCAAGTAAGGAACTAAAAGAATTTCTCCATCGTCTGCTTTCTGAACAAAACAACGAGGACTAACTTGCAAGATATAATGTTTACTGTCGTCCATCTATCGGAATTGTATCATTAACAGAATCATCTGTTGAATCTACATTAGAATCTACAGTTTCAATTACAGTATCAGTATCCTGAACTGTCTTAGTAGTTTTGTTGCAAGCTGCAAATGCCAACAACGCAAGAGAAAGAATAAAAATTTTCATAATAATATTATTTATTTGTTTTATATATATTGATCTAATATTCTTAACTATCTAAGACTGCTAATTTATCTATTTATAAATACTAGCGCAAAATCCAAGGAGAGCTTATGATTATCATAGTTATCATAGTTACTCCAGTTATAAAACAAATTGCCATTAGAGAAAGTTCAAACCACAGTTTATTTTTAACAAAGTATGATACCTTGTAAGTTCCTATAACAATAAGAAGTATTGCTGCTAGTATTAATAGTCCTATACTCATTTCTTTAGAACAGGTTTAATCATTTTTGAAGTATAAAGCATTTTATATTCTTTGAGTGCATTCTGTCCTGCTTCTGAAGAAATCCATTTACACGAATTAGGTTCAGGGCAGATACCACCTCTAAAGATACATTGAGGAACAAGATGCTTCCCAAGTGCGGGATCAACCTTATTTATCTCAAATAAAATTGCTTGCATTACCTGAATAGTTTCCATAGATGCTTTATTACATAATCTCTTATGTGCCATATTCATTAGTGCTTCTGCATTAATTATAAAGGCAAGATTAGTAGGAGCATACCTATCAAACTCTTTAGGAAGATCTTTTATAGATTCTTTAGTATCTTCTATAGTATCTTCTGTAAGATTATTTGCAAGGTCTGTACATTTCTGTTTAAAGTCTGATCCACCCCTATCTACTCGTCTAGAAAGTTGGTAGAATTGCACTCCAACATGACTTCTTACAAGTTGTGAAGCCACAAAGAGAGGAATACCATATAGTTCAACCCAAAAGAGTTGAGTACGAATAGGTGAATGACCATATTTATAAGCAGTAGCAAGCTGCATTACACTACCACTATTAGTTGTAAAACGATTAGCTTCACGAAGAAGATTTACACCAGTGAGTTTTTCTACTTGTATATCCATTATTACATTCTTTCTAAAGTTGCACAATCTTTAAGAGTTACTTCTACATTATCTACTGCATATATAGATGCTTGATCTGATGCAAGTATCTTAGCATCTTCTTTCTCACAGTATACAGTTGTATTACCATCTGCATAAAACCAAGGAATACAATCATCATCCTCATATATTACAACATAATCAAACGCTGCTCTATCATTAGACCGAGCATTTTCATAAATGTTATAAGTTGCAAGAACATCTTTATATTCACTCATTAGAGCAGGTGTTATGATATTATCACGACACGCTATGTAGAAGTTATCTTTAATTAGTTGAATTATATTATCTAAAGAATCATATTCATTAACATGATTTTTAAATAATTTATTCAAACTAAGTCTTGTTCTTAGTATACACTTTAAATCATTAGCAACCTTTGTTTTTCTTTCTAATTCTTTTATAGTGTATGCTTCTAAAGCAAGATCTTTTAATGTTTGATTATCTCCATAATACCAATCAATTGCTTGTTCAATCGGTATAAAAACGTTTCCATTCATTTTCTATATATTTAATTACAGCACCATGTGACTTGAGTTTATGAAATTTATCATCATTCAGATGAACATCAAGTAATGATTCTGCGGTTATTAGAATGTCTAATTGAGAGATACTATCCAAATCACAAAACTCATCATGAATCTCAAGATCGTCTAGTATCTCATTATATTTATTTGATACATAACTCATGCAAAATCCTCATCTACAGTAAATCTGAGGTTATCAATATAGAACTCGTTGTATCTATCTACATCAATTCCAAACTTTGTCTTATATTCACATACCTTTTCAGGACTTCTCATCTGACCATGATAAGGATCTTTGGATTGTCCATAATATTCTGCACAATCCAATCCATCAAACCAAATTTCCTCGTTCCAAAATTGGTCAAATGTATATTTCTCACCATACTCATCATAGATGTCTCCTGATTTAAGCCATTCGATGAGTGATTCTTTAGTCGGTTTGAAGTATCTGAAATCATGTGCATCCCAACAGAATTTCCAACCACAGCTTCGTTTGCCTATATGGATTGTTTCAGGAATGTTTTCAACAAGTGCATCCCAGTTCTCTTTTTCGACAAGCTGTTTGAGCTTCTCTTTTTCTTCTTTATTTATTCTCTTTCTGAGATCAAAGTTTGTCCCCATAATTTATAGCTTTTTAATCCCACCAACTTCTCATGTACTGTTCACGAATCTTATGATACAAATGCCAGACTTTCTGTTCATACAGATAATATCTGAGAACATCTGGAGCTCCATTCCATTCTTGAATACCAAATCGTTTCCTATTTTTAATGTTTATATATCTAAGGCCAATTCGGTGACGGTCGGGTTCAAGTGTTCTATCAGTGATTATATCGAGCAATCTTAATGCCAAATCAATCTTTCTAATAAGATCTTCATTACTTATAGTTTTCTTCAAACAATGTTGTAGAGTGAGTAATTGATGTCTTTCGACTTCAATTACATCTATCCAATCGAATCCGCAGAGTCTTTTACAGACTTTCCAATATCCGAACCATTGTTTGATTCGCCATTTCCAACAATGGAGATTATTTAGAAAATTATTCATCTTTAAGTAGATTACAATAACCCATAATTCCTCCTGCTAAATACATTCCCATTGCCATTATAATTGGAGTAGGATTATGTCCTGTATATGTGAACCAACTACATGTAATAGCAGCAAATGCTAAACCAAGTATAATATTAAAGGCAAGTACTTGTTTGTTAGGATATTTAACAAACAAACTCTTTTTAATAATTAATATTTCCCACACGATTACATTAACCATTAAAAAGAGTTGTAAGAAGGATTATGTGTTATAAATGTTATTACTATTACAATAAGTAGTAATATATAATACGCTAATAGTTTCCCTTTCATATCTTATGTACTACATATAGTATTTTTAGATTACTATATATAATATAGATTTCATTTCTTTGATAAGTAGTTCTATACACGAATCGAATAATTCCATGTACATTCTCTTCATCGACAAAATTATATGCTCTTACATAATCACCATCCTCATCATACCCTTCACCTTCGGAGGATAAAAGATGATAGATTTGTGGATTCTTAGTATTTATAAATACATTCTGATCATTACTATCATAGAGTATACCAATACCCACTTGTTGCCAATTACTCCATCCTTTTCCTTCATCATACGAGAAATAATCAGCTTGATAATATACTCTACCTGCGAATGCAGTTACACTTGTTATAAGTATTACTGCTATTAGAAATATCTTTTTCATAACCATTTACATATTGATGATTTAAAGTGAGTAAGAAAATGTTGTGCTACATCTTTATTATAGAATATAAGTCCATTAGTAGTTCTAAACTGTGGATTATTATTTTCTATAATCTTAGCAAATATATCGTCATGTACATATTGCCATCCTTCATGGCATATAGCATCTATTTCCTTTGGATCAGGATCATATCCTGTACCATAGAACTGTATTTCATACGCTGTATAATAATCCTCATTATTATCAGATGTTGGACTAAGTTCATTAAGAACTGCATTTATAGCAGAAATCTCTATAAACTTAGCCATAGTTGTTCCAATGTAATCATCTTTAAGATTGAAAGTATTGGAAGTATTTTTAAAGATATAATCATATACATCTTTTACTGTTTTTATATCTTTATACGATGGTTTCTCCACTTCTTCTTTGGTAAAATGTTGGAGAATGATTTCATTTACTTCAGGATTACCCTTAGCGTAAAGTTGCTTTGCTAAATCTAATGCTTCTGTTACCATGAATAATTAATTAAATAATAAACTACTGAGCAGATGCCTATTATGTCTATTACAAGCATAATAAGTCCTACAATATTCTTCTTGTCGAAATATCTAAATATATAATATAAAGATATTGCAAAACAAATTAATGAGAGTATTGAAATTGTTACAAACATACTAATTAAAAAATAAAGGAGAGATCTCTGATTAGAAACCTCTCCTTGAATATAAAATGTTTAACCCTAATTGTCAAAAGAACAGAGAACGCAAATATTCTAGTACTTGCGTTCTCCGATTTCCTTCCCTCAACTGAGGAATGAACTATTTTTAATAGATTTATAAGGCATCTATTAAGCCTTGCTAATATAATTTCTTATTAGCCTAAGACTACGGGTAGGAAATGCGAGACTCGAACTCGCACGATCACAATGATCAAGGGATTTTCTTACAAAACAATTTGTTTTGCTTGGACTATGTCTTAACCATATAGTCAAACTACTTAGGTTGTGGGTATATAGTCTCTACACATTTATAATGATAAAATCATTAACTTAGCTCGGCGTTCTTGCAATTTATACGGTTTGCACATTCACCGAATTAGCCCACTTCTACATCAGAAGTTTCCTTCTGTGCACTCATTGCCTTACCTCTATAGTTGTCAGTAAAAGCATGACAATTAGGACAGAGTATTTGTAAATTCTCTATTCTTAAATCATCTTTTACACCATTTATATGATGTAGTTCAAGAGCTATAGGTTTACCTAGCCACTCTGTTCTACCACAACATTCACACTTCCTTTCTTTAATCCCTTCATTAAGGAGCCTATGTCGAAGATGATTTGTTGTTACATAAGTAGAATGTTCAACTAATATTTCTTCTATAGGTTGTTTAGGCTTTATTTGCCTATATCTATCTCCTTGATTCCAGGCTTTTCCAGTCATGTGCGAGGTATCTAATTTTAATTCTTTTATCTTTCGTTTAACAGTATCATAATTACTTCCTGCCACTTTTAATCCTATCTTTCGCAGAACTTCAGCATAAGACATACTTATCTTAACTGCATCTACAAATTGATCATCAGTCCATTTTCTTTTACTCATAATGTGTAATTTATTAATACACAAAATTAATAAAAAGAAATTGTGTTTACCAATTAAACAAAAAGTTAAATGAATTAAAACTTTCTCAAAGTCCCTCGTGTCTACCAATTCCACCAATTTCCCGTAATTTAGGAGGTTAGGATGGACTCAAACCATCATCCATAGTGTTTTACCATTTTAAACTACTAACCTCATTACCGACATCATATAAATGATGTTCTTGCCTTTGCAACATTTAAGATTGCTAAGTTAATACACTCCTAGTGATTCTATTTAGCTAAATCTTGTCTTACTCACTAGGTATTACACTCACTAACTATAATATGGCCAATCAAGTTAGCATATTTGCGCAAGTAGGGTTCTCAGAACTATCAAGAACAATACGTGTATTATATTTTTGAAATAAATTCTTTCAATTCTTTTGATTTTGTAGGTAAATCATATATTTTTAACCATTTTCTTATACAATTATCACTAACATTAAAATATTTACCTACTTTAACTATTGAATTTAATTCTTTGATTTTATTAAGTATTTCTTCTTTGTCAGGTCTTTCAACTTTTCTTTTTATTTTTGATGCACAAGTAGGACAATATTTAGATTCTTTTGTTTTCTTTTCTACACCACACAATTCACAATAATATTTTTGTGGAGTATTAGCTGAACCACAATAATTGTCAGTTTGACTATGACAATTTGGACATAATATCTAAAGATTGTCTAACCTATTATCAGTATTATCACCATTTATATGATGTAATTGACATACTAAAAGATTATCTAGCCAATATCCTCCTTTACAGGGGCATTTAGGATTCTCACATTCATTTTTCTTAATACCTTCTTTAAAGAGCTTCTCTTTTAATTTACTTGATTTTATAGGCTTATTTGTGCCTAAATACTCCTTTGCTGGAATATAATTCTCAATCCCTCTTTTTTGTTTAGCTCCATAAGTAAAATGAGAGTAATCTATATTATATTCTTCCAATTTCTTTCTAAGAGTTGCAGAATTATTGCCTGCTCTTGGGATATTTAATTTATCTAATACCTATGTTAAAGAATCACATTCTTTAATTACAGATTCAATATTTTCTTTTGACCAATTATATTTCATTTTTATTTATATTAGCAGGGAATAAAGGAATCAAACCTTTTCCTCTTAATCCAAAGTTAAGTGTGACTATCATTACACCAATTCCCTGAATATTCAGGGAATACTATTCTCACGAACCATACTCCCTTTCTTCATCACCATTCCAATGACAAAATTACCACGACAAATTCAATTCACAAATTAGATTAACTATTTTTTAGTAATCTTAAAAAGTATTTTTCCTATTCCTGCGAACAGAAGATTGATTACACTACCTGTAAGGAACAGTAGTGCGAGTACTAATATTGCTCCCATATTCTCCAATTAGAATTACCAAATACGAATTTATATTCATTAGCTTCTTTATAAGTATTGAATCTCTTTATAAAGAAACCATAACTATCTCTTACTGTATACATCCTTTTATCTGTGCTTGTACATCTTTAGGAAGATATTTCTTATATTCTTTCCCTGATTTAGATATTCTCTTTATATAAAGAGAACCATTCTTTGAGATCCATACAGGATATGTTTTACCATCTTTATCTGTGTAGAAATACGGAGTTAATACATCAGACTTAGAGGTTTTCTCAGTTTTAAAAGTATTTCCATTACGGATTACTTTCTCTGCAAATGTAGGTACACTTAATATAAGTGCAACTATTAGAGTGATTATATATTTCATATTTTTAATTGATTTAAAAATAAAAAGTGCTGAGAGAAACTCCCAGCACTTACCAATCACTACCCGATTGGCTAGGCTTGCTCATGTTTTAGATGATGGGCTCCCATCATGAAGCGTTGTTATAAAGCCTATAACGGCACCTCATTAAAACGGTAGCATGCTTACCTAGAGAGTTATTAGTTCCTAGTATGGATTTCACTCCACACTAGGATGTACAACCTATTCATCACGAACTAGTTGCTTAGATTCATTATTTTCTAATAAAAATTAGTTCCTAGATGAAGTATTACCTTACATCTAGGATTACTAACCTATCTATCACAGACTAGTTAGTTGTGTAATTATAAATATAAATTAAAAATTATTACCTACGGGAATTTTAAATCAATTCTTAATGTAAAACTTATCGACATGAAATTATTTATAGACATCTAGCCTCCCAATCAGGACTTGAACCTGAAACCTACAGTTTAGAAGACTGTTGCTCTATCCAATTGAGCTATTGGGAGTAATTAAGAGTACTATCTATCACAGACTGTACTCTTTAAACATAATCAACCAATTAAAAACCATTCAACAATGAACACACCCTGTGTAACCTACATTAATGAATCCCGCATTTATCACGAAGTCGTTCAATTACAACAGGGGTGATTAGTTCCTAGACAGAGTTACCAGCTCTATCTAGGATAATTAAGTTAGTTCATCACGAATTTACTTAACGTTTAATCATTCACCAATAATTTCAACACAAACAATGAACTAGTTCCCTGTAACGATATTACTCTTTACAGGGATTGCTCAATACATCTATCACAGACATATTGAGAGGAAACCAATTTATTAACTAACTACAGCTATCTAGTTCCCGAGAAGAATATTACTTCTAACTCGGGATTACTAATCTATTCATCACGAACTGATTAGACCAAAACAAATTCACTCAATGACAAATTAGTTCCCAAGGAGAGTAATTAGCTCTCCAAGGGATATTTATGAACAGAAGATTATTCTACTATATCGATAGGAAAAATGTTCACATCAAGGATAGGAGATTTTTTAATTGCATAGATGCAAGTATAATCTCCTTTTTGTTCCATCTCAAGATGATCACCGATGACTGCATACTCATTACGAGCGCAGTATCTACGAATGTAGTCGATGAGGAAATTAGATTCTACACCAACTTGTTCCATGAATTGATTGAGAACTTTCTCAATCATCCAATCTTGGAGTTGAGGAATGAGATTTCTTTCGATCTTCAGACATCCTACTCTTCCGATCTCATGTGCTGCGAGTACTTTGAATGTTTTCATATCTCTACCATTTGATTGTTTTCATCCACGAGATAGGCATCAACGCCTATTTGATTCTCTACTGTTATAATGATGAGATCATCATCTACATCAACAGAGAGACGATTAGAGATCATTCCACACTCGTTATTTTTAACGAGGTTGATGAGATCTTCGATGTCAATCCACTCATCTATATTATTTACAGATGCGAAGTGGTTGATGACGAATGTGAGTTGCTTGATAGACATTGCGTTGAAGTCTTCGAGATCTATTTCGAGAGTAGCAACCGTTTCATATTTCGGTTCTACGTTTACATAGAATTTTTTCATTGTTGTTTGAGATTCTTGAGGTTAATAGAGAAGAATTATTTCCCCTCCATTGTGAATATGATTTTATCTTTTGTACAATATACAAAGATATTATCTGAGATCATACCATCTTCACGATTCTTTACTAGATAATCACATTTATCATAGTTAATAGAATCATGAAGATGATTATTCTGCATGAAAGAGTTGAAGAGAAGTTCTTTCTGACTCTTTAATAGTGTATCATAATCTCTATAAGTAAATGTGAGAGGATTATAGAGATTATCTATTACCTCCCACATTTTTTAAAGAGTATATGCTACAGGATCACCATCGCAATTAATTACGATGCAATTAGGATGAAGAGAGCAGTAGTTCTCTGCTTCTTCGAGGGATTTGAAGAACATCACTGATCCATCATCATTTACTGAATATGATGGAGTAGTTGTGTCTTTGAGAGTGTTGATATGATGTCTTCTGAGACGACCAGGAAGAGAGAGGTCATTGACAGTTGTGACGACTGCTTCCTGATTGTCGAAGAGAGTTACATCATATACTTTGTTGTCATCAATAACTTTGATGCGAGCGATTTCTTGCACTGGTACGAGTGCTACTCCGATACCGTATGTAACGAAGTATTCTTTTCCTTTATAGGAGATTATATTATTCATCTGTGAATAGTTTGTCTGTGAAGTTGTTCCACCATTCTTCTAGGCGATGGTGTGTAACCTTATTGATGATGTATATCACCACCATCAGTGACAGGATACCGCCACTAATGATGATGATAAACAGTGAGAAGATCTGAGTCATACTTCCTTGAGGACTGTATATCCGAGAGACTTCAGATACTTGATTGCTTCTTCCTCTTTGGTGAGAGTTGTTGGTCCATCGAGAGCCAGACGATGAAGAGCTTTGAGTTCACCGATGTAGATAGGAGTTCTACGGATGAACATATACTCATTGTATCCTCTTCTCACGATGAAATGTTCTGCTTTAAGGAAAGCATTGAACATACTGGAAGGCAGTTTACAACCTGTGAAGATTGCGCCTACTTCTACTCTGGTGAGAGGCTGATTGAGAAATTTCACTCTGAACTCGTTGAGCAACTTGATGCTCTCTGTGGGATTGAACTTGATGTTTGCCATTGCTTGCTGATATTGTGAGAGAAGAATGTACGAGACACTCTCCTCTCTGGTGGATGATTATTTGCACAGTTCGATGAGAAGTTTAAAGAACTTCATAGACACACAGCCAGTGACATTGTCATTGACACGGATTGGTGCATACAGTCCGATTGTGTCTGCGTTGGAGAGGATTGTGTTGATCTGCTCAGGATACTCCTGATTAGCGAGTTCAATGATTTCCTCTACCTCGTCACAGTGACGCTCACCCATAAACTTCTGAGTGAGTGCTGATGCGATGAGCTTGACGAGACACTCACCTGCGTTGACGGGACGACTATTGTTGCCCCAAACGATTACTGCTACTTTTTCGATAAATTCTGCTATTGTCATGATGATTGTTTTTTTTTA